TGTGAGGTATCCAATAAAAGGTAAAGTATTAAAACTGTTACGGCGTCACGGTACGCCGTTTTGTTTACCCGTTTACCGTACACCATTCTGTAAAACCGCGCCGCTCCGGCAGCACGTAAAAGTCGTGCTAGTGTTACATGGCGCTATGGGCGTGTAGGGTTTCCCCTGTGTATTTGCATTGCTACCACACAAAAACGTCGTGGTGAGGCTAGGAGGCGCTAGAAACGGTATTCGAAATAATATGCTGCGACATAAGCACTGTATAAATATACAGTAGTTTTTCGGTGGATAAGGTTGTGGATAACTCTGTATAGAGCGTTTTAGAGCAATGTATAAATATACAGTTGTGGATAACTTTTTAATAAGCAAGAATCGTGCCATATTATATACGGGACGGCATACGGTAAAATTTTATACAGAATGGTGTACTGTAACAGTTTGCAGTATGGTATACGGACGTCTAGAAGTCTATGAGCTAGCACTAATATAGGGATCACTAATATAGGGAGCACTAATATAGGGAGCACTAATATAGGGAGCACTAATATAGGGAGCACTAATGTAGGTCATGCTAATGCTCCTGCGCCTGGGTGCAAATCCGACAAGTGCAAATTCGATGATTACATGGCAGTAGGTGCAAATTCTATTATAAATTAGGTGCCGATTCGATGCATTTTGAGTTTTATATTTTCTGCTATTTGGTCAGGCGCCTGCAGGTGCGAATCCGATTGCTCCAAAAATTTGGCCGAGTCCAGCTGCGTGCAGCAAGGCATGGCCAGGATTGGGGTAGGTGCGAAATCTAGGTGCGAATACGATATATGGAGTTTTTAAGAGATATATAGAGTTTTGGTGCTATTTGGTGGGCTTTATGGAGGAAAATAAAGTTTTGGGGTGTTTGGTGCAGAATTTTGGAAAAACCAATTGACTTTTCGGGGGTCGCTCCTTGAACAGGTGCAAATCCGACTTCTACTATTAATGATAGAACCTATTGTACCCTTTGTCCTTACCCCAATTCCGGCTAGACATGGAGAATCATTTGCTTTGCAAATGTTAATCCTAGATATGCCGAAGTAGAGATATGAAATTTATGGTAGGTGCAAATATGACAAAACCCTAGACTATGCTAGGGTAATGACTTGAATGACTAGAGTTGTTTCTATAGGAGGCTAGAGTGATGGCGGGCGTTACCTGTTCGTTCATATGGGGTAGTTTTTAAATATAATAAGAGCCCCCTTAAATTAGGAGGTAGTCGCTACAGATCCTTACCGCGTTTTCTTGAAGACCCCTCTAAATTCGTACGGTGCCTTGTGGCTCTCCCTCAGAGTGGTTCTTCGAACTCTGCTCTAGTATCTGTTACGCTTTAAAATTCCTAGAGATTTAAATCTGCTTGCGAGAGTTGCTTAATAACTCTCAAGCTATGCAGTTATTGTATCATGGATTTACAAAAATATCAAGTATAACTTTTATGCCTGAAAAGGGAGACATGTTGTCTCCCTAAATTTACTCTAATACTTCTGGAAGCTCGACCGGAGCTTGTGAGATTTCGTTCAGAGTTATTAGCAACTCCTGCTGCGCATCAAACTCTAGCTCTCTGAACAAATCCGTGATGAACTGGGTCGTGTCATTACCAGAACCAATTCCTATAGCAGATGCTTTAGGTTTTCTAGCATCCATCATTTGTGCTCGTGTAACTGTTCTGCGAAGCTTAGATGCAATGTCTAGTGCAATCTTAGTATAATTAAAACGGAAGCCTCTAGTTGTCTGAATAACATGAGACTCGTCTAGCTTAGTAAACATAAACTCAGCTACATCATCGTTTATGCTACCTTCTACGAAGTTAGGCTGTGTCCATGACTTCTTACCATCTAGCCATCCTGTAATCTTTTCCTTAGTTAGTTGGAACGTAGCTTCAATGCCTTGGTAATCTAGGATTAGATATTCTTTACCCCCAGATTTCATTGGTCTTAGGTAAGCTGCCATCATCATTAATGTCCAAGGGTCATTAGGTAGCTGTTTACCTGCGTACAAGTTAAGGAAGCGTACAACCTCTCTAGGTTGGTGGATAGTTTCTTTAGTAATCTTTAATGCTGTCATGTCTATCTCCTTAATCCAACTCGTAGCTAGTGTCTTGTACGGATAGCTCTGCTTTTGTTTCTGGTAGGTCTATCGCTGGTGTATTAGCAATATCTACCACTTCATATAAACCCCATACATATTGTGCCAGCTCTATTGCCATAGCCCATACTTTAAATTCGTAGTGGGTATTTTCTGGGATCTCTAGATTTACAGTATTATATGCTCCAATCGCATACTCACCATTTACCACAATTTTAGCACGCTCTGTTAAATGCCCAGCAACACTGTTGAAGTTCTCCATATACTCTTTAAACTCAGGTAACTCTGCCAGTCTAAGTGCCCAGTCTCGTGCCGTTCTTATCCCGCTAAGCAAGTGAGGGTCGTCTGTTTGAATGCGCGGCATAGCAGATTTAACATTACCTACGTTACCTATACTAATAGTAACTTTAACCTCATTTAGAGGTAATTGCCCATCATAACCCATCATACCAAGCTCAACTAAGTATGCTGCTAGGTTATCTCCCTCAGAACCCTCAGGGGCGTTACATAGTTCTTTTAGTTTGTTTAGTTTTGTATTATACCATTCCATTTTTGTTTTCTCTTATACTCTCACGAGTCGTTTAGTTATATTAATGTAATCTTTCTCGATTACAGATATATTATATCAAATATAGAGCATATTAGCAAATATATTTTTAATAAGTATGCAGTACAATTTACAGTATAATTACTAGAAAAATAAGTACAAAAGGCTAAATTCAGTCTTTTTTACATAAAATTCTTATAAAAACATGGTGGTAAAAAGTTGTATAGAGGTACTGGCAGTTGTGTTAGAGAATTTGTTCTTTACTTTTATTACAAAGAGATTTATACTATTTTTATTGAAGGAACAAATATTTTTGAATGGATTCTTCATTTTTAGGCTGCCCTTTTGCAGCAAACAGGTAAATTTATTATGCATAATAAAATATATACTAAATTGCATAGTACTTATAATATTATTATAAGAAGTCCTAAGACACAAGCTATCGTGGATTGTGTTAAAAAGACCCATGACTTTATAGAAGCACATTCTACTTGTTGTAATATTGCAGTTACTGTCCTTGTAGCTGTGTTTATTTAAGTCAAATAAGAATAGCGGCTAAATAGCCGCTATCTTTCTTAACGTGTCTGCTATCTCATGCTCGATAGCTAGTTGATCTTCTTCATCAATTGCTATGACACGAAGCCATTTCAATACTCTTAGATGAAGTCTGAGGATAGTTTTGTAAGCCATTTAATGTCCTCTTTGTTAGCCATGCCAATCATGCCGTCTTCGTACTGGATACGAACTGTATTACCGTGTACTTCAACAACTTGCACATCATACATTGTATTGCGAATCTTTACCATCCAGTGTTCTTGAGGATTTACCTCAATAGCTGCCTGAGCAGTAAATGATGCAAGGATAGATGCGATTGTTAGCCAAAACTTAGATTTCATAATATAATCTCCAATAAATCCTCTAGCTTATCAAGAGGAATGCTTTCTTTGCCCTGTAGACTGTCATCATCGCCGTAAATACCAAATGTCTGGTCACGCTTCCACACGACGATGTTTACTCTGTTACAACGATGTTTGCAACAGTAAATGTGTAACTCCCTGCTATTATCATAATCAGATACGAGTTCCGTCTCGTACTTCATTCTAATTCGGTCTAGAATCTTTTTGACTCTGTACCGGTCTGCTATGTCTGTCATTAGATGTGTAACTCCATTGCTAGACGGCTCAAGAACTCACTGCGGCTTACTTCATATAGCTGACCTTCTGTGAACTTGAAGCTATGTAATGCATACGGGCTAATAAACTTACTAGCTGGAATATACATACCGTCAATGCCGTAGTTCTTAATGGTAAAGTAAGTCTTACCATGCATACCCCCTAGGTCAGTGCCTTCAGACTTACGAGGTTTAGCATTGCTAACCAATAGGCTACGTTCATTAACCGCAATGTAAATGACTTGAGAGTGACGCCATTCACGAGTAATTTCTTCATATAGGTCACGGTCTTTTGCAGCCATTGCTAGGACTGCTGTAGCTACGAATGATGCTTTCTTTGCTTCAATGTGTGACATGTGACTATCTCCTATTATAATTCAATTTCTTCAATAATTTGCCATTCATCTTGACAACCCATCAAGAACCCATCATGTTTCTCAGGGTCGTAGACTTCTGAGTAGTAGAACGCTTCATCTTCTACTGCCTCTTCAATGTCTTCAGCATCGTCTAGGTCTTCACAGAAGCCGTTAGAGCCTACCCAACCATCTGTAGTCTCAATTGCCATCGGGTACACAACTTCACTGTTAATCTTGTCATGCTCTGCTTCGGTGAGAGTGTCACGGTTAGTAACAAGAATCATTTCGTGACACGTTTCTAGGTAGCAACCAAAAGTAATAATAACTTTAACCATCTTCTGTTCTCCGTTTCAATTTATGTATATATTATATGAGATTTTGATTAGTTAAGCAATTCTAGATTTATTGAATCTTCTCTATAATAAAACAACGTAAGCCTGACGGGTATCGCATAATATACTCAGCCCCATATGTTTTAACACAGGTTAGGAAGTGTAAGTTAAACTTAGCTATGGACTCCTCCTTAACCACAATGTACTTGTCGTTGTATTGATTATCACGGATAAATTCAGGTGATGCTTTAAGTGGTTTATACATCTTAGTAATCCTCAATAGCTACTGGATGTTGAACGCCTGCGTTATCATACCACCAAAGTTTGAAACCTTTATAGCAAGCATCCCCTTCCTCACATGTATGGTCATACGGGATAGCATCTAGAAACTTGTCTGGTAGTACAATACCTAGACGGTTGGCTTCCTGAGCATAGGTATCACAACCACCCATACCATGTTTGAACATTGCACTAAGGATACCCAGCATGTAAATTTCCTCTTCTAGCTCTTTGGTGCAAGGAGTATTGCTATCGAACACAGTGCTTTCCTTGGTGTATGCATCTGCATCACCATGCATCCACTCCGTTACTAGAACAAATGCGTTAGTATATTTAGGTGCTACTGGGTTGCCAATTACAAATTTCATAAAGACTATCTCCGTTTCAATTTATGTATATATTATATGAGATTTTGATTAGTTAAGCAAGAACTATTTTTCTAAGCGTAACACTCTTCGATTAAACAAAATATAAGTTTATCTTTGTGTACTGCATCAATCAACTTGTCGATACGAGTAACTTCTGTAACTTCTATATTGTCAACCATCAAGTAACGAATGTTGCTAGGCTCGTCTGGGTCGTGGTCACTGTATAGTCCAGGGTATCTTAGACCCTCAACGTAATTTAGCAACTTGTCTTTTAGGTCAGCATTATTCATACGCCAACCGAAGGCTTCGCTAATATCGCAGTTGTAGCCTTCAGCGAACAACTCACCTTTTTGATTGATTTTAACCGTAATGCCATCAGGCAGAGTGTGTACTAGCATTTGTAGTTATCTCCAATAATCGCTGTTCAACTTCTAGTATTAGTTCGTCGTATTCCCAGATTTTCTTTGTAACAGTGAAAGGCTTATGCCCTTCATAGCAGACTCTAGCGGTATAGTTATTGTCAGTATCGGTACTTAACATGACGTGAAATACACTAGGGAAGCTATACGCTACCTCCTGTAGCGCTTGCTCTATGTAATACTTATTCGGCAACGACATACCAGTAACCATTTTCGTCTTGAGCAATGTTGTGGTAGCCTTCACGGTCATGCCATTGACCTTCTGCACATGTGTACCAATCACCCCATTGCTCAGGAGTGTAGTGGAAGATTGCAGACTCTACTTCCATTTCCGTACCAGTTTCTTCTTCGTACTCATCTTCGTCTAGGTACATAGAAACGTGGTCACGAGCCATCTCCTCGATACATTGGTAGAACTGACTAAGCTCTGCTGGTGTATCTGTTTCGAACGCCACTAGGTCGTGTTGCTCGATACCACAAATGTCACCATCCATGCGAACTACGTAAAGGTATTTTCTCATAAAGACTATCTCCGTTTCAATTTATACATATATTATATAAGAATTTAGTTAGTTAAGCAATTCTAGATTTACCAATCGAATTGGAACTCACGAATACCACTCTCTAAAATTTCTTCTAAGAACTCACCAAATGTAGGGTTAACCATTAGCTCTTCGAACGCTAAGTCGAAGTCGTAGTCTCCTTTCTTTTCAGCGTGGTGCTCTACAATAGTCTCCACAACACTAAGCATATTAACAGTCTGGTAACGATCAACATACAAGTCGCTGTGTATACATAGCGAACCTTCAATTTCTAGAAGTTCTTTTATTAGGTCTTCCCCAACAACACTAGAGCAGCTACAACCACTAACTAGTTCATAAGGTGCTTTTTCAAACATTTCCCAACGCTCACGAAGTGAGTAACGTTGTGTGTCTGCAATAGCAGTACGAAAATCATCTTTAAGGTCGTTCATTTGAGCTACTAGGGCATCTAGGCGTTTTTCAAAGTTCATAGACTATCTCCGTTTCAATTTATACATATATTATATAAGAATTTAGTTAGTTAAGCAACGCTATTTTTTAGAAAATAACCCGCCTTTACCAACCAAAGGTGCCTTGACCGCAGCAGTATAGATTATAACTGCCATACAAGTACCGATGATATTGCTACCAGATAAAAGGGTAATAAAAATATCTACAGACATAAACATTGCAAACTTAACTAATACTTCAAAATTTAGCATACTACCACTCCATATACCATATTAATGAACCAAGCTTGTGCCACGTCCCAAAGTGTTGGGTTTGTGACAGTTGCACGTTTTGCTGCTGTGTGAAACTTGTTGTTTGCCCTAAGACGCTGCTCCCAGTCACCCATGATTGCATCCTCTGACTGTTTACGAGCTAGAACATCAGCAGCACAGTTAAAGACATTATTGGCGTGAGATTTACAATGTACAGCTTTAACGTCTTTACGATCTAGGAAGCGTTGGATTGTGTTGCGGTATACTTCAATCTTATTGGCACGACTAGTTTTGCTTTTAGTACCACGACACTTAGGAACAATATTGCGTTCAATTGCTAACACTAGCGGTTCATGGTCAGTGTGAATAGTAACGTTTTCAAGACCTAGCTCGTCTACAATATTGAAACAGATATTTACTGCTTCTAGCTCACCTTGGCAAGAGTTGTTATGGTTATGCCATTCAGTCTCGAATCGGTTGTAGTAAACACCACGACCCTGCTCAACCACAACAACACCAATAGCAGCAGGCGACCAATCACAGTACATATCAAATTTCATAAAGACAATCTCCGTTTCAATTTATGTATATATTATATAAAGATTTTGATGTTTTGACAATTAGTTATTTAAGAAATCTTCATATTCTTCTAGCAACCCAAACGCTTTTGTACAGATTCTTCCAGCTTCTTCATCCGGTTCTAAGCTAGAAGTTGCACATGCATTGGCTTCTTTCTTAGTGTATCCTGAGTCAATCATGTCTTCACGAATCTTGTCTTCAACATACTGCTCACAATCATCAGAGTAATCTAAGCGACCACATACAACACGTGCCATCGGAGCTGTTGCCAGCATTTGCATAATGTCCTGCTCTGATTTAACAGTAGCCATTGCTAGGCTTGGGATAAGTGCTAGTGCGATAATTAATTTATTCATTTCATTTCTCCAGTTAGTAGATCCAGTACCCCTGCAAGCTCATCTGGCTTGATTACTATATTAGAACCTCTTGGCGAGTGTAAGATTACTACACCTTTTCGGTTAGTAACCATAAAGCCAGTCCTTTTTCTAGTATCCTTTTTAATAACTCTTCTATTCATTTTAAGGTCTCCAGTGTTTTGATAATAGATGGAATGTATGCTTCGTGGCAGTAGATATTAGAGTTATGTTCTTCACTAGACACTCTCACCAGGTTGCTGCCGTACAGGTAAGTGAAGTGATCTGTTCTATTGCGTCTAGTCAAACATGATAGAAGCTCTTTAATCTGGCTGCGTCTGAACTTAACTAGAATCATACCTTCTGGGTCGCCCCAGAATCTCCAATCACCTAGGTAAGTCCAACCGTTAACACACTTAACTTGCCATAGTTCTTTAATCTTCATAAGGAATCCACTTTACTTGTAAGTTACTAAACATAGGTCGTTTAAACCCATTCTTGCCAACAATGTGACTTGACCTCTCGCCACGCATAACCTGCCAGCCTTTGTGCTTCCAGCCATGGTATGTATGCCACTCTCGTGGCTTTAAGTTGATTAGACAAGGATGCCATTGCTTGTCAGTCTTAGGGAGAAGAATACCTGACCAAATAAGCATTTCTGTAGCAGTATGGTAACTAACACCATGACGCTTACACATACGTAGAAAGCGTTTGCGGTTAATAACACCTAGACCTTCCGTTTCTACTAAGAGTTGCAGTTCATCTACTAAGCTTTTCATTATTCTTCCTCTTTCCAGTAACCGTATGACGCTAGGATTTCAAAGCCTTCCTGCTCCGCGTCCTGTGCTGCTTCAATAGTGCTAAACTCAGTTACACAGCATAGGTGTCTTGAGAAAGTATCAATCCACCACTCATTACCCATGTATTCGATGTAGAACTCGTTGCGTCCAGCAGAATATTGAGAGTCCTTTTCAAAGTTGCTGTAGAACGTATCGTAGTCTTCTTGGCCTTTGTTACCTAGCATCATTTGTACACGGAAAATCTGTTGGATGTTTGACATAAGCTTTCTTCCCTCTCTCAACTTTATATAACTATTATACGCGAAAAGGGCTGCCGAAGCAACCCTTTATTTTAATTATTTACATTTTAGAGAAGTAAAACTCACGAGCTTTTTGACTTAGGAGGTTGCCAACTTCCTTCATAGTCAGTCCATTAGCTTCTAGAACATCCTGTTCTTCTTTGTAAATATCTTTGTTAACCCAACCGATGAACTTACCAGTTAGTTTCATGTCCAGACCTACTTCCTGTAGACCTTGCTCTAGACGGTTTTCAGTAACCGCGTAATCCACGAACTCTTGGATACTGCGTAGTTTTTCAGGGTCTACAGCCGCTAGTTGGGTAACTTTGCTGACGCTATGCTTCTGACCTTTAACCTTGAACCAACTACCAGGGTTGTCTACTAGTGCATCGTCAACCGGAGTCCATACGATGCCTTCACCAACACCCTTAACACCGAAGCATTTACCTACTGGACACTCTTTCTCTACTTCTAGGGTTAGTTCTTGTAGCTGCTCAGTTGCTAGTTGAGGCATTGCAGTATTGATAGTGATTTGGTAGCAACCAAAATCGTAAGCGTTGTAGATACGACTTTCGTGTAGGCTCACATCATTGAACTTGTGGTTAGTTAGCCAACCAATTAGCTTACCGCCATTATCTACTTCGCAACCCACACGGAAGCCGAAGATAGTGAAGAACTTATCTACTTCACTGACAGCCACACCTTTCTGGATGCCTTTACCTGCCCATTCACCTGCGATTTCGATAGGGAATGCTGGGCGCTTGCCGTAATACTTTTTGTACTGAGTAATGAACTTATCAAATAGTTCTTCTACAGGCTGTTCTAGCATGTAGTTGCAGAAGCCAGAGTTATCGTTGTGAGTATCTAGTACGCGGCTCTTAGACTGGAAGTGAATAGTACCATCTTCTAGCATAACCATACTACCGTTAGTACCATGAATCTTAACAGTACCAACCATGGTGACAAGAGAACCTGCCGGAGTGTTGTGCTGTAGGAATTTAGCTGCGTTGCGGAATTGACCAGTGCTTGGGTATTTAATTGCTTCCATTATATCTTCTCTCTATATAATAATTAATAAATTTTTGTTAGCTTGAGGTTCTGTTTAGTCTTCTATACGTGCTCTCCCACAGGCTTTTGCTTTATAGTCGGAGTCAAAGATATTGCGACAGGTTCTAGCAGTGGAATAGCTGAATCCGTCTGCTAAAAAAGCTTGTTGTATCTTTTGTCTAATTTTTTCCTCACAGGTGGACTGCCCTAAGGAGGATTGTGGGCATAGCGTCCACACAAACGCATAGGTTGATACTTCATCCACTAGATCGTCACTAGGCTCTTTTGCCATTGCTGATGCTGTTAATAGTGCTGTGGTTAATAGGGCGAATGTTAGTTTTTTCATAGAGTTACTCCTGGTAGTAGTTTTACAACGTTATCATATTGTGAGCCAATAAATTTAGCTGATTTCTTATCATAACGGTATTTAAATGTGTAGCAACGACGGCTGTTGTATGCTACTTCAACTTGATTAGCGATAAGCTCAGTACACAAGATATTAGACAGACTGCGAGCAACATCTTGGAATGTATGGAAAGTATGACAACCTCTAACGTTACCGTTGTGGTAGTCAATCATACGAGTCATTGATACTTTAAAGCCACGCTCATCTTCAAAAAATTTGTGACCACGTTCATTTTGTGTTAAGTAGAAGCCTAAAACGTTAGCAAAGTCGATTAGGCTAGCAAGTTGAAGTTTTAATGTGTCTTTAACAATCATGCGTATTTATCCTCTGTTTCTTTACGATTTAGTTTAGCTGCTGCAAGTTGATAGCCTACTTCACCACGCTTTACTTTAGCTTCGTAGAGTTGCTTTTCTAGTTCTTCTATCTTGCTGTCTAGCATGTCAGCTTGACGTTGGTGCTGTTTCTCTACTTCTCTAGCTTTCCAAAGAAGATGTTCAGGGAAGTTAGATTTAACAACGTAGTGTACTTCAGGGTTATATTCTTCTAGGTAGCAATAAGTAGTACGCTCTACTGTTTCAGACCAGTCTTCGTACCAGCCCCCTTCGTCGTCACAGTTCTCGCAACCGTCGCCCTGACATTCCATGCACATTTCGTATTCTTCGTGTCCATCGGCACGAGTCTCACGTTCTTCCCATAAACGTTCTTGAGCATCTTCATGGGTCATTGGCTCACCCTTGTCCATCAGACTAAAACTAGAAGGACTAGGCGTATGCCATAGACGACCGCGACCAGTTGTGTAAACCCAAACTTTCTTTTCTGTATTTTCCATGACAATCTCCGTTTCTCAACTTTATGTAACTATTATACGCTTATTTAACTAAACGAGCAAGCTCTTTATCAAGTTTTTTGGTCACGTTAACGTAATCCCAATGGTGGTCTAGGTCTTCCATTTCGATAATGATTTTACCGAATGACTCATCTTCAATGAAGTAAGTATCGTTACTCTCATTGTATTTAACCACACCAAACCCTTCTAGGAATGGGTCGCCCCAACAATCCTTTTGGTGGTAAAACATTTTAGCCAGCATCTCTGCTAGTTTACCTAGGCTTGTGACACTCCAGAAGAATTTGCTCCAAGCCTTATCGTCTGGGTCGTCGATAAAGAAGAATTGTGCCTTCTCTGGGTCACAGAATACAACCACAGGTTCTGTTTGTAGATTTACTTCGTATGCTTCCATTTTAGTATCGCTCATACATAATCTCCACGTCTGCGTATGCTTCTTTTAGCTCTTCAGGAGTAACCACCCCACGTTCTACTAGAATCCAAAGTTCGTCTTCATCTATTAGTGTTTGACCTGTACCTAGAACTTTACGCATTTTTGCAGTCTTGTCTACGGCTGAACGAATACCTTTGCCACAGTTAAATTCTACATAGTTGTCTGTATCTAGTGAGTTCTTACACATACTGTTACACAGGTATACTGAAATCCAGTAGTTACCATTACTTTCAAACATAGTATTCATGGTTACTTTCATATTCAATCTCCGTTTCTCAACTTTATGTAACTATTATACGTTAAAAGGGTTGCCGAAGCAACCCTTATTTTCATTTATTTACTCGAAATGAGAGTCAATTCGAGCACGGATTTCAGCAAGTGATGTACGTTTGACGAACTCACCGTCTTTGAAGATAGTTTTCAGGCAGTTTTCTTCCGAAGCTTCCTGCTCTGGAGTAACGTCTGCCACTAGACGGTAGCTATCGCCGTCTTCCACGACCATAAGCAAGCCCTTAGCAGACTTTTTGCTTTGGTCAGTTTTAGGGTCTTTGCTAATAGCAATGTGATTGCCTTCACCAACTTGAATGTCAGTGGCTTTAATAGCAAAGCCGTGAGTATCACGAGTAACATACTGGTATGTAAACGAACCAATACCAAGAACTACGCTAGGAACGAAACCTTTAGCAATCAAACGATTGATAATCTGGTCTTGACGCTCTAGAGTAATAGAGTCACCGTAAATTGCTCCGATGTGAGAGTCTAGTAGACGTAGACCATCAACTTCTGTACCACCAAATGTATCCCATAGGCATTCGATTAGACCTTTCACTTCATGCTCAGGGATTTCTTTGTTCTTCATGAGCATCGCGTCACCGTATTCGTTGTAATCCACGTAACCAGTAAAGTATTTGTCGCCAACTTTGTACACTTCTCCTTCAATAGAAGCCCACTCGTTACGAACTTCGCCGATAGTATAACCAGTAAGAATCTTAACTGGGTCGCCTGAATCTGGACGAATAACAACTGTACCATCACGAGACATGATTAGGTCTTTAATTTGTGGTAGGTATTGAGTTACCAACTGCCAGAAGTCCCATGTATCCGAAACGATAGAGATGATACCGTTTGGAGTAACGTTGCTAATCAAGTGAATCAATGATTCTAGCTCGTTCTCTGTTTCATAGCTACACATTACGCTATGCTCAGTAGCATCAACAGAAGCCATTACTAGCTCTTTGTCGATACGAGCATCGTAAAACTGCTCCATTGCTAGACCAGATACCATAGAGTCTGTACCTACGAATGAAGTCAAGTGACCATTCTGTTCTGGTGCAAACATACCCCATAGACCACGAGCAGAGAAGTCGTGACCCATGAACTTAATCATGCCACCAGCACGTAGTGCAGGTACTTGTTCGAAGCGAGAGCGATAAGCAAACGCAGTAGTTGCAGATGTTACTGCTGGCCAGTATTCAGCACTGAACGGAGTTTCTAGCAAGTTAGTTACCCAACCTAGACCTTCCACAGTGTTATGGATAGTGTATGGTGGTACACCGTAAGGTACAAGAGAACCTTCTGGTAGTGACTTAACTTCAATTGGTAGATAACCAACATCGTGTAGTTTAGCAATATGGTCTACGCTAATTTTCTTGCCTAGGTAGCCAGAGATAACACGTTGGTATTCTGCTAGAACTGCTTCTTTAGGGTGCTTAAAGAAGTTTTCGTTCCACAATGTGTTTAGCTTCTGTAGAGCCATTTGGATACCAAAGTGAACGATTTCAGCATTGTTTGGTACGTTCGAGTGTTTATTAAAGCGAGCAGTACCATTACTGTACACATGAGTAGTACCTGGGCGGTAAGCAAACGGGTGGAATACTTTGTAACCGTCAGTGATAAGTGCTGCTAGGTAAGGGATGTTGTATGACATAGATTATTTCCTTTGTTGTCTTCTTTAATTTATGTGTATATTATACGAGATTTTAGCTAGTTGAGCAATTACAATTTAAAAATAGTAACGTCAACACCCGATCCATTAAATAATTCGTGAATCATTGGGAGTACAACATTATCCCAATCGCCACCTGCTAGACCACAACCAATTAGAGGCAGCCCTAGAGTCTTAAAATCATGCTCTTGCATTAGATCAATAACTGTAATTAGCCCATTTCTAAGCGCACCATAGTCAGTGTTTCTACCTGGGGCTACTTTATGAGCGTGCCAATGATATTGACCATAGACATTAAATACTACAGCTCCGTTGGGATGTGCAGCTAAAGACACACTACCTAACTTAGATTTATCCCCAAGTACAGTCATATCATCTGCTTTTCTAAGACCAGGGACTGCCTTAGCTAGAAGAGGCGCAATGCCTCTCCCCATTCTACAGAAACAGTTACATTGGTGAGCATATGCATCTAGGTGGTCTTTTGATTGTAGATGTTTGACCATATCACCATGAACTACTTTAATCATTATTGATCCTTACCTTCGTTGAATGCTAGAACGTTTGCTGCATTGATGTAGCCACCAATGAAGTTGTGTACGAATACATAGTCAATATCTTCACGGATTGGGTCTAGACCCTTAGAGAAGATACCATGAGTAACATATAGACCTACTTTCTTAGCTCCGCGCTCTTTTAGTTTCTTAGCCAAGAACTTGAACGATGCTCCGCCATCTGAAATATCGTCTACGATAAGAACGTTTTCAGGCACTTCATCTTGCACTAGGTCACACTTAACAATATCACCTGTAAGTACGTCACGGATTTTAAGACCTTGAATCCAGTCACGCTTATCCATAGCAAACGCTACATCAAAGATTTTCTTAGCAGCACCTAGGTCTGGAGCACACAAAGTGAAGTCAGGCATATAACGTTCGATGTGAGTTTCCATCATACTAACCAATGCTGATTGGTCTAGTACAGTAGCGTTGTTGATAAGTGCCACACTAACATCTGAGTGAGGGTCTTCTACCATTACTTCATCGAAGTTCATTGCATTGATAAGGTTAGCAAATACTTTCATTGGCATTGGCATACCGAAACCAAACTTACGGTCAGCACGAGCGTTAGGGATATATGGCATGTTTAGTGAAATGCGTTCCCAATTGATACAGTTTTCAGCACGCATTTGGTCTAGTGCATCTTTTACTAGAAGTAGACGCACGATATCACGAGTAACGTCTTGGAAGTTAATAGTAACTACCACGAAGTTAGACTTAGTAAGGTCTACATTTGGTTTGCGAATAGTACAAGTTTCTGCTCCATCTGAGAACTTAGTGAAGTCTACTTGTAGTTCGTAATGATGGTTGTCGCCGTTACACATAATGCTAATATTTGACATATTGTTTCCTTCTCTTCAATTTATACATATATTATACGTAAAAAAGGTTGCCGAAGCAACCTAAGTTTTAAAATTCGTACCCAACAGCAGCAGAAACGAATGCTCCGCCGAAGATTATAGTTGGCTTCCAGTTATCATAGTGCCATTGAATGTAAGGCATTACCATAGGACAGAATCCATCTGTAAAGCACATAGGTACTTGGTTTTTATTATAGCCCGTTACAGCTCCCAGGATTACCCCTATAACTACAGGAGAACGATCAGGTCTTTCTAGGTAGAAGTTTCTACCCACCATAAAGGAGTTCTCTTTATAGCTATTATAGAAGTAACCTGTAGCCCAATCGTCATATGTAGCAATGACTAGTGGGTTTACATTGTTAAGGTCTTTATCAGTATCGAAGTGATACGACAGAGCCCCACCATAGACTTCAATCTTGGCGGGGTCTTCAACTTTTTCAGTTGCAAGGGCATCGTGAGCAAAGCCTAGCATTAGCACTAGGCTTGATAGTATTGCGATATATTTAATCATTAGAATAAATTAACTGCTGTAAAGAATACGACTACTACATAGACAATATATGCTAGAACGCACATACCAACTTGGTTCTCACCCATTTCTTTCCATGTATACTTGGTTGGTCTCTTATAATTAAAGAGCTTACCAGATACTTCCTCGTACCCGCTATGGCGTACGAATCGAATGAAACTTCGGATTATAATGGTAGTAATAGCTAGAATCAAAAAGAAAGCAAGCCAGGATGTACCATTAAATATCTTCCATGCTATAATAGTTGCTGTAAACTTACCAGCCGGAGTCCCTAGGAACTCGTTAGTGGCTACACCAACTTCCTTAGCTGCCACACCAATCGCTTTCGCGAACTTCAAGGAAATTTCTGACCATTTATCCATCTTTTCGACGGTTGCATCCGAAATCTCACCAACTTCTTGTGGAGCATTTTTAATGCTTGTTAGCTTTGCTTGCTCACACTGAATTATCATTGTTTGTTTAGTAGCCTTATCTAGACCACTAATATTTCCTACCTGCTGCGCACAGCTACCAGCAGATGCGTTGAAAGATAGTACTGCCGCCATTAATACTAGAAACTTTTTCATTAGTGATGATCCTCTGTTTCGATGTCTTGAATTTTCTGCATTCGTTTTACTGCCCAATCTAGCGGCAGGATTCGACCATGAGCATCATAGCCCACGTCCATAGAGCGTCCAGTACCTTCTAGTGACCCATGAGAGTGACCATAGAAATGGATGCTACCATGATGTTGCATATTCCATACACGCATTGCATAGTGGAACATACAGATTTTGATTTTATTATAAGTAACTTCGAGATATTCGAACTTGTTTGGTGACTTCAACTGATTTCGAACAGTTTTGTCGTGGTTGCCCATTACCCATACGATATGACCATTCAATCGGTCTAGGACAGCCTGAGTTTTCTCCATTCCTGCGAATGAAAAATCTCCAAGGTGAAACACTACATCATCTTCACCCACAATAGAGTTCCAATGTGCAATAAGTGCTTCCGTCATTTCATTACAGTCAGCCCAAGGACGCGTCTCTGGGCGGAACTTCATAATGTTAGTATGAAAGAAGTGTAAGTCAGACGTGATAAAATAATTCACATCTGGATTTAGTTTTGCTCCGAACTGTAGACGCATATTATCTCCTAAATATCGTTATAACCACCTAAGTCTGGCATACTATCCCATTCCCAGCAGTAATCATCCATGATTTGATATATCATGGCTCTAGCTTTTTCTATGTTAGTCTCGTACCATAACTCTGGTGGTAGAGATGAGTTGTCTAAGATAAACATGTTGATAAAGTGCTGACCTAGACGATACTCCCGTACCTTACTCTGGATACGGAAGAAGTTTAGTTCAAATTCAGTATATGTCATACGCCACCTAGATTAGTTGTAGGTTATCACGTAGACGTTTGCTCTGACGTACTAGGGTTTCGTCCGGCACATCGTGTACTGAACTATTACCATGACGATTTTCAACTACTAGAGTTGTTACTTCATAACCATACTTTTCTGCTAGGTTAAGGTACGGTTTCATTTCTTTTTCTGTAGTAAATGTATTATGTACGAGGATTCTTTCTACACCTTCTACCATCATGTCACGAACATACAGCTTACACCAAGTATGTGCTTGATATAGTTTGTTTACATCAAAATTATACTTGCCATCCTTCATAAAGTAGTCATCGGCAGCCATATTTACTGCGGATACTTTAGACGCAGCAAATGCTAACATCATTTCTTTTGCTAGAGTAGTTTTGCCAGAACCAGACACACCGCGAATCAAATATAGTTTTTTCATAACAATCTCCTCAATTTATACAGATATTATATCAAAGCATCCCTGCTTTGGCAATTTAAAAAGCGTTGTTTTTATCGAACCAACACTCAATAAGGTTACGTCGTTCTTGATCTTTCATGGTCTTCCACACATCGCGGGGGATATTAGAAGAAACATATTCCACAAAACCAAAGAACTCTTCATCCTTTAAGTTCTTCTTAAACTGCTCTGGGTTGTCAAACAACTGCTCCACACGAGCTTTACCTAGACGCATTAGCAGCTTTTTAGACAGGTAATGCGGTGTCTTGTACTTAAACAAGTGCTCGTCGTTTAGTGCTGAACACACCATAACACCTTCTGTCTTAGATACCTTAGCTCGCGCTAGGATATTGTCGAGTGTATCTAGACGATGCTCTGGGCGACGCCAACCGAACCAGCGTGCCATTTTATCTAGCTCTGCTTCTGTAAACTGGTCTTCTTCACACTCGTCGCCTTCACCAGTGTGTCGGATACCAATTAGATATAGACCCACTTGCTCTTCTACAATGTGTGGGTCGTCTGGGTGACACACCTCAAACATCATAGTAAAGTCTTTGTGAAGCAGATCTGCATGGTGAGTATGGTGTACGAACATGTCTTTAACCATCTGTGCATACGTAGAATCCAGTGTACCAGTAGTAGAGTACAACATACCATATTCAGACGAGTTAGTTACACAGCCCAAGAAGCCATTAAGCTTGTGTACTTCACGGTATAGGCAGTCAGTGCGTAGCTCATTACCAGTACCGTTTTCACCATAGTTGAATACTTTCTTGAATGGATTAACAATCACATTCCAGTCAGCGTCAACCACACGACCACGACACTCAAGCAAGCGTTCGTCTAGATGCCACAAGTTCTTGAAGAATACCTTGCGGTCGTACTTCAATACTTTTAGTCCATTGTCGTATTCTTTAGCTTTAACCAAGCCACGGTCGATCAAATCTTGTACGTTAAATTTCATATCTTCTACTCCGTAGGATTCCAAATAAATAGTTCAACTTTCTTACTAGCCTTCATCACTGTCCAGCCAGTAGGGATTTTACCTTTACGACCAGCCTGACGAGCCTGAGAGGTAGACTTGTAGATGCCTAGAAAAGCTAACAGGCTAGGTAGATCTCGGGCATCACTAGGAGCTACGAATACTACCTCTTCGTCCCCAAACAGAGTGGCTCTGTCTGAAAGTTGTACGTTTTCATTAAAAATAATTACGTTCATACTAAATCACCCCCACATTCATTACATTCGCCAACTTCACCCATGTCGCCCCACCACATGCAGTCTTCACAGCGGAATAGCTCGAATTTAGCAGCTAGACTAGGGAAGTCCCAATCTAGCTCGTCACGTACTTCATCGCTGAATCCAAATTCTTTTTGCCAGTATTCAGCATCACAACCTGTTTCACAAGTACCTGCTACTGAATCTACGATTTCGAATTGTTGCACTTTGTTAAGGTGTTTGTCCCAAAAATCTACCATAATGACTATCTCCGTTTCTCAACTTTATGTAACTATTATACGCTTTTTAACGTGTTTTAGCAATTAGATAATTATATGTTCTAGACCACCACGTTCAAAATGATTTCTGATTATACGGTGATTTACCCAACCACCTTTACCAGATTTATCCCACTCCATTACTGTGAGTCCGTATTTACGGTCGCCCCCATCAAATACTGAGCCAGTGTCAATCCACATTTGATTGCCGATGCTAGTAACAGAGTCACGAACACTGTGCCCGTGAATAGTGAAGTCCACCCCACGAATGTTAGTAAATCTATTACCTTTGATGGCGTCGCGTCCCCAGATTGCTCGATTGTCGTCAGGATGATATTTGCCTGCTCTTTGAACATAGTCATCCCAGTGCTCTGTTGGTGCTTCTGCATGTGTTACTCCGAATTTTGTGTTTTCGTATCGCAATGTTAGCTGGTACGGGAACTCCTTCTCAATCTGCTTGAGAATCCCTTTAATCATACCTTCAGGATAGTCTAAGAACCAATCCCCGCCATTTTGTATCCAAGTCATAGCCCAACGGTTATCGCCATGCACTAGACCTTGGATTGCCATATCTTCGTGGTTGCCAAGAACTGCTAGAGCGTTCTCAGTGTATAGGAAGAAGTTAATTACTTCTAGTGGCTTTTCACCACGGTCGAATAAGTCCCCTACAGAGACAATAATGTCTCTGTAGTTGAATTCTACTTGGTCTAGGAAAAACTTTAGTGCTTTCCAGTCACCATGTAAGTCACCAACGAAGTAAATATGGCGACGATCAGTAATATCAATTACGCTCATACTAGTAATGCTCCTATAATTGCACTAATAATACCTGCTGGCAGGCTTCCCGTTAATGCGAAGCCTAACAGCCCTAGAGTAGTTGCCCAAATGGCTCGTGTCTTCATCGTAACCTCTCTGGCTGAAGGTGCTCTGTTGCCATAGCAACATTTAAGACCTGTTTCTCAAAGACTCTTGAAAATCCATCATGAGGATAGCAAAATTCTCCTGATGTGACTTTAATCAGCCCTATCATATGCGAGATTTCACACTTCCACTCACCTAAGTCGTTTCGAACGAGTTTAACGTGTAACATTGGCTCGTCATTCAGTACATTCTTTGAAAAATGTGACTGTTCATACGATGTGCAATGTGAAGTAAGGTGATAACCTTTCTCTGAAAGTGAGTTTTTGTGATTTTCAAATTCAGACTTAATTTTATCAAGTTTTACTATATCAAGCAATTGTTTTCTTTCTTCTTCTGTCAATAGACTGAACTTTTTAGCAAAATTATCTATATTCGCCATACTCTTTCTCCTCTAGCTATAGCTCTTAGCAAGTCACTGTAGCCCATCTTAAATGATAGTGCTTCAAATGTATTAATAGGTTTTTCAGACATATTACTTACAAGTACCATACAAATTACTGAAGATACGTGATCCCAAGCCCGTTGGTCAGCAATATTTTGCTTCCGCATAGCTTCTGTTTCGGCTTCTATGCGTTCTTCTTTTAATTTATCTGTTTTATTCTGGATATAGCCCATCGCTTGCCAGAATAGTAGGTTTACAATGAAGATAGCAGCCCCCATTAAGAAAGCAGAACCTGTAACTGCGTGTATATATGTGCCTACCAGCATAAAATAAAAACATATACCTAAATAACAAATACCACGACAGATTTTACCCGCGCCTTGCCGCCAATTCATGAAATCCTCCAAGGGTTACGTGTACATATGAAAAAGGCTACCCGAAGGTAGCCAATTATGTAGTTATTACTTAACTCGTAGTGTTACTGATGCTCTACCTGCTTTAGCAATTATTTTTTAGAGATTTTTGCCACGATGCCTTCAGCACCTTTCTCTAGGTTTGCAACCACTTTGTCGATAGCATCTTCGAATGGGATAGACTTAGATAGTTCGTAACCAGCTTGAGTGATACCTGCTTGAGTTACTTCACGAACGTATTCGTTTTCTACACCCTTGATTTCCACGATTGCTTGAACCATTTGAGCACATAGCAAGTCAGATAGACCTGATTTTAGTGCTACGTCCACTGGGTTTTCCATTTTGAATAGCTTCATAGCGATTTTTTGCATGAAGGTTGGTTTGAACATTACGTTCAATAGTGGACGAACCGATTCTTTGATTAGTTTGTTTGAAGCACGACCTGCGTTCAAGTAACCTACTTGTTTAAGAGCTTCTTTGTTTACGTTGATCATGCCAGTTTTTACTTGAGTTGCTTTAGTCATATCTTCTGTACCTTTTTCTGATTTAATAGTTTGTGCGTTTAGAACTGATTCTTTTACCATTGCTTTTTCAAGCATTTCTTTTGTGATGAACTGCTTACCTTCCGGAGTGCGAGTTGCCCAAGGGTTTGGTTTCTTATCTTTAATACTCCCACCCATTCCACGACGACCCACAGTTTCCCAAGAGTTGTCGTAGTCACAAGTTGTATATCCCATATCATCATCCAATTCTGAAATTGCTTCCTGCTCACAAGGAGTCAGGCTGCCTGTGTAATCTTGGTCTAGTTGACCTTGAGTATAAGTACCTTTTCCGTTTAACCAGTCTGTACGAGCATCACAGATATTCGAGATTTGGTCTTGGAAGTCATTGAACATGCGTTTCTGTTCTTTGTTTAGTGTTTGACATACTGCACGAGGGAACAGTGGCATCAAGTGCTCTATGTCCAGTGCATGTTTTCTACCTGATGCTAGGTGTACTGCATATACTACATAGCCATCTCGATATATAGGCATAAACACTTCACCATAGTTGTTGATGAAAGCCACGCCTTCCATACCTTTCTTAGTTTCAGCCCAGAAGTCGAATCTAGCATCGAACTTGAAACCATGCTTACTAGGCTTTTGTACTGCCCAATCACAGTATGTACCGTAACTGCGTGGTACACTGATAATTGCACGAGATGCTTCAAAGATGGCCGCGCAGTTAGCACGTAATAGATGGCGGATAGGCTCAAGAAGAGGCTTGGTTTTGCCTAGGGCAACTGCCATCTCCTTAGAGAGCATCTTGCCATTCATATCTTTATTTAACATTTTAATCTTCCTTCTCTTTAATTTATGTATATATTATAGAGAATTTCAGGTTGTTTAGCAATTACATCTTTAAAGTTCTTACCGCTTTAGCGTAAATTTCTTGGTAAGACCACTTATCTGTATCTAGAGCTATTGCCAAAGTAGGCTTTTTATACTCATTAATACAACGTGCGGTTATTATACCACGCTTGTCACCTGGATCTTTCTCTACAGCATCATATAAACTTTCTTCGAACAGTTGACACGAGGTTGCTAGACGTTCTTGTGCTTCCATTGCCAGACTAAGCCTAGCAGCTCCGAACATGATTACACCTACCGCAAGTGTTACAGAGAAAACCCAACCTAGGTCGAATTTAAGTTTCATTGAGCCTTTCATTTTTTCTCCTCCACTGGCTTGAGAGACTCCAGTGAACTTAATACTTGCCCTGATTCCTCACCATCCTTGTAGCCTACAGCATACCCTCTGCTATACGCGCTAATAAGTGCCGCAAAGACTACAAATAGCGACACCAGGGCTGTTATGCCTATCCAACTCATTTTTAACTGGCGCTCCCGAAGAACCTAGGCTTAGACATTAGTTTAGCGTTGATAGCGTGGAATAGTACGTTACGATTGGTGGCATCGTTAACCCAATTATCTGGGAATAACCAATGCCACTCACCTTTAGCTAACTTAGCGCGTAGCCTTTCTAGATTCTTTTCATGGGTAGTGTCCAAAAACTTGTTAATTTCAGGTAAATTAATGTTGTGTTTCATGGAGCTTCTCTCCCATTGCTTTTTCGATTTCGAAATGCTGAGTAAGCTGTTTCAAAGTATCAGAAGCAGCTACTAGCTCTCTGTTGATTTTTGCAGCAAGCTCAGGATTTTCGAGTGCAATAGGTTTTAGCAACGCTAGTGCTTGCAAGATATGTGAACCTGCTTTTGCATTGATATTGGTGATGTTGAATAGAGTGATTCCAACTAGGCGAAGGTTTTCAGAGTTAACACACTCTTCTACTCGCTTGATAAAATCTTCTCTAGTCATTAGAGTATCAATTTGGTCTTGCGGTACTATAATCTTCATATTAGTTTCTCACTATTACCGTTTTTGCCTTTATGGGCGTTTGATCTTTACCCGAAGCTACGGATTGAATCTCTGGTTTGTTCTGGTATAGAAAAATTGTGCAGTCGTTTGTTTTTGTACACGTCGCTTGAATTGCCCGTAATGGGAATGCGGGTTTCTCCGCCTCTAGTCGTAAGCGTTGTACATAAGCTCCTGCAAAGAAACTAGATACACAGAGGCTAAATACTGCAAATCCACTTAAATACATCTTCACGTTTAACCACCTTACCAGTTAGTACGTACATGTAGCCAATCCAACCACGACCGAATGGGAATTTCTCGAACTCATAATGTTCTAGGAACTCTTCTTTTGTTAGTTCGGTTTCCGTCGGCATCTGGATGAATTGTGCTTCATCAAATACATGTTTCACTACTTTACGAAAAGTAGCGGTTGACATATGTAGCTTTAAGCTTTTACATATGTAAGTTTTATCTAGCCAACCTTCCTTGGTCAGATATTCTTCCTGAATTTGCGTGGAGAACGAATTAGTCTCCTCACAGTAATGGGGTAGAATCTTTTCTACCAAAAAGTCCTTTAATTCTGTTGACACTACTTGTCTCCAAAGAAGTATTTACGTAGGCTAGAAGTAGTCCAACCTTCGTCTAGCCATCTGTTCATATCCCAGATAGCGAATAAGATACACACACTATTATATAAGTCTGCTGTAAAGCCGTTAGTTAGCGTGTTGGCTACAGTAGCTACTGTACCAACTACTAGTAAAGTTGTCTCTAAGGATAGAACCATTGTACTTTCTCCATCTTAACTAGGTAAGAATTGTCTTCTTCATCGAAGACTTCAATATGGTTTGGATTATTAGACGAAGCCCAAGTTTTACGCTTAACACGTTTGAACTCGTTCTCTACCTTAACGTAGATATACAAGTCTACTGGTGGTAGAGTGTTATTTACGTGGTTTGGTACGTTTACCATGTCGTGCTCCTTCCATTTTCTTAACTTTACGCTCTGCAACTACTGCACGAGTTTGCCATTCGTTACGTTCTCGTTCTGCTTTTCGAAGGTCGTCTTCGATGTTAGCAAATGCATTACCACGTTCTTGGAACGCATCATAAATACGCCATAGAGCCTTTTTAGAAAGTTTGTTTACTTCCTGTGGCATGTCGTGTAGGTTAAGCAGCAAAGTAACTGCGTACACAAGCTCAGGTTTATCGTAATCATTTGCTGGTTTTTCAAATTCTTCTTTAGCCATGCTAATCTCCTTTCAAACTATGCGTATATTATATAAAAATTTAGATGTTTTAGCAAATCAAGATTTATGTTTTAAGCCCCATTCTTGCAAGAACTCTTTCATCGCCTTTATTGTTAGCTTGGAGAAATCCGCGTTACAGTCTAGAACTTTCTTCATAGCTTCTAAATAGGGCTTTTTCAGACGACCATCTGGTATCTTCCAGTTATGATCGTAAGCTGGATCACAATTAATAATAGCTTCCATACTCTTTGCAGTTAATTTGTCAAATCCTGTGACAACTGGCATTTCTAGATACAGAAATAAATGTTGTAGCAACTCACCCTTACCTGTCTTAGTAACATTACCATTAAGCTTGCGAAGTATTTTATTGAATACCTTTCTAGCTTCGTCTGATTCAGGGGAACGTTGTGCCAGCATTAAATCTGTTGCTGACACGTTTGCGTATTGGCACATTTGGGTATAAAATCTATCGCCCATGACTATCTCCTAACTTTATGTAACTATTATACGTTATTTAACGATGTTTAGCAATTATAAAGATAAATAACGTAAGCCTGTTGTGTATTTTTCAATTAGGTTTACGCGGTTGTTGGCTAAAGAAACTCTAAGGTTAACCATTATGTCTGCTTTCTTAGCTACCAGAGATATAGGGTCACGTGTAGCTCTAGACCATTGCGACTCCCAAGACTCTTTATCTACTTTGGTTAGGTTCATTACACACTGTGCAATACGAGTACCAAATGTGCGTTGAATCTCTGCGATAGTGCAATCTGTATCTTCCACAGCATCATGCAGGAATGCTACAATTCGTGCTAGGTAACGATCTGTTCGTGTATACGAATCGCTACGAGTAAGTTCCATTACCATCTTCTCTACTTCTTTGATGTGAGCCTCAAAGTAATCATCACCAAAAGCGTATGTTTGTCCATGATGTAGGTCTTTTGCCCATTGTTCTGCTGTTGCCAGTAGATGTTCTAATTTTTCAATCTTCATAAGCTCTCCTTAATTTCTTTATATATTATATGAAAATTTTTGTAAGTTGACAATTCAAAAAATAAAAAATGGGAGCCGAAGCTCCCATAGATTACAGTTTAGCACGGTTATCCCAACGTGCTTTTCCTTTTCTAGTATCAATATGCGTAAATGATCGGTATCGTCCAATACCATATTTATCGGGATATGTTTCCAATAAATACTCCGCTACCATATCTGGAAATACCCCAGCTACTCTAATATCTGCTGCCCTACCAGATAAGTGACTAGACTTAGGAGTACCCCCGATTTTCTTGTTATGTTGTACACATCTGCAACCACTATCAATAAATACCACTTTATTCTTGAAGTGTTTTTTCAACTTCTTGAGTACAGCTAGTAATTCAGCGTCTACAGTATCGTAACCACAACCACATTTACATGCAAACTCTTTACGACTGAATCCAGTCCATAGTTTTCCGAAAGGTAATGACCAACCCATATTACTTAGATCTCCCCAGTGCCCTTGCTTGTGGATTACATACTCTTTCTAGGTATGCTTCCAATAGAGCCTTTTCGTTTTTATCTTCAAACGGTTTATCCGCCCATGCTATACCAATATAACCAGAGTAGCTATTAGCCTGGTTGAATATAGGACAAGTGTACATATATTTTATTCCTAGAGATTCATACTCTAGTCCATTAGTTACAAATGCCCCACGTATTGGTGAGTTATTTTCAAAGGTTACTACCTCATTGCGACCAACCAAATGATTTTGGTAAGTGGTGCTTGATTTATCAATAACTGCTTTTCTTAGTTTAGACGGATCTACGTTTATTCTACCTTCCCAAGCTATAATATCCTGATAGTTATTAATAAACTTAGGCGTATATTCTGCGATAAATACAGCATCAGAGTTAGCTTGCACATATAGCATCGAAGCTTTCTCCTTGGCAACCCTAGGATATTGCGCTACTCTTTCAGCCTGTACTTGCTCTACAACGGTAGTTCTAGAAAAGTTTTTTGCAAAGTCAAAGAAGGTGCTCTGATTGGTTACTATTAGATAGCTAACCAAGAGAATAAAAATAGAAATTACTCTCATTAACAGAGTTTTTGGATCTTTTATATCCTGCAATAAAGCATATAGAGAGGCTAAAAGATTCATTTTGTTCATAAATAAACACCTCCAATTGTTAGTATATAACATAAATGTCTCAATTTCAAGACAATTAATAGAGATGTTAAGAACTTGTGGGGAGAAGTGTTATAGACATGTAACAAATAAAAAGCCGAGGCTTTTAACCTCGGCTTATATAATTAATAGAGTAATAAATAATACTGCTAATGATTTTGGTACACTCCAGTCTAGTATATAACTAGTACATGCTGCAGCTGATATTATTGAAAGCGCATACATGCCGCATACCCAAGTAAAAATGCACGTTTCTGTTCAGGTCTCATGCCTATACACTCCATTCGAGCATTTTTAGGTAAGCCTGATAGTACGTGACTAACTGCAGAGTCTATGTCTTCTGGAACAATACTTGCTCCACCTTTTATGGTGTTAATAGCCTCTAGGATTCTTTCCACATCTGGGGATAATCTCATAGGGCTGCTCCAGGAACTTCTATGTTCGCGTCGACATTAGGATCTGTCTCAGTTTTGTTATGAGTTGTGACTTCTTCTTCAATTGGTCCACCATGATCTCTTTGTGATGCATAATCTGTGTCTATAGTAAAGTTAAATGTACAGCCACTAATTATTAGACTTAAACACGTTGTCTTTAATATTGCTGAGAGCTTGCTCACGCTGTCTCTCCTTTAATGCTTGTTTGTAAAGCTGACTACAATCAAGCCTCTTAGTACCACTGTATAAGGGTACCATTATTCGTACGTACACACCCCTATCAGGGTCCCCATACTTACTATTATCATCTTCTTGGTACACACCAGCATCCATGTAAGCAGAGGGAGCTATGGCGCTAGAACATTGGAAACCATCCGGTGTACGTATTGAATCATTACCGTAAGGTAGCTCTGGGCTAGGGATTAATCCTGCTGCGCTAACTGACGTAGCTGTGATTGTGGCCAATATAATCGCACTTTTGCACAAGCTCTTCCAACTACACCCCATTTTTGGTTCTCCTTAGGCTTTTCCGTTACACATATATAATACTTTTGTAACTTATCTGGTTTTATATCGTAAATAGGAACACTTAAAGATTTATATCCATCACCACCTAGTACATCCTCTGAAGTATATAGTATTTCGCCTTCTGGGGATTCTTTATGCAATGATACATCGTACTCTTGTAGATCTGCTCCATTATTCTCTAGTTTAAACTTAGCCATATATAAATCCTGGTACACCAAGTCATCTTTATACATTGGTGATAGGGTGAGCGCATTTGCCCACCCTGAGATTAATAGGCTTAATAGTATTACTGAGCTACGCATGATGCTACAACTACCGCCGAGTAGTTACCTGCCGTAAAGTCAGTTGTAGAAGTACCAAATAGAGATACACTCATATTATCAGTACCACTGTTAGCTAGCGCATGAGTTGCACCGTTAGCAACAGGGTTGTCTGTAGGGTTTTGCCCCTGTAGACCAAATGCTGACGTAAACGATGTAGTACCTGCATAGCTATTTGGTTTATTTGTAAAGTCAGCAGGAGCATTGATACTTACTTGATAAATACCGGCATCGTTGTTATTTACAACGAGTTGTGCAGGGGTATCTGTAGTAAGGGCTGTACCATCTAGGTGTATAATACCTGGGGAGGTTTGACCAATAGTACAGTAACTTTGTAGGTTTGTAGAGAAATCAGCGTTAACTGTATTTGCTAGAGCTGCTCCGCTCATACCTACTGAGGCTAGTACTGCTAACGTTAGTAGTTTTAGTTTATTCATAGTTTTTACCTATAATAGGGTTATACCCTCTGTTAGAGGGGCTATATAGCCCCTATATTATGCTGTATAAATACCTAGAGTAATAGCACATTCCTCTACAACTTCACCAAAATACACTGTTAGCATTTGTGATTTCAAGTTGTAAGACCAGTCTAGGCTTTTCACTGTTGTTACAGTGCCATCATCTAGTTTCTTAATAGCTTCTAGCACTGACACATTCATATCATCTGGTACCTCAATATGGAAGGTAGCTGAGTCAGTATGTGATACATATTTAGTAGCTGTAAGTACTCCGGTGTATACTTTATCAAATTGATCTAGCTCTACACCTGTAAATGGGTCGTCATTAGCAAAAGCGGTTAACTCATCAATTCTAATCTCAATATCAACCAGTGGGTGTGCTGGTGAGTTGGATTGAATAAATGCGCCATCATCCTTATCAGCAGAAGCTTTAAGAACGATTCTATCGCCAGTTATTACATCAAGTGAAAACTCTTTCATTGAGTAATCCCCTGAAGAGTCACCACTAACCTTAAAGGTAGTTTCTGATGGAATAATCTTAGTAGCGATGCCGTGAGAGTTAACTAACTCATACCAAAATGTAACGTCTGACGCAGTCTTTTCAGGTTGCTCTGAATGAATCCATAAAGTGGTATTAACAATAGCTTTACCATCTTTTCCGAATTTAAGACCGCCCTCACCACTAGTAGCAGCTGAGCCAACAATTTTATTGATTGATGGGTCTAGAGTAATATCAGCTTTACCTTTTCTCAAAACACCAACAGGCATTGGGTCACCATCTGCTGACTTACCTATTGTATAGCGTAGAGATACATAGTTCTCGTTAGCTTGACTGAAGTGTACAAACTCAGTGTCTTCTTCTAGGTGTAGCTCGTTAAGTTTTCCAGCCACATACATTTCGTAGCCATAGAAAGGATTAACTACATCAACATCAAAGTCCTTAATCTTCAGTGTAAGCGGAGAGTTAGGCACGCCAGGATAAATAATAACTGCAAAGTTATTAGCATCCGAAGGAACTGTAAACTTCTTAGTTAGTGTATGGTCACCTGTTACAGATTCTGAAGGGAAGAATAGCGAACCTACTAGTTCCCAGCCAGCGTCAAATACAACCGTTGCACTGTTTCTGCTAGAGAAGATGTTATTAGTGTATTGGTCTGGTTTTCCTGTCCATTTAACTACACCAATAGTAAATGGTGCATCTTTGTCTATAATCGTAGCTTTAACGTTGATTTCTTTACCATGCAATGATCTAGTATCGAAGGCATTAAAGATCTTACCTAGACTGAAGTCACACACTGTACCAGCATCGTGTACATAGATGTGGTCATCTTTACTACTGATATAGATGTTTGACAGGTTCTTAAAGTGGAAACCATCAGGCAGGTTTGCCCCTATACCGGCTTGGATTTCTTCCATTGGTAGGCCATGAGTAGCTTCCCAATTGAAATCCATAATACTGTCACCGTAATAGATCTTATTAAACTCAATGTTTTGTTTAGTATCTATTTCATACTGCATTAATGCAGCACCGGTTTTAGACTTAGATTCTAGTGCTTGTACCATTACACCAGATAGCCCTACAGCACGCTCTTCAATAAGTAAGCTATCACTGAAGTTATGTTCAATGTGCATAGACATGTTAGTAAGACCTTTGGCATTAACAATACCAAGTACCTCTATATGGCCATACTCATCTCCGGCTTTATAGTTCACTTCTCGAACTAGTAACTCACCGTTTACATCTCTTAGGTAATCAGCAGAGTCGGATGTACCGGGTGCAGGTTGTTTAGCTAGGTATGCTTTAATTTTACCTGCATTTACAGCATGACCTTTAAAAGCAACTCGGAAAGCTACTAAAAAGTCTGTACCACCTGTCTTATTAGGGTCTTTACCGTCATACTCTTGTAGACCAATGTTCTTTTTGTCCGCAATAGTAGGAATTAACCCACCACCAGATACTACCGTATCAGTAGGCCAAATAGCACTATCGTAGTGACCTAGAGTATGGTAGCCCAACTTACCGATTACTTTTTCTGGGAAGTCAACGTAAGCTAAGTATCCTGGAGCTTTCATTGGCTCATAGGAACCTTCCTTCACTCTAAGACGAGTAACCCCGGTATTATCTGGGTCTGGGTATGTTTGTAGAGGTGGCTCTACTAATACTGATGTTGCTCTACTGCCAGAGGAAGGATCACCCATAGTAGCCCAATCTAGAGATCCCTCTGCTGTCAGTGTCACAGAGTCAACTGAGTCGTTAGGGTACTGATTAGCTGTTATATTAGCTAGTTTTATTTCTAATATGTCATTGAAGACATTAGCTCCATCTGTGATTGTCATACCAGAGAAATCGCCTATATCTACCTTATTCCAACCACCTGAAGACCATTCATAGAGGGCTGCTCGCCCTCCATCGTCTGAACGTACTAGTACAGCTTTATCTGTTTTTCTAGCATCTGAAATACTATCTCTATCAGAGGTAGTCTCTACTACCTCTAAACCACCAGCACCGTATTTAGCTGTGTGCGTTGGCCAAACATTGGTATCATCACGACCTGGTGTAAGAGGTGCTGTAACTGGAGTACCAACTGTTATTTTTGTCATATTTACTCACTCCTTAATGGTAAATCACTAGTGTTACATCCTGCTCCTTAAATGGATAAGGAGAACGGAACACTGTGTATGTTCTTGATACACCACCAATATTATAGATTTTCTCACTCTTAGCCCAGTAAGAAGGAAGCCCACCTAGCTCACCAATTCGGTCAGCATCAGTACCTTCACCTGGTGGTAGTAGGATATATGCGTATTGTGGATCAGTTGTATCTTTATGTATACTTACTCTACCATTTCTAAATACTGGAAGACTATTTAAGTTAACAGTATCAGGTGTAGATGCAGAATCACTAAAGAAACCATAACCACTAGTTGGGTGTGGTGTAGGTAAGTTACCGCTGCCATGTAGTAATAGTTTAGGTGGAGTTCCGTCTAATGGATCCACTAATTCCATACCTACTAGCTTGATTTTATCAGTAGTTATTTCTGAACCGTCTGGGTTTACAAACGTAGTACCTTCGAATTTAACAATACCTTTAGTAGGTACTGTGGTATCCTGAGTTACCTTACACTTATGAAACTCTAGCTCTGTACATTCTACTTTACCAGCGTTAGGATCATCGCCCTGTACACCAACATCTCGCATGAATGTATTACTTGCTGAGATTAGAGTTTTAATCTCATCTATCAGCTTCTTATGCGAGGCTGGTAAGTAACCAGAATATAATTCTTGCCAGTTTGTACCGCTCTTCACATACCAAGCAGTGCTCTCTGGTACTATTGTAATTTTACCTTGAGTGGCTATAGTCTCCCCTTGACCTGCTGTAGCAGTAACAGAGTAACTAGTAGAGTCGTTATCTAAGAATAATATAGTACCATCCCTAGCCCCTGTAGGTAGGGTAACGTCTGCTGCCGAACTCAACCCATAGAAAGTTAAGTAGTAACCACCCCTATTACCTCTCGGGAAATCAGGTGGTGTAGAGTTATCACCTTTATAAATATAGAACCTAGTTCTAGATTTCAGTTGTTTCTCAAAGGAAGCTACAGCAGTGTTTAGTTTGGTTATATCATCAACCCAAGGGTCAAAGTCCAATGTAACACTAGAATCATCATAATAAGTTACAACCAACTGATTACCAGATACACTAGTTCCAACTTTTTTTACCACCTTATCTGTATCTAGTGTTTGCCCACCAGTTCCACCACCTACTAGAGGTAGCATTATCCAAATGTTATTACTTATATCTGCTATAAATAACATCACGTGACTAAATGGTACTGAAGCTGATGTTACAGATCTAGTATTTAGTCCTGCCCCAGCCGACGTTATTACATTTAGTGGGCTACTAGTACTAGACTCATTTTTTAGTAAAAGAAGAGATCCACCTGGGTGATTCGCAGGATTACTAATATCTGGTAGAATAAAACGACCATTCTCTACTCCAGAATATATAAATGTGGTTCTTTGCTCAAACGCCTTATCAGCCGGTACATAATATGTTGGTGACGCTGTTCTTTCCACTAAGAACTTATCTGTACCGTGAGCCACGGCCTTGATTTGGTCAGAAACCCAACTTCTACTAGCTAACTCATGCCCAGACCAAGGTATTGTACTTATTACTAAATAAGGTAATGAATCCCCCACTAATTTAAAATCAGTAGTACCATCTTTATTAGTACCTGTAAACGCTAACCTATATTCTGTATTTGCTTTTAAGTCAGGATAGTCCTCTAACTGGATTATATGCTGTCCTGCAGATACATTAGTTTCAACAATTGTTGATACCTCTCTAATTCCTTGGAAAATGCTCACTCTAAGTACTGAAGCATCTTTAGATAAATGTATTTTTAGTGCAGTTAGCGTCACATTTTCTGTTGGAGTATACGATACTATAGGAGATACTATCTCCTTACCTATTGTAGTATTTACTTCGAAATCCTCAGAATCTTTATAGATTCTGGAGTATACAGCCGTTGAGTCTTCTTCTACAGCTTGTACTATAGGTTTATAAGAGTATAAGTCTAGGTCTGAGTTAAATGTTAGACCAGATGATGAAGAAGTTACTTTTGTAGTACCTAATTTTACTCCATCTGCGCTAACTTCCAAGCCCCCAGCAGGAGTAACACTTAGACTATTTTTTATAAACTCATTTTCTTTCTCAGACCATACTGGGACATCACCGGTTTCTAGTGCCCCTTCTCTCATAGAAGTGACTACCCTATCTTCCCATTTCGCTGCATGGAGGGTTGCTTTTGGTGTGTTGAAGTTACTACCTTTTAGAATAACCTCAGACCCATCAGAGCTATCAATTATTACCCTGTAATTATTCCCCATCTTGAAATCAGCTGGATTACTGAATAATATTTTTCTTTCACCTGCCGACAGATCACCGAGCCTAGCTAACCATAGTTCTTCATTATTGAACTCTACATGTATCTCTACATTTGTAGCATCCCTTGATAATTCTATTGTAGCACCAAATAGAGATGCATCTGTAGGTGCTGTGTATATAAATGATGGATTCAGTAAGTCAACAGAACCATCAGCCCCTAGTATTACATCTTGGTACTCACCATGAGCTCTAATATATCCTGTCTTAGCTCCTGGCGCTACCTCTTGCCATAAAGGTGAGTATGTTTTTCTTGTAACAATATTGGTGAATGTTACGTTCTCAGCACTGCTAGAAATAGTGTGAGAGCCTAAGTGCATTGACGCTGGTTCTAGGGAGATAGAGCCATCTTCTAGGGAGCGTACACCGGAACTAATAAACATCTTAGTTTTCGAGTCCCACTTAGGCAGTTGATTATCTTTTAGGTGGCTGTAGTCAATACCATCACCAGGTGCTCCAGGTGCACCTTTGTCACCTTTGAAGTTAGTTGCGATTGCTTGCCATGCGTTACCTTTATATACGTAGGCAGCTGTTACTTGGTCAGTAGTACCTATTGCTACTGCATTACCTGATGATTTTACTTTAGCTAATTCATCAGGGTTTGTTGTAAAGTATGTGTCTCTAGCACCAGTATTGGCGAAAATGGCAGGGTTTCCATCTTTTTTAGTAAAGATGTCTACTGCTCCACCGCCCCTACCAGTACCATAGGCTGGGCCAAATCCCATATTTTTCTCCTTAACTTAGGTTTTGAACAACCACTACTTGATATGTAGCAAGATCTGTTCCGGCAAGACTAGAAGGTGTTGCTTTTACTGAGGTCACATTACCACCCCATTCTGCTTCCGCACCTGCTTCTGATGCATCTAGATCCGCATTAACTACGTCATCATAGTTGTTATTAGTTAGGTGCCTGGCTTTAATATTTACTGAGCCAGATGTAGGAACTATTTGATCATCGTTAGAATCGAAGTATCGAACTCCTGCGAAACAGTGAGCGTACTCTGGGGAGATAGGTAGTTCAATGATTTCACCAATACCTTTCTTGTCACTTGTAAAAATTTGATATGCCATTTATTTCTTTCTCCTTATAAATATTTGTTCAACATTTGTTAATATTATAGGAGAATTTTACAAAAATGTAAAGAAATGTTTAATAGATGTTACACGAAGATCATTTTATTCAGATACAAAAAAGCCCCTGCATCTCTGCAAGGGCTTAAACTTATTTATTTCACTGACTTAGCTATTTCGTTGGCGGCTTCTTGTAACTCTTTTAATCCTTTATCATTAACAATAAAGAAGTCTACAAGTTCGTAGGATACACCAGCTTCACTAGCATGTCCGTTTGTTACTGGTCTGAATCCAGGACGTTCAATATGAATTATTTCAGCACCTAGCGCACTGAAATACTTAGCTTCATTGTCGAAACGAACATCAGTAATTATAGTATTTTCTTTAGGAGCAATCTCTAGCCAAATATCATCATGGATGGTTCTGCCCCACTCTGTACCAAATAGTTGGAATGCACGTCTAGGACTAATTACACAATAACCTAGATCATCTTCTTTAATTTCTATACCGAATAGAATTACAAGCTTATCCCAGCAATCATGGAATGCTTCATAGGTGTCTAGTCCATATTGGTTATATAGAATACCCGCTTGATCAAGAGTTTCAGGTGAGATTGAGTACAACATGTCTATTTCTTTATAAGAACCATCACGATGCTCTTCACTCCAACCAAATAGAGCGCACATAATATCCTTAATAGGTTGAGCTAGGGCGTATGTATCCATATTTAGCTTATCTGCTAGAAATCCTGCAAAAGTATCTTTTCCTGAACGAGCAAAGCCAGCGGTGCATTTATTTTTCATTAATATTCTCCTTACAGAATGAGTATGAGTCTTCGTAGTAACATACAAGATTTTGCATGTCTTTAATATATCTTAGAGTATCTTTTCTCTCGGCATTTACTTTAACACCGTCTTCACTAGAAAGATAAACATTGCCATTAGCATCTACCTTCCAGTCTACATTATAGGTTTGTACTGGGGATGGTTTGGTAGGTTTATATGTTTGTAGTGTAACATTATCAGGTTTTGGTTCTACAGACACACATCCAACTAGCAATAGAAGAGTAGCTAAATATCTCATTGAGTTAGCTCCTCCAGTTGACGTTGTGTATTCTTATAATCTTTATTTATTAATTTTTCATATAATTTTGACTTTCTTTTAGCGATCTTCTCGACCCTACCTAAGTCTTTAATGGCTTTTTCTTTTATTTTATCTTTCTCAATCTGTACACGCTGAACATCAGCTTGATACCGTTGAGCTTTTTCGATAATTTTTCCATTTTCGATTTGAAGCTGTGTAATGGTAGCTTCTTTATTTTTAATTTCTAAATTGGCAGCTTCTAGCTTTGCTTCGGCTGCGCCTAGCTGTTTGGTTTGGTAGTATCCAAAATACCCTGCGCCTGCCAGCGATACAGAAAGTACACCAATGATTACGTATGGGTTAAACATTGTTTATAATCTCTACTAGCTTATCTCCATGACAAGGTTGTGGCTTGCAATGGCATCCTAGTCTTTTACCTTTTAGAGAACGTAAGTAATCGTCCGTAATTCTTCCTTGCTTTCTCATGGCAGGTAAGTAATGTTCATGATACAGTTCGATTGCTTTTAATCTCCCAAATGTGGCACGAGAAAAAGGATTACCTAATGGAGAGCCTCTACCGATATACACATCACAATCTTCATTCTTTATATTAATAATTTTTGTCATAAAACACCCTAACTAAATAAAAGTTTTTATGGGTTTTTCTAGTACCCTTTATTAGTTGGGACAATGCTGACGTATTGAGCCCATGCTCTGCTGAGAATTTAGTTAAGTTGGTAACATTATACTCTATACCAGATACTTTATGTTTAAATACAGCTACCCTACCTAGAGTACCTGTGGCAAGTTGAGCATTATCCTGTGGGGATAGAAACTTACAAGTTTCTGGTGAATATACTTTATTACCGGTAATTAATAAATCCTTATCTAAGTGAGCATCTGAATTTGGTAAGTTTGCCTTAGCCCACTTTGCAAAGGTTTGAAAACACAGCCAACCATCACATACACTACACTCGCTATAGGTAGGGTATTTTATATGTAGTTTAGTATCATAGCATCTTCGTAACATACTAACCCATAATGTATACTCCTTGGATTGAGTTCCATTATTGGTTGTTTTAAAAACTCCCTCACCTAGGTAGCCTTTACCAAATATTCTGGGGTAGTATGGGTCTTTAACACTACCACTTATAATATATGAGGCTCGTGTTGATTTTCTGTATTTTGTATCTATAAATTCCACAAGTACATTAGACGCATTGGTATAATTAACTACTCTTAATCTTCCACTACATTTTGTATTATATATTTTAGTTATGTCTAACATATAAATCAGTCCTTACAAAAAAGCCCTCAACAAAGAGGGCTAATATAGTATTCTAGGATGTTGGCAGCCCTGTACAAAGAATGGAGTCAATAGCCTCGACACTCACTAAACTACTCAGGGATTTGATAAGCGTATAAAGCATAAACGTGTAAGGCGTAATACTTAAAACTTAAAAACTAACACTTAAATCTTGAACGCTAAAAGCTGAACTTTTACTAAGGAAATGATTTAGAGCGGCAAAGCCCGAAAACATTTATCATACTATTTCGATTAGTTAGTTTGGCAAGCGGTATTGTTTATACTCCCTACCGCTTTGGAAGAGTGAGCTAGTTACTTCTTTTCACCAACCCCTAGAAATTTTATTAATCGTCGATTTCGATGCTGGTAGTCGCGTTAGAAACGGACAACTCTACGTCAACGTTAGCACGGAAGTCGTCGATGCGGTCTTCCAACTGCTCGATTTGATCCGCTAGCTTGTTCGTGTCAACAAGCTCAAACTTGTTAGCTGCTTCGACTTGCTCACGGATAGCCTTGTAAGTGCCATCGTTAGTGTCGATTTTCTTCGCGTTACCGAAGACTTGCTCAACCTTACGGTCGATTTCGTCTTGAATTTGTGCTTCGTGACGAACCTGTTTATTAACAGCTTGGTTGAACTGATTCTTCATTACTTGAAGAAGGTGTTCTTCCATCTCGATTGAATCTTTGCGTTCAATCGCTTCCGCTACTGTCATTTCGCTACCAGCGATTGTTAGCTTAGTTGCAGCGTTAGATGCTGTAACTTTTGCCTTAATGTTAGCACGACGCTTCATCAGAGCTTGAATTTTATCAAAGTTGCTTTTAACAGCTTTTCCAGCTTCTTCAACAGAAGCGAAACCCGCTACACGACCGCGAGTAGATACTAGAATGAACTGACCATGTTGAGTCAACTTAGCGATTTGTTTGTCTAGTTTTTTGATTTCAGTAAGTGCTTTAGTTACTGTAATTTGCATATTCTGTTTCCTTCTTCAATTTATGTATATATTATACTTGAGATTGACTTACTTAGCAACTCAAGTTTTTAGGAATTTGGTACTGGCGGAGAGACTCGAACTCTCAATCCTCTAGGGCATGGGATTTTAAGTCCCACGTGTATTACCAATTCCACCACGCCAGCATTAATTTGTTTCTGTGTATCCGCACTTAGTGCAAGTATGGACATCGAATCCACCCATTACAGCATAGTCTGTTTTCCACTCTGGATGGGTGCAAGCACGTTGAAGTTTTGCAGTTACTGCTGTTTCAACTATTTTAAAGCCCGCTTCATATGCTTTTTTGCCTAAAGTATTCTGGTCAATAACAACCGCAGAAATTGGAGCTTTGCCACTTTGCATGCGTTTTTCTTCTATCTTTGACATCAGGGATACTAACTGCAAGTATTCTTCATTACTTAAATGCACAGCAGCATCTTTGTGACTAAAGACACCATACTTTACTTGTCGTTTGAAAGACATATCTTCTCCCTATTTAGTAGCCCATACAATTAATGACGGGACTGTAAAGATAATCCAACGTAGTACAGTTGGCATCCACATGATTTTATTGCACATGTCTTCACTTTTACAATCGGCTAGTGCAATACAAGTTATCCCTTGAAATATTAGCCATAGTACACCTAGTGTGAACATAATCTTCTCCAACAATAAAAGTGGCACGCCCTATAGGATTCGAACCTATGACCACATCCTTAGAAGGGACGTGCTCTATCCATCTGAGCTAAGGGCGCATTAATTTGTTATGACCAAGTCGCTTCGTTACAGAAAGTCATGCCTTTGTACGCAAAACCTTCATCAGCACGAAATAGATTCATACCGTTTGCTTTGCCTAGATAAGTTACGTTATTGAACTCGTAACGAGGGAACATTGTGCGACCTTCTTTGAAGATTGCAGTAAATTTTTGTTTATTACGACGAATGATTTTCTTAATCATTGTTATCTCCTATTAAATTTGGGGTGACGTACGGGGATCGAACCCGCATATTCTGGAATCACAACCCAGAGCCATTCCCACTTCAGCCAACGTCACATTAAAACACTCTACACAGTTAGCTCTAGAGGTAGCTATCCCCATGGCATGACCTGACCGTATTCTTATTCAGGCTTTCGTACCCAACACTGTAAGAGTCTAGTGTGAGTAGCACGGCTTTCTGTCTTTTTCTAACGGCTCTTACTCCATCAGACAATTCAAGAATGTTTTAATGTGACAAGTCGAGAAAGGATTACAATCCACGAAGTAGTGACTACATTACGCCAGTTACCGCGCTTACTTGACTCTCTCAACTTTATGTAACTATTATACGGAATTTTTAGTTATTTAGCAATTCCATTTTTAATTAATTTGGAGGGAAGTCTCGGACTCGAACCGAGTAAGACGGGGTTTGCAATCCCGCGCTTCGTCCACTTCAGCATACAACCCTTATTTTCTTTTCAGTCTAGCCTCTGCTAGCTGTCTAATTTCTTGAGCATCGTTACGCTCTGCTTGAGTACCATGTCGGATAGCCCCAGAGTCGATTTTATTTGCTAGGGTACGAATCTGTTCCCAGTAGTAGTCTAATTCTTTTCTACTCACTGAAGAATGCCTCCAAGTCAAAATGTTTTTCTAGCTGCTCGTATTCTTCTTTAGTGAAGACATAAGGCGAAGCTTCTGATAATGCTGCTTCACCGTAAGCAATTGTTTCTGCAATTAGCCCATCTTCGTCATTATCCGCCCATTCTTTCGCAAGATAGGCTAGATTGATAAGACTCTGCAAGGTTGTTGCACTGATAACTACTTTACTCATCACCAAACTCCTTTTGAAGTTCAAGATATTGGTTACGACGTTCTTCTTTAGCCTTGGCTTCTTTTTCTTCTTTTCTGTTTTCATGGAAAACATTAAGCTTGGTTGCAATTTCGTTTGCTACTTCTTGTATTTCACGCAGTTTGGCGAAGTCAAATACAGGTACTCGTAGAGTCTCACAAGAATCACCTACCCAACTTTCTAGCATAATAGTCCGGTTTTCATAGTCGATACCTTCTAGACTATACTCTTTAATATAAGTACCACGATATTCAGGTATAGCCATATGCTGGCTAAATTCTTTCTCGAAGTACAGTGCAAGACGCCCACGATAGTTGTTTTCTAGTGATGGTGAGGCTAGTTTCTTGGTAGGCTCTACCAGAAGCATGGTATCAAAATCTTCCAAATAAGATAATGCTAGGGAATGCGCTTTCATGTCTTTTTCACGCAATTCAGTTACTAAATCAAAAAGTGCTTTACTCATTAACAATCTCCGTTTCTCAACTTTATGTAACTATTATACAGATTTTAAGGCTAGTTAGCAATTCAGTTTTTATCTTTTTCAGCATCAATTGCTGCGTCAAGATAGGCTTGTAATTCTTCTTCTTGTGGGAGTAGATTGCCTTTCTCTTCTTCAATGTCATTAAGGAAAGCCAACATAGCTTCTGCTTGTTTTAAAGATAAATTAATCACGTTTGAAATCCTTCTTAGCTAGTGCTCTTACATGGGTGTCTTCGAATTTGACAAATGCTTGTACAATAGAGCCACCTAGAGCTGTTCCAACAGGCACGGTCATGCCAAGGAGCTTATCGGCAATGTTGCCAAAACCTTCCAAGTCTAGACCGAACTCTTGGAGGAGTTCTCGTTCAACTACTTCTTCATCAGTTTCTTCTGGAAGACCTAAAATATGTGCGGCAACTTCTGCCCATTCCCAAGTGTCAATCATAGTTTGCCTCCGCAATGTGGACAACATTTCTTAGCTGGCTTGCGTTTTTCGTTATTTCTGGCAGCCTGTAGCTCGCCTGGGTAGTTGAACTGTCGTAGGACTTCAACTTTTAAGTGACCCATTTCAATCATGCTAGAGATTGATTTATGCAGATCAGTACCGCCTTTGCAAGTAATAGTACGAGTACCGTCAGGTAGGAAAGTGGTAAACTTCAGTTTAGCTAGAAGCTCGTAACCTTTCTCTGTAATGTCAAATAGACGTAAATCATAACGTGGTTTAACCATTAAAATTTCTCCTTAGAATCGTTACAAAGCATAGGGAATAACGCTTTCAAAAGTAGACCTAGACCTGCTACTGAAAACATTATCAAAGCAATACAGGCAATGCCCATAAGAATCGAGTTCATTTTGATAACCTCTCTCATCAATTTATATAACTATTATACGTTAAATAAGAGAAGTTAGCAAATAAAACTTTTTAAAAAAGAGGCTTACGCCCCTTTTCTCCAAGTATAAAATCCGATTAATGAATTAATCAAGAATACCAGTTTCAACACAAACACAGCCAGTACCGCAGGCTGCAAAGACGCGGCGGTAAACCACATAAAGGCTTGTATTGCATTAAAGGGTATCCATAGAAGCCATTGCTCTCGATATGCACCAATCATTAAGAATGTTGCAAATACTGGCATGACTCCAGTTAGAGCATCTAGTAGAGGCATAGCCCCACCTGCTCCCATAGTTCCAAAGAAGAACACTAATGCTGTGACGGCCACTAATGAAACAATCATATTAGTGAGTCCACCACTAGACATACTTTGCTCTAATTGAAAACCTTTTCTTCGCTTCCAATGAAAATATCCATATATAGAGGCGGGAATTAGTATCAATCCATTTACGACTGCATTCGCATAAAAGCCTGCGCCCATCGAGGCAAACGCCAAGAACCCGCAGAATACAGCACCCAGTAACTGTGACTCTGGCCGCTTAAAAGCGACACCTAGTACAAACAGAATACCTACTAGACTCAGGGCAGACACAAACAAATCTGCCCCTGAGATGATTGATGCTCCGATTACTAGGAGCACCGCAATAACTGACCAAATCTTTTCTAACATTACGCGTTGTCCTTATCTAGGATGTATGTAACTTCGTTCCAGTCGTAGTAACCGTGTCCGTTGGTTACGTCTAGCACTACACCGTACATGTACTGGTGGGGCGCATAAGAACGACGATCGCCTGTTTCGGTAGGATTACCTGCACGACGAATATCTGAGTTGTGAACTAGGACTAATTGATCTCGAATTTGCTCCATATTATGAATTACTTCTTTAAGAGAGCAACCAGACTCTAGCATAAACAAGACTGTTTTAGCGACGTCTTTCATGCCTTTGATCTGACCAAGTTCAATACAAGTACCAAGCGCTGCTTCACGAGCTTCCATGACCACGATGTCAGAATTTATGATACCATTAGTATCTGCACGAACAATTTTCTCTGCTAGACCATCATTCGAGTTAAGATTTTCTTTATCATTTATATCTTTATTATCTTGTGGCACGTATAATTCGTACCCTAGATTAAGCAAATCACGTTTTTCTTCTGCTCGTTGAAGTTGAGCGCCACGGTTTAGCATATCGCCTGCTAGGTAAATTTGATTCTTCATTATATTCTCCACAAGAAAGGGAACGTCTAGCGTTCCCATTGTTTTCTGTTCTTAGTTTGGCTTTTCCAGTTACGCTGTACTGTTCTATGTGGGTAGTCCCACCACGACAAGTCATATTCGTAGACTTCAGTTTGTTTGAACAAGCGTTGGTTAAAACCGTTTTCTTTTGCAATTTCATCGTCTTTTAGACGGCGATGCCAATTTACTCTTACTTTGTGTCTTCGCCACATGTTTCTCTCCTATTGTGACTGTAACGGGAGTTACAGTTTCAGGAAAGAAGTCATTAAAGTAATAAAACATCTTCGAGCATCCTTAGGAGTTCTCGTGGACTCTGTTATGATTATAACAATATTAAATTTGGCGGAGAGACTGGGATTCGAACCCAGAGACCACCGAAGCAGCCGACGGGTTAGCAACCCGCTCCCTTAACCAATTCAGGCATCTCTCCAATTATTCTGCTTGTGGTGGTAGTACAAACGAGATATGAACATCTGTACCGTTACGCCCATCATTCTGTGCAACAAAAGATACTTGATCATATCCGGCGTCACGCATCATTGACTCCACATAAGGTCTATCTGTAGATTTAAGACCAGGAACATATAAACCTGAAACTGTGCGTTGATTATAGTTAAGTGTAACTCCTTTAAGTGCTTTATCTAGAGCGTCACTAACACGTTGTTCGTTTTGCATGTGTTTAGCTACATTTAATGCTTGAAGTTCTTTTGCTGTAATCATCTTCTGTTCCTATTTTTCATTAAGTTGGCACAGCTACTAGGACTCGAACCTAGATTATCACCTTCGTAGGGTGGTGCTCTATCCAGTTGAACTATAGCTGCATTAATTAGTGGTGCGGGAAGCGGGAGTTGAACCAGCGACACCAAGGTCTTCAACCAAGTGCTCTACCTGCTGAGCTATTCCCGCTTTATTCGTCCCTACCTTCAACCCAACCATCAGGTTTGAATTGAGGTTCGCACAGTGTTATGTATTGACCGCAAGGGCTTACGTACCATTGTACCATTAAACTTCTTCTCGTAGATGTGATGCTGCAATAGCATCCTGCTCTACTGATTCTGGAGTACGATACATGACTTGATCATGTGTCTTCTCAACTTCTACTAAACGACCTGCCTTTAACAAGCGTTGGCACTGAGAGCGCAACTTTTCTTGAGAACGCTTGTGACGGTTAACAACGAAGGCTTTTTCTGATGCGAATTTAAGTAGGTTAGCTGTTTTCATATAGTATCTCCATGATATTTATAATTAGAATTTTGTTTTATAGACCCGCAGTGTTACCTGCGGGTTTTGGTGTTACTTATTGTTTGTTAACCATGTCGAAGCCAATCTTGGTTAAGAACGCCTGACCAACATCAGATTGCGCTAGAGCTTCTAGAGAACCTGCCATTTTAGTACCCCCATCAGGTGTTAGCAAGTTCATAAGGGAGTTAACTCCACCATTTACGTCACCAGAGTTAGCGATGACTTTCATTTCAGCAGTCTGTAGTGCTTTAGCCTGTTCTAGACCAACATTTTCATCTGCTTCTACCTTACGAATTTCGATTAGGTAGCTTTGGTAGCCTTCGTTCTCACCGATTTCTTGAGCAAGGACGATTTGAGGCTCAACGCTTGCAAGTTCTAGTTTCTTAGCTGCTTCTGCTTTAGCTTCACCAGTTAGGCGAATCTGTTCTGCGTCTGCGTCTGCTTTAATCTTAGTACCTTCTGCAAGTTTGGTATCTTGTGCTAACTTAGCGTCAGCTTCTAGAATAATTTTAGCTTTAGCTGCTTGGGCGTTTAGCTCTACTTCAATTTTGTTCTCTTCTGCTTTGGTTTGTGTAACCTGTTTAGCAATGTTAGCTGCTTGTGTATCTTTTACACGTTTAACTTCCATTTCACGTTCAGCAGTGATTTTTGCTGATTCCTGAACCGCTTGTTCTGCTTTTTCTTTAGCTAGACCGATTTCACGGTTTTTCTCAGCAGTACGAATACCTACTTGTTGTTGTGCTTCTTGAGCCGCTAGTTCTGCTTCGCGCGAGTTTTCTGTTTCGGCGATTTCAGCTGCACGTTTGTTATTAGCTACTTCGATACGAGAGTCTTTCTCGATTTCAGACTTTTTCTTAGCCATAATGTTGCTGATAACGTTAGAGCTATTTGCGTCACGAATATCCATTAGCTCGATATTCTTAACTGTTTGTACACCCCATTCTGCTAGTTGACCATTTACTTCTGCTGTAAACTTATCACCGTATTCTGAACGACCTTGCATGATTTCTTCGATAGTAGAACCGGCTAGGATTGTACGGGTAGCACCTTGTAAGATTGCTTCTAATTGCTCTCGCAACTCGTGGAAATCACTTACACGCTGTGCTGCGGTATTTGAGTCTTCAATTCGGAAGAACGCGGTGACATCAACTACAAATGGTAGTCGATCAGAGTCGTAAGCTTCGTAACTATGAAGATCTACACTGAACACTGATACCGGTAAGGTCGTGACCACGTTACCTAGTAACGGGATAGACGCTGGCCAGTCAAAGTAAACGTTACCGTTCTTTTGACCTTTACCATACGAGGTTGTCTTTCGTGCCGTCTGGAGGATGTGAACCTCATTGGCAGGAACTACTGTTCGTACTAGTGCTAGAATGATGAAAAGTACCGCTAATACTACTGCCGATACACCTGCAATAATCATTGTTGACATATAAGTGTCCTTGTTTTGTTAGTTAAAAAATATGGTAGTTCCTATGGGACTCGAACCCATGACCAGCCAATTATCTGTTGCTACGGAGTATAAACCCGCTGCTCTACCAACTGAGCTAAGGAACTAAAATTGGTACTCCCGACTGGACTCGAACCAGTGACCTAACGATTATCGGTCGTTTGCTCTACCAACTGAGCTACGGAAGTATTTCTTAATTTATGCGTATATTATAGCAAGTTAATATGTGTTTTGCAAACGCATTTTTAATAAATTTGGCAGAACTGGTAGGAGTCGAACCTACGTAGGAGGGTTTGGAATCCTCTTTGCCGCCACCGGCTCAGCCCTAAAAATCTTTTCCACACAATGTACAGAAGTATTCGGGTTCGTTATTTACCATAACTGAACTACGTGCTTCTCTTGGATGGTCGCAAGCAGATTGTTGAATTACTCGCAAGCGAGCTTTCTCGTTCTCACACTCGCGTTTCTTATCTGCTAGGACTTTTGCTTTGATGGTGAGGTCTTTAAGCTCCCCATCAAGAATGTCTAGTTTAGCTTTTACTTCTGCTGGGTTCATACAACCTCACGAGCGATTTTAGACGCTAGACCACCATCGTATTGACCTTGGTAATGTTCACGCAAGTGCTTCATTACTTGACCAATGTTATTGAAACAGCCACCTTCGATTACTTCACGAAGCTCTGCTTCGGTTAGCTGCTTTGGCAATAGAGTTTCTAGGAAATCTACTTCTGCGCGGTAAGCTTCGTAACCTGCGGTGTTGCCACGGTCTTTTTCTAGACGCATGTTATCTTTGGCATTAGCTACATATTTCTTGATAAGAGCCATACCGTCAACTTCTTTACCAGTACGTGCTTGTTTGTCGAAATCAGCGATAAGTGATTGCATTGCTGCTTTACCTACTGCGTTACGAGCTTTACGTACTTCTAGCAATTTTGCTTTCATTTCATCAAGTTGCATATCTTCATCCTTTGTTATTGTGTTACCATTTGTAAACATCCTGCCCATCCATTGGATTCGCGTTGCTAGGACAAGATATTTAGAGATGGTACTCCCTGTTGGATTCGAACCAACGACCCCCTCCTTGTAAGGGAGGTGCTCTACACACTGAGCTAAGGGAGTATGGCGGCGAGAGGGGGATTTGAACCCACCGACGTCGGAGTCAAAGTCCGATGTTTTACCAATTAAACTACCTCGCTATTATCCACTTCAACTCTCCTAGTGGGAAGGTCACACCACTCACAGTAGGTGTCACTCATGCATCTTCTTTTAACTGCTTAACATTATCGCAGTACAACAGTCCTATTCTCTGGCATCGTAGAGCGGCACTATGGAGTAGTAACTATATAACGTTGTATGGTGCTCCCTGTCCGATTCGAACGGACAACCCTCTGAGTACAAAACAGATGCTCTGCCAATTGGAGCTAAGGAAGCTTAATACTGTAGATTATCGTTGTCAATACCTGCTAGGTGTTGAACTAGATTGATAACGCCCTGCACTTTTGCCATAATAGTGATTGAGTTTTCATCACCAGCTAAAGCATCGCGTTCGATAGCTTCGTAGTTAGCCTTAAAGTGACATAACGATACGCCACCGTCACCTGCTGCAAACACATGGATTAGTGTTTCAAGCTGTTTCTGTGCAGATTGTGGTACTTTTGAAATTGCCATTTATTATCTCCGTTTCTCAACTTTATGTAACTATTATACGTTAAAATGCGATGTTTAGCAATTACGTTTTTAATTTATATTCGTCTGACGGGCAATTTTTCAGCGTCGAACTAGAGATGTCAGTATCTTTGTCTAGTTCCTAAAGTTGGAGCGTACAGGGGGAGTCGAACCCCAGCCCCTTTCGGAGCGACAGCTTGGAAGGCTGCTGACCGACCACTCAGTCTTCAGTACGCATTAATTTGGCGGAAGAAGTGGGATTCGAACCCACACACCCTTTCAAGGATCGACTGTTTTCAAGACAGTTGCCAGTACCCAGAATCTGTTGGCTTACTCTTCCATTGTTTGGTACAGAAGGAGGGACTCGAACCCTCACGCCCGAAGGCACTAGAACCTAAATCTAGCGTGGCTGCCAATTTCACCACTTCTGCATTAAATTATCTTTTGTACTGCCCTGTTGCGGCCTTTTGCAACAGTCTATAGCTATGGACTTGCTAGCAGTCAGAAGATAACTTCCGAAGGCGCTATCCCGAAGGAATCACGACTTTACATATTCCACAGCGGTTCTTGGACTTAACCGAGTAAGTGGCAAGCTCCCAAGCCGTAGCTAATGGGTTTGCATTACTAAACATGTGACTTCAACCGAAAGCTGCATATGCTAGACAGCCCGCACATATTGGGATTGCTCGTCCCTCAGTGAGTACCCATTTGAGCAAGGATACTGTTTCCTCATTTGGTCGGGGAGGCTGGATTCGAACCAGCGACCTCTCGCATCCAAAGCGAGCCGTCTACCAGACTGACATTACACCCCGTTAAATCTTATTGATAATGTTTTCAATGACCATCTTAGTTAAGCCTTCTGAATTGTTGCTTGCGAACTCTAGCGCTGACTTAACGATTTCCATTTCTTCTTTAGAGAAAAGATTCTTGTGTACACTTAGCTTTTCTGTGTGTTCTAGAACACCTTGCTCGTTGTAGCAGTATACTGTGTTGGTTTCAGTATCAATCATTGTTACTTCTGCCCAGAAGTCTACTTCATCGAAAGCGTCATTAATGCTATCAAACTCAACAACTTCACCACATGCAATTACTTTAATCATTATCTTCACCTTTAAATTTGGCGCGACCGATGGGACTTGAACCCACGTACTCCTCCGTGACAGGGAGGTTGCCTAAACCATCTCGCACACAGCCGCATAATTCTTTTATAACAAAATGTCTCGAATGTATTCTAGATGTACACGGTCACGTTTGTCGTGCTCAATGTACATTAAACAACCTGCTGTAAAGTAGAGAGCTTGTCTCATGTCACCAGCATTAACAAGCTTGGTTAGAAGATTGTGAACAGTATCGTTACGAATCTCTTTAACAGCTTCTTTTAGTCGCCCTAGTTTATTCAATTTGTTATCTCCGTTTCTCAACTTTATGTAACTATTATACAGAAAAGTAACTAGTTGAGCAATTACTTTTTAACTTAAAATGGCGAGGGATGGTGGACTCGAACCACCGACCAGCAACTTAACAGGATGCCACTCTAACCACTGAGTTAATCCCCCAAAATATGGTGCCGCATCTAGGAATCGAACCTAGGGAGCTGCTTTCGCAACACGGGGTCTACAATCCCGCCGCCCTCCATAGACGTTTAATACGACAAACTTTTAAAACTTTTATTTAGTAACTGTTTCAACTTTAAAGTGTCCTCAGTTTGTAGACTTACCCACTCCCCGTTAGGGCGTATTCTCTCAAATAATGAAAGAAGTTTCTGCTCTGCAGCATAAGAGTCTAGGGTGAACTGCTGCCAAGTCATTTCATAGTCTTTTAGTGGGCTATGTGTTTGGTACTGCATTAGTCGGTCTTCACAATCTTTTGTGTGTCCCAACTTTACACAGTTTGGAAATGTTTTATTAGTTACAGCGTACACAAAACCAGCTTTAGTAGGTATACTGTGTTTTTTGCATAGTAGTAGCAGAGAGTGACCCATGTAGTAGAACATTTGTCTACGAGATTTCTGTGCTTTTCTGCTTCTAGCAGAATACCAAGGAGCTGTACCGTAAAAGGTTTTTACCATCTTACCCATTAGAGCTTCTGTGATACCTTCTGATTTTAGGCGTTCGAGAAATAGTTCTTCTATTTTCTCTAGGTTTTGTTTTCTATTGTTTGTAACTAGTTTTGGCATATAGGTTATTCCTATTTATAAATATTCTTGGTAGAGGCTGAGGGACTCGAACCCACGTCTTACTCCGCATGAAGGAGTCGCTATAACCAACTCAGCCAAGCCTCTAGAATTTGGTGGAGAATAACGGATTCGAACCGATAACCCCCTGCGTGCAAAGCAGGTGCTCTCCCAATTAGAGCTAATTCCCCGTAATTTGGTTCTCGGGACGGGAATTGAACCCGCTAATCCTACCTTGAAAGGGTAGTGACTCAACCAGATGGTCTGCCCGAGAATTGTTTAATAATTTACTTCATCGAAGTTTCGTAGAACTTTGTAGCGTAACCATTCTTTCTCTGTGGACACTTTTTCTACTAACTTCTTTTTCTCTAGACGCTTAAATAGCTTTCGCTTTTGTGCCTGAGTAGGGTCGTATCTCTTTATAACAATACGCTCTCCTTGATAATACATATCTTCACTCCTAGAGTAATTTGGTGCGCGTAGAAGGACTCGAACCTTCGACCACCTGATTAAAAGTCAGATGCTCTAACCAACTGAGCTACACGCGCATAATTTGGATGCGAGGTGAGGATTCGAACCCCACGTTATCGAGCTTATGAAACTCGCAAGACGCCATTTCTCCATCCTCGCAATTATTTAGTCTCGAATACGAAAACCGTTTTCGGCAATATGTTTAGCTAGAGTCTTAGTACGACGTAAACCTAAACCAGATTTCTTACTCGCTAGAGGAATACTAGAACCGTAACCAAGAGCGAACATTGCAATCTTTTGAATTTTACCACGTTTTTTCATATCTTCAATTCCTTATCAATTTATGGAACTATTATATCAAGTTTCAAAGCACTTAGCAAGACATTTTTTAATTTAAGTACCAAATGCTTTCAAATTTGATGAAGAGGTTTTCTTTAATTTAGATAACCATTATAACAAAGGTTTTAGCAGAGAGCAATTATATTTTTAATTTTTATGCTCTCTGCATAATTATTAAGCTACGTGAGCGTTTTCTTCTGGGTTAAACGAGAAGATTCGATTTGATTTACACGCTTTAAGCATGTTTCGGAAGCTACCTTTAGCGTGAGCTTGAGTTCGTGTAGCTACTTTAGTACCGTTTGATGCAGTACGAATACGGGTTGTACCTGTTACGTCTACAAGTTCGTTAGAATCCACAGTAGTAAGACCACGTGCAATACGACGAAGATTTTTTGCCATTTTACCATTCATATTTGGTATCCTTATAATTAGTTAATGAGAAAGTTTTAAGACGGTCTAATTAAAGACCGAATTGAGCCGCAGTGTATTCAACAGCGCGAGGATGATTGGAGACGCGAGTACCACGAGCAAGTAAGCCTAGGACTTTAGCCAGACCAGAGCGACGTTGCTCAAGAATTTCAATGCCGTATTCACCTGCCATTTTACGAGTGCGGTCAGACATTTTAATACCAATCATTTTAGAACGTTTAGCCATTTTGATTTCCTTCTTTTGTTTTCTCAGTTTAGGAATATATTATATAAAGTTTTTGATGTTTAAGCAATTAAGTTTTTACTTTTCTTTGCTCATTTCCCAGATTTTGATGTATGTAGCAGACAAGTAACGTAGCTCGTGCTTACAGTCGTCAAGACCATAATGAGGTACACCACGGAAGTCTAGGCTAAATTGTTTCTTAATCTCTGGAGCTAAGTCCATGATTGTACGAGCATCGCGCTCTGCCCAGAATTGCCAAGGCAATGGGACTTGAGCTGTTTCAAACAACGAGATAGTTTTACCTAAATCGAAGGTGATACCATTACCCCATACTAGAGGTTCTTTGCTGAAGCCAGTTTGTTCTGCCCACTTAGCTGATACATCAATAATTTCTTGGTAAAGTTTGCTCATCGCTCCGCAGATAGGCATCGGTAGTTCAATACCACGCTTACGGCAGTAATCTGGGTCAGCAAGCAACATCTTACGGCGTGCTTCTTCTGACTGCATTAGCCAAAATGATAGCGTAGAAGCTGAAACTTCGCGCCCGAGAGCAACTTGAGAATCTACATCAATGTGCAACGTAATCTCGTGAAATACTTCACCAGAAAGAATGTCGAATGCTACTGCTGAAATTTCAGGCACGATAGCGTTTTGACAAGTTGCGTATGTTTCTAGGTCAAATACCCAGTTTAGATGGTAGTGAGTTACTGGACTTAACTCCATTAGCTCTTGATTTACATTACCATAGAGTTGGTGGTTTAGTACACACTGTTTAGCGTCTACACCTGGCTCACCTACTGCATGTGGGCAAGCTATACCAATTGCGTTCTCTGGCATATTTATCTCCTGTTTGTTAGTGAAACTTCTTTTATAAACGTTATCGCTTATAGAAGGAGTCTCAAGCTCCTTTGGCTCGACCATTCCTGGGTGCTCGAACCCGTCATTTTCGTCTTCAAACCACTCATCCATTAGGCTACGAGAGCTAGGACGATGATACTTAGTTCTGTCACGTTGGACAGTTGCCTTGTTAAATGTTCGGCAGTGTTTTGCTACGAAGTTATTCATTTCTTTCTCCTTAATAAGGGGCTGGATTACCCAACCCCTTTCATTTTGTTAAGCTTGTTTAGCGACCGGAGCAAAGCGAGGTGCTTCCAATACGTGACCCGCTTCATCGCGGTATGCTTTGTTAACCTTGCGAAAGCTACCTTTAACAAAAGGTGCTTTGCGTACTGAACGTGGTTTACCTACACGTGCAGCAGACTGTGCGTCTTTTGGATGAGCCTTAACGTGGCGTGCTAGACGACGTGCTTTGTTTTTAGCTGTTACAGTTGCCATTACAGATGATTTCTTAGCCATGCTTAATTTCCTTCAATAATTTGTTAGTTTGTTCGTCTAGGTCTTCAGGATGATAGTACCCAGACCAGTTATCAACACCTTCGTTTTCTAGGTGTTGAAGTAGTAAGTCGGAGTTAATGAGTCCCCACAATACGGACTCATCAACAAGTACCTTAGCCATTACGCTACGGTAATCCATTGGGCAGGAAGTGCTTTCTTGCCATGACGGGTCTTAATGACCGTTGGACGTTTGTTCAGACGTACTGCGTACACATCGCCTTCTTTAGAGCGAACACGACCGTCTTCATAGACCACTTCCACGATAGTAGAAGGTTCTTTGCCTTTTGACATTGAACGGAACACAGGTTTTCCCTTACGGTCTACACCAGACTGGTATTTACCGATTAGAAGAGAGTCACCAGCTACAGGTTTTAGAGTTACTTTTTGTTCAGTCATATTGATTTTTCCTTTCTTTGTTTTCAAACTATGGGAATATTATATAAAGTTTTTGATGTTTTAGCAATTCAAGTTTTAACTTAATTAGTTGGCTCTACCAACGTGATTTTATAAGGTTGTTTAAAGAATGGAACGCCGTCGTCACCACTATTGTATAGACGTACTTCACAGTCTTCCATACTAATTTCAACTACGTCAACTTCTTTAATGCCTGCGATTACCGCAAAAATAGGATCTAGTTCGCAGTCGTAAAATGCTAGGAAAGATTGATCACCGTCCCAGTCTTTCCATGCTTTTACAAAGAATTTCTCAAAGCCGGTTGCTACAACTCGTTCTGTCATATTAAAACTCCAATTCGTGGTTGAAGAAGTAGTGTACTTTGTTTTCGTCCCCTTGTACGGCTTTGTGAACCGACAAGTCTTTTAGACCTGGGATGGTCTTATACACGAACACGTTTCCACCTTTACGAATATCACCGTAGTCGATTTTTGATTTGGCTACGATGAAGTTGTCAGGGGTTTCTTCTTTTAAAATCATTTTTTATCTCCGTTCTTTCAAACTATGCGAATATTATAGCAAGTTATTATCCAAATTAGCAAACCAATTTTTAATTTTTGTGATCTTTGGTTGAATAACGAACAAAAATGGTTTAGGTTGTGTAGTAAAGTATAGACGACCAATATTGCCCCAATTATCCATATATACTTTACCGCTGGTCTTTCTTAGCCAAGCTAGACGCCAGAATATAAGAAAGTTGATGTTCCAAATAAAATTACTCATTTCATCACCACTGTCTGTAGCTCGTACTCATCAATTGCGCAATTGCATAGAGTATCTGCTAGCTCGTTACCTTCATCACCAGAGTGACCTTTGACTTTTGTCATGGTTACATTGATTTTTTGAGAAATATTATATAATGTCTTCCAAAGTTCTAGGTTCTTGACTGGAGTACCTCCCGCAGTCACCCAGCCTTTCTTCACCCAACCGTGCATCCACGTTTTATAACCTTGACATGCGTAGTTAGAGTCTGTAAGAATCTCTACTTGAGATAGGTTAGCACGAATAGCCCACTCTAACGCTTTTACAATGGCTGTAAGTTCAGCCTCATTGTTTGTAGTGTGGGGCATAGCTGCGCTTTTAGTACCTTTCTTAGCCCAGCCTTCAAAAACCGCGAAAGCCCAAGCACCTACCCCAGGATTACCACGGCAAGCACCATCAGTGTAAATTTTTAGCATTTTTCTTAGTTCCTACGTAATTGATTATTAACAACCCATTATACGGTAATGGCTTACCTGTTTTTAGATGTTTTGTCTTATGCACGTATTTAATACCGCGAACATCTAACCACTGCTTAATATCAGCTATTTCTTCTGGGGTAGCGTCTCTTAATCCTACACCACAAGTTAGCTTAGGATTATTCGTTAGTTTCTTCTTCAAGTTTTTCACGTAGTTCCTCCCTAATCTTCATCAATAGTTTACCAAGGTGGTTATGGCCGTGACCGGTCTTTTCAATTACACCCCAGAAACCGTCACCCCACCAATTGCCTTCAATAAGCTCTGCGTCACCAGTTGCTAGCAATAGATGTGCTAGGTGTTTGTTTGCGAACTTGGCTCTTAGACATGTTTCCATGTAATCTAGTTTATTATAATGGAAGTCTAGATTTTTAACTACGTTGAATTTCCAGTAGTTCTTAGACTGGTTTGGTGGTAACTTAGCTATTAACTTACGTTCTCGTCTTTCCGGCGTTTTGAACGCTTGATACATGTTCTCGCTAGAAGGATAAGTAATGCCGTCATGTTCAATTACCACTTCAAACATATTAGAGAGGAACGCATGTTCTCCTCTGAAACTGTTAATCGTCATTCAATAACTCCAGTAAATTATCACAGAAGCGTTTACGGTACGCAGGGATAGCATTCATTAGGTCTGCGAAAAATTCGTTTTCTAAGCCAGCATCACCATCGAATAACTCATGCACCATGTGGCAGTATGTGTAGTCTTTTTCCATATCTAGTTCTATGGCGAAGGGATACCACTTTGGATTGCCAAAAGCGAAGCCAAGTAGAGTCCAACTGTTTTCATGCCACTCATTAGAGTCAATTAGAGACTCTCCGAACTCGCATTCGAAGTCTTGTATATCTGATGCCGATACGTTTGTTGCTGGAACATTACTTACGATTTGCTCCCAACGCTCTCTTAATAGAATATTCATTACTCACCCCAAACAATATTAGATACTTCTTCCATGAAAGCTTTAACTTCCAATTCGGATTCGGCGTAAATGTATAATATAGGACGTCCAATCTGTCCTTGCTTAAATACCGTGGTTTCTAGCACAATACCTTTATGGAAACCCTTATTAAAGAGTTCGTTTTTGATAGCGTAGTCAGGCAGTTTTTGCTCATAAGCAGAGTCTAGGAAGTCAGCTAACTCTTTTGTTCTTTCTGTGATGTGGAACTGAGTTTGGCAACCATCTAGGTCGTGCATTAGCTCGTCAACATCGCTGCGTCTATCACTAGAGATTAGCGTAGAAAGATGGTGCATCTTTTCGATACGTACATCATTATCTTCGCAGAATTGATAATCTAAAAACATAATACAATCTCCTTTTCAATTTATGGAACTATTATATAAAAATTCTCTCGAAATAGCAAGAAGATTTTTATATAACATGACGTTAACATCTATAAAGACATGAAAGGGGACTATGCGTCCCCTAGATAAATGATACGTTGATTACTACTTCCACGGAAGCGTAAGCCTGGATCATATAGTTCTTGTTCGAATTTGCCGTCTACTAGAACATCTGTATATCCTAGCAGTGCTTGACGGTATGGATTTTTGTCTTCCTTGAGTTCTTCTAGAGCGTATCCTGTGTACAACCAAATGTCCTTTCCTGGGCATTCTGTCTTAATTCTATGACATAACTGAACTAGTTGTTGCGCATTACGTTTATGCATAGGATCTCCGCCAGATAGCGTGATACCTTTACGCTTGATACGAGTATCTTGTAAGTCCTTGATAATCTGGTCTTCTAGTTCTTGGGTGAACTCGTGTCCATTATTTGGATTCCAAGCTACCTCATTGTAGCAGCCCTTACATCCATGTGAACATCCAGAAACAAAGAGGACGCATCGCGTCCCCTCTCCATTAACTACATCTGTTGGGTAGTAATTCATATAATTCATATTTAGCCCTCACACGCTACACATTCACCTTTGGATGCTTGAACACCTGCCATAGTACGCATGTAGTATAGTTGTTTAATATTTTCATTTGTAAATGCGGCTTGATGTACTTCTAGGATGTATTCCTCGTCCTCATCAGCATCAAAGAATAGGTTCAATGATTGACCTTGACAAATTCGTGGCTGCCTAGCTGCTGCTAAACGAATCAGTGCCATTTGATCAATCTCGTAGGCAGTCTTAAACACCATCTTTTCGTGGTCTGATAACCAATCTAGATGCTGTACCGAACCTAACTTATCATTGATTGACTTGATCAGTTCTCTATCAACTTCTACACCCTTCTCCTTGCAGAATTTCAAGAAAGATGGATTCAATCGAGTTAGCTCCCCAGCAGCACTTGGCTGTACGTAACTATTACCTGGGATTGGCTCAATACCTTGAGAAACCCCACCACATACTAATGCACTTGAAGTATTTGGGGCTACTGCTAGACGGTGGGTGTTACGTACTCCGTAACCTTTACACCACTCAGGTTCACCTAGTTCTTCTGCCATCCACTTAGAAGCTCTTAGTGACTCATTGGACATATGGGTAAAGATTTCTAGGTTCTTCATGTGAGCTTCGAATGTTTCGAATGCAATCATGTTGTCCTGTAGGTACGTATGGAAACCTAGACCGCCTAGACCTAATGCACGAGATTTCTCTGTGAAGCGAATAGCCTTTTCAAGACCAGGAATATCGTATGCTTGTTCAATAAACTCCTGTGCAACACAGTCTAAGAATACTGTTGCATGGAATACAGCTTTGGTGTCTTTCCACTCATCGAATCTTGCTAAGTTCATTGAGCTTAGTACACACGTAAACGTATGGTCTGGGTCACTAAACAAGTTGATTTCGGTACACAAGTTACTTGCACGTACATCTAGACCTAAATCTTTGTACATTTGAGGTGACTGACGGTTAACTTTATCAGGGAAGAAGTAGTAACCTTTACCTGTAATCAGTTTAGTATGTAAAGACTTAGCTAGACGATCAATAGCGTCTTCATTACCAGCTTCAAGTTTTCTTACGAACTCATCTGAAATATTCCAACCTAGATTTAAATCGTCAGGGTAGTTCTTTAAGAATGTAACTACTTCGTAGAAGTCACCATGATCCATTGGAAGATACCCTGCCCAAGCACCACGTCTTGTAGCACCTTGAGCTACATCTCGCATACATTGTACGTAATCTTCGATTACAGGCATAACACCTGCGGCTGTGCCACCAATAGAGATACTAGCTCCACGAGGACGAATATCACCAAGATAACCTGATGTACCAAACCCATTTTTAGTTAGCATTGCTGTTTCGTGTAGAGTATCGTAGAAACCATGAATTGAGTCGTCAATATATCCGCCGGAACAGCTAACAGGCATACCTTTATTTGTACCCATATTTGCAAGTACAGGTGTTGATGCTGCAAGCCAACCTTTCCAGAATAGCTGGAAGAATCTATCTTCCCATAGTTCTCTATCCATAGGCATATGTTTAGCTGCTGTCTTAGCGATAGCGATGTATCTACCTAATACAGTTTCGCCTTCTGAGAGATACTTTTGTTTTAGTAACTGGTATCCAGCAGTAGTCATCCATTGAGGAATTTGACCCTTTGCTTGACCTTCTTTTCGTTCTGCACCTAATTTATCGTAAATACTTGCCATTATGCTTTCACCTTCCATCTTAGTCGTGATTCATCCCAATCACGGTTATATTCTGAACCTGTACCTGTAAAGAAGTCATGGAACTTCAGGGCATTGATATTATCATAGAACCATTCTGCAATAGGGTTTTCACCAATTTCAAAAATTGGAGCAATTCTTAGATGCCCTAGACATAGGTTGATACGTGATTTAACAAAGGTTTTTAGGTCTTCTGCATGGAAGCCTTCAATCTCACCTTTCTCGAACATCATATCAATAATACGAGCCTCGTGCTCATATACTTGACGTCCTGCACTTTGTAGGCGTTTTGATACCTTGTTAAATTGGGAAGCTGTTAACTCTCCGGATTGTTCCATTTCACGACGCAATGTATTGAATGCCCAAGCCCCGCCCTCACAGTGTAGGTTTTCATCACGTACAGAGAAGTTAATACCACGTACTACGTTTAGAATCCTGTTCTTACCTTGTGCTTGGAAGTGCTTTAGGTAAGCGAATGCACTATACAGTACAGCACCTTCAATCATACTAAATGCCCCTACAGATACTAGATCATCAGGATCGCAGACTAATGATTCTACAAATTCCATGCGAGATTTAAGAATAGGGTCGTCTACGTAGCTGGTGTAGAACTCATCTGTATTAAGCATTAGAGCTTCATTGATTTTATTGTAGAAAGGTGCGTGCATGTTGATTTCAGCAAATGCGAATGCGTTACCCATCTGACGGAAGTCATGGCGGGGGAACATGCGTTTAAATCTACCACCCCAATATTCATTACCTAGAACTAGCTCATATAGTGTGAACAGCTTTAGTGTAGTAATAACACCGTGAGCTTCTGCTGGTGTCATGTTAACACGAATATCTTGAATGTCTTTTTCTACGTTAATTTCGTGGTGAAACCATATTACTGAGTTTTGGGCGTCTGCAAATGCAACTGCCTCAGGGTAATCGAAGGTGTAGGCTTCTTTATATGTTTGACAACGTACTGGCATTATAGGGTCTCCAAGTAGCGCATAATTTCTAGTGATTCTAACATTACTGTGTCATCGTCTAATACTAGTGCAGGGATTTGTTTGATGCGGTATTGACTAGCTAGCTCAAACGAGTGGTCAATATCCAATAGTTGTACATCCAGTCCTTTATTTTTGATTAGTTCTTTAACTGGTTGGCAGTATGTACACCAAGATGCCATAAATAATTTCATATACTTTCTCCTAGGGTTAAAAAGAGGGCAATTGCCCTCTTAAAGATGTTTTACACGTTTAGTCATTTCTGACTGTTTACCTGCATTGAATGGACGAGTACCAGGATTACCTAGATAGCCACAGACACGACGAGTGACGGAGCATTTATCAGGTTCATGGTTGCCACAATTGGGGCACTCGAAACCTTTACTGGTACAATTGAACTCACCTTTGAAGCCACATTCGTAGCATTCGTCGATAGGCGTGTTTGTACCGTAGTACGGTACTCTTGCGTAGGAATAATCCCACACATTTTCAAGTGCTTCGATGTTATGGCGCATGTTCGGGAACTCTCCATAACAGATATGACCGCCTGAGCTGTATGGGATAAACTGGGCTTCAAAGTCGATTTTGTCATAAGGATTAACCTTCTTCAGTACATCTAGATGGAATGAGTTAGTCAAGTAACCTTTATCAGTTACACCCTCAAACTCACCGTATTCTCTAACGATTGCTTTACAGAATCGGTTACATAGAGACTCACTTGGAGTTGCGTAGATTGAGTAACCAATACCTTCGGCCTCTTTCCACTCTGTAGCTTTCTTGTCAAGGAACTTAACAATATCTAGAGCGAATTGTTGCTTTTCTGGCTCATCATAAGTATGAATCATACTTCCTAGCATTGCGTTAGCTGCTTCTTCTAGGCCAATGTAACCTAAGGAGATGCTAGCACCGCGCTTCAACAGGTGTGGAAGGACAAGCTCTTCGCCGTCTAGGTGTAGACCTAGCGCACCTTCCATATACATAATCGGCGCGGATTTAGCTTTTACGGTTGATAAACGTTCTAAACGGTACTGTAGCGCACGATGTGCTACTTCACAGTAATTGTCTAGTAGATCCCAGAATTTATCGTAATCTAGTTGAGCTTCTAGAGCGATTTTAGGGATGTTCAGTGAAACAACTCCTAAGTTGTTACGACCAGAATAAGTTTCTTTACCGTTTTCATCGTGCCAAGGAGACAGGAATGAACGACAACCCATAGGTGCTTTGTACCCGCCAGTTATCTCGACTGTCTTATCATAGTTAAGAATATCTGGATACATGCGTTTAGTAGCACACTCTAATGCTAGTTGCTTAATATCGTAGTTTGGATCTTCCGGTTTTAGGTTAACACCATCACGCAGACCAAATACTAGTTTAGGGAACACAGGCGTAGCTGCTTCTTTACCTAAACCTGCAATACGGTTCTGTAGAATACCTTTTTGAACTAGCTTAGCTTCCCATGACGTGCCTAGACCAAAACCGAAGGTCAAGAATGGAGTCTGACCGTTAGTTGAGTAAATAGTGTTTACTTGGTACTCTAGTGTTTGGCAAGCATCGAATACTGCTTTTTCAGTAGCGATACGCGCTTCGGATTTTATACAGTTTAAGGCTAGGTCGCCAGTTACAACATCTGTACCAGTAAAGCGACGGAATAATGACATAGCTCGCTTATATTCTTTCTGGTAAGTCTTAGTCACGTAAGGTGCTAGAACTTCATCTAGACGGTCAAACGATGTACCACCATACTGTGAGCTTGCAACAGCCGCGGCAATTTGTGATACTACGGTAGCAGCAGTTTGAATTGAGTTTGGAGACTCAATCTGTGCGTTACCCATTTTAAAGCCGTTCTTCAACATACCTTCAAGATCTACTAGACAGCAGTTTGTCATACCCATCATTGGGAAGTAGTCTAGGTCGTGAAAATGAAGATTACCGGCGATATGCTCACGAGCTACTTCGCGTGGTAGTAGGTAGTTTAGTGCATAGTGGCGAGAAATTTCACCCGCTAGTAAATCCCGTTGTACGTGGAATACTGTTGATTCCTTGTTTGCATTTTCATGCAGAATATCTGGGTTAGTCTGGTCAACTAATCCCACAATGTTTTTGTGCAGATCACTTTCCAAATCTCGCGCCTGTTGGCGATCGTGACGATACTCGATGTACTTTCTTGCTACATCTTTCCAGCAACTAGACATAAGTGTGTCTTCTACTAATTGTTCGATCTCGTATACACTTACTTCTTCTCTAGCTTCTGTTTGAAGTCTATGGATTACTAATTGAGTTGTATCATTAGCGATTTGGCTAGCGTCAGAGTAATCATAACCCGCGTCACTAGCAGCCATGAAAGCAGCTTCATACGGTTTATGTAAGTTAAATGCTTGTCGTGTGTTATCACGTTTGATTATAATCATACTTCTCCTCCAACGTCTGTGGTTGGTTTATAAAATTCCCAAATTGGACATATATTATAGCAAAAAAGTTGATATAGATCAAATAAAGTTTTTAAGTTTCTGCTATGCCTTTTATCGTAAAAATCAAGTTGACAAGTTTCCCTAAAATGTGGTACTTGACATCATACTTATATTATGGGCGAACGAGTTTGGCAGTAGAGCAAAAATGTATTTGCCAGGATGCCCCAATTTATCGTATAATATATGCAGTTTCAGAAGACATAGGAAAATTTTAATGAATATGACAGATAAAGTACGTTATTTGACGGAGATTTTAAAACATTTGGTATCTAATGTTAACGTCACCGTTGTTGATCCCGAAGGACATGCACACAATGTCCGTCCATGCAACCTACAGAAAAAAGTAGACCTATTAGCAGAGCATCCCGAACTTAAAGTTATCGCGGAAGTTTACTACGATGCCTCAGTCCATCACTCAGAGCACATAATTCGTCCTAACAATTATAAGCACTTCGTCGAAGGCCAAGGCAAACAAATCGCTAAAGAGTTGAAAATGGAACTCGGTTGCAAGATGCTTGGCATCAGTTAACAGTTAACAATTAAAGTTTTTAGTTTGACATTGTTAACCAGATGTTATAAAATATATGTATTGATTCGAAAGAGTCGATTTCCATATTACGCTTCTCCTGGGGTAGTGCCCTCTACCCCGTTATCTTTATGGGCATTCTAGGAGTGTCTATAAAAATAACTTACCCGTATGGTTTGGCTAACTGTATGGCGTCCACATCGCTGGTAACTGATTTTGGTATGACTCGGAAATGCTCCGGAGGTACAAGGTTATGTGGCACATAATATGTGAGTATGATAGGTATATTGGGGTACTTAAGGCAGTGATCTCTGTGGGAGTCTTCCGTATTTTGGTATATTCTTGATTGGTATAAGAGTGGAATGGTAACAAAAACTAAGTGTTCAGGTTGGATGTTAATGGGGGAGTTCCAGAAGCCAACGAACAACGTACCTATCGCCAAGGATAGCGATGGTAGTAACATATTGTCTAACGGAGGAAGACTCGCCCACCACCTAGTGGAAGTAGTACGCGAATCGGGATTGAGTGACTAACCGACCTACAATTGGAGTAGGGATATGCAAGGGTTACGTAGAGAATGAAGCTAGTGAAGTCTGTGTCCATGATGATCTCTGAGGGAGTGCGTTCAGGATAGCTAGTGAAAGTCGGTATCAGTAATGGTTTTGGTATTACACACTTTAAATGTATATGTTTAACTAACATGGGAGATTTTTTAATGCTAACGTTTATCGAAGGCGTATTTAAGCCTTACTTTTCTGGAAACGAGTACATCGAACCCGCTCCAGATAGCAAAGTTCGTTTAGCAAAAGTTTTTGACAAAAATGGCAAATCTGTAGACCCTATCATGCCGAAGTTCTTTAACGTGATAGAGTCAACTAACCCTAACTCTCTAGACCAGACGTTTAAGCTGATTTCAGAGTACCAAAAGAATCCAGAGGTGGCTCTAGTTCGAGCTGCCCCTATTTCTAATATCCGTAATATTAGACGTAATGCAGAAACATTTAATTGCTCTGTACGTTCTCGTATTATCCATATGGATATTGATGGTATTTCAGCCCCTCGTGAGGGAATGTCTATCGAAGACCAAGGCAGATACTGTATTGATCTTCTACGTAAACTAGAGCCTGACATCTTTCCGGATAATCCTGCATTTATCGCTAAAGCTAGTGGTAGTGCAGGTATTAAGCCAGGTATTCGTTTGCATATGTACATGCAGACTAGCAAAGCCGTGTCTAACGGTCAGCTAAAGTACCTGTCGTATCAGTTGAATAAGAAAGCTCAGGAAGAATATGGTTTTGAGCTACTGGATACTTCGGTTTATGATAAAGTGCATTTGATGTACACTGCTGAACCAGTATTTGAGAATCCAGAAATCAATCCATTCAAGGATAAGGAAAGAGCAGTGCATATTCTTGGGGATAGTATTACATTGCCAGAAAACTTGCAAGAGTACCAAGGTATTTCGAACTATGTCCTTAAAAAGGAACATTTTTCCTATATTACTGGTATCGAAGGTCTACACGACTTTCCTAGCAAGGACTTCGAAAAGCGTATTGAAACGCTGAAAGAAGCAAAAGATAACGTATTCATGCGACATACCATCTCTGTTTACTGTGCAGCAGTAGAGCAGGGTGTGGATATTAACTGGCTAGACGCTCAGGTAGAGAAGATTCTAGAAGGGTATGAGAACAGAACTCGTTCTGTTAAGGAATATATTGGTAACGCTAAGGAAGCGGCGCTAAAGATTATTCTATCTCGTAGCCTTCGTAAGGTTGATGGTAATATCAATGTATCATCTGACCCAACGGTATCTACTATGCTTCCAGTTAAAGATGAAGCAACCGACAGTGCGGATAATGACAGATTCTTGAAGATTAACCATCTTCCACCAGAAGATTCTCTGACGTTTGTAAAAGCTAGTCTTGGTACTGGTAAAACTACAACTGTTCAGACTTGGTTGGCTAGTGGTTTGTTCAAAGGACGTTTCCTGTCTATTACAAACACCGTTTCTCTAGTAGAAGGTAACGCTAAGAAACTTGAATCTGGATGTTATAATAAGCTGAAAGATTACACTGAGTTTCGTGATGGTAAGATTGACCGCATGTCAACTACTATTCACTCGCTACACCGTTTCTACGACACAATCAATCAGAAAGGTCTTGACATGGTATTCATTGATGAATGCGATGCCGTAATGAACGATATTCTTTTCAGTGATCTAATCAAGGAGAAGGATAAGTGTATTAAGACCCTAAAACTAATCTTGCAAGAGGCAAAGTACGTGGTATTGTCAGATGGTGATATTTCACCAGAGACTATCGAAGCGTATGCTCGTCTATGCGACCCTGTAAAACAAGTAGTTATTTATCAGCACGACAGAAAGATGCTAGCTAACGCTCAAGCTATCGAACTGTTTGATGAAAACTCTGTATGGGCTGCAATGCAAGGTGCTCTAGAGATTGGTGAGAAATGCTTGCTTGTATCCGATTGTTCACCTGATGAACTAAATGAGAAAGGTATCGCTCTTAGAAGTGTAACCGCAGCTAATATCAAAGAGATTCATAAGAACTCTACGAAAGATGCGGATATTAAGGAGATTCTGACATATGGAAACCCGTCACTTCAACAACAAAGAGTTGATGGCCTATTGTGTAGCCCTTCTGTTACTAGTGGGGTGGATTTCAGTTATTTCGATACTGTATTCCTAATTACACGAGATTCAGGTATTCATGCTCCAAACCTACGATTCCAAGCACTCCGACGTGACCGCGGTGCGAGAACTATCTATTACTACACTGCTCCGGCTACCGAAGGGTTTAAAGCGGGTGCGGATAAGTATGAAGAATCGCTAGGCTGGCTACAGCGTTGTCGTAAGATTTTTGCTAAACGACGAGAAGAAGAATGTAGTAAATATAAGTCAACCTTCCGTATGCTACTACGTGACCAAGGTTGTTCTATCTCCCTAGACCCAGGCAAATGGGGTACAATTGAATCAGCTAACTCAGAGTATCACGAAGAACGAGTTAATGCTATTCTATCAGCAACACCTAGCTTCCAGTTACAGCGTCATAACGATGCTTGGGAAGTGAAGCAGTTTATTACTCGTTACTACGAGGATGTAGACGACTTGGGTGATGTTAACGAAGAAATGGTTGAGTTGTGGTTGAAACAAAAACCACATGATCGTGCAGCCTTCTTCCATAAAGTACACAAGAAGTTTTGGAAGATTATTAAGTCTTGTGAAGCTAGTTACGACCCCTTTATCAATCATTTGAAGCGATTCCCTAGTGAATGGTATCAATGTACTGGTCTAGATGTACGTACAGAGCCGTGGCGTATTAAACGCTACTTCAAAATGATGGGAATTACCGAGCCGGGTGATTTCGATAACATTGTTGGCTGGTATCGTACTTACTGCAAAATCGAAGGCATCCAGATTCCAACTGAGTTTATGACTGAGTTTGAGCTGTCAATGCTTGGTGATAAAGACGTATTACTACTGTAGGGATTGAAAGCCCTACTTTTTTACACCCCAACAAACTAATAGGTGAGTTATGGATAGAGAAGAATCAGTGGGCACTATCGAGTGGTTGCTCAAGACCAGAAAGTATACTGAACAAGAACGTAACCAGATTATAGACGCCACCAATAAGACTTGGGGTACAGTCTATGATAAGACTGATAGAAAATTCGAGAAAGAGGAAACTTACGGACAGTACGGGTTAATCCTACGTCGCTGGTACGAGAATGTAGTTCCAGTATGCGAGGAGAAAAGCTATGCTATGTAGGGTTGTTCCACCAATAGTTGCCAGGCATCCGGAAATACTCAACTTTCCAAAACCCGTCAAAGTCACTACAAGACCTGCGATATATTATAAAAAGATAGAGAGAAGAATTTCATCTCTCGTGGAGGACAAGCTGTGTGGAAAATATTAATATTCAACGTTACTGTTGGTCTTCTTTGCGCTTGCGCTTATAATTACTCCGAGAAGGGGGACTTCGGATTGGATTGGTCATTTATAGAGCCTGAGATAACTCAATTTGAAAATTCAATTGCAGACATGTGTGATATGTAATATAATAATCTCATAAATTGAAAAGAGGAGAAGATAATGAAATTAAGTAATGGTTTACTAGTAAGTCTACGTTCTGGTGTATACGCAGAAGATGTTAAAGACGCGTTTAACTTCTTGGCTGCTGACTCTGACGGTGAAGTATTTGCTTTCATCGAACAACCATATCTTCCAACAAGCTCACCTGAACAATGTCAAGTCCATGTATGGGACACACTAGAAGGTGATATTGAGTACGTTGGTGATGTAGTTATGCCTAAAGACGCTACATACGAACAAACCCTAGAAACTCTAACGGAGATCTAATATGCGTTTTATTAAATGTGCTGGCTGCAATAAAATCGCCATAGAAATAAAAGATGGAAGGTTTGCAAAGGGATGTGTTGTTCGTTGCGCTAAGTGTGAAGAAAAATTAAAAAAGGAATTGCAAAACTTACGATTCCTTGCTAAAATGAACGAAAATAAAGAATCAAATCCTTTTGCGGATTTATTTGGTAAATTTAAGTAGGAGCTAATCATGGCTAGACGTCAACGTGCGGATATTTCAGAAGAACAATTTAAGAAAGCTATTGCATGGCTAGAAAACGGTGGCACTAAGAAAGGTGCTTGTGAGATTCTAGGTGTGTCGAATAACAAGACAATGGAATCTCGTATTGAAGAGTACAAGACTGAAATAGAAGTTTCAGCGCGTATGCGTAAAGAGAAACGTCGTCAGCCTTGTACAGGTGCAGAGCTTGTAAATATCATTGAAGACTATTTTGATGGTGCTCCATTTGAAGAACTTTCAAGCCGTTACTACCGCTCTACTGCATACATCAAGCATCGCTTAGAGCTTGCAGGCGCATTAATTCGTTCTCGTGGTGAACGTAACCCACTAAAACCACCTATGCTACCAGAAGAGTGTGTACTTCTAGAACCAGACTTCGCTTGTCGTGAGCGTGTGGATTTTGAATGCAGCTCTATCTCTGAGTTTGATGCTCAGAAGAAGAAAATTATCGCTGAGAAAGGCTGGCAACCATCACAAGTTGTGGATGTTCGTTCTCAAGCAGGTAAATGGCGTCCTGAGTGTGCTCTTGACTTCAAAGGTGAAGTTGTGTGGCTACCTGGCTACCAATGTCTCGCAGAAGTTATTAAAGAAGTACCTTGTAAGCAGGGGAAAGCTTACCAACTATATCTGCTAGATGCAGACCGTCACCAGTACGTAAATGTTCTATACTGGGATATTGGTTCTCTTCGTCACCTTGAAAAACTAGGTGTCGATATTAAGAGCCGTGGTACATACCTAAATGGTACTACATGTGCTGAAATGCTAAACAAAGCATTGCTAGCAGCACGTAAATCAAAATAAAACTTGAATTGCTAAAACACTGAAACTTTCGTATAATATAATCTCAAAGTTAAACAACAAACCAAAGGAAAAATATAATTATGGCTAATACTTGGACTGATGAACTACGCGCAGAAGCTGTTGAAATGTACCTAGAACGTATCGGTGAATTTGAAGAAGCTGACCGTGCAACAAACTCTACAGAAGTTTGTAAAGGCATCGCTGATGAGCTAGATTTCTCTGTGAACTCTGTTCGCGCAATTCTACAACGTGCAACTGACGATGAAGGCAACCCAGTTTACATCAAAGCAACTAAAGCTCCAAAAGCTAAAGCAGCTTCAACTGGTGGCAAGAAAATGTCTAAAGCTGACGCTCAAGCAGAGCTTGTATCCGCTCTTCAAGACGGTGGTGCAGAAGTAAGTGATGAACTTATGGAAGTTATCGAAAAACTTACTGGTAAAGCAGCTCAAGCTCTTGCTGGCGCAATCCGCACAATGGGTGACGACGAGTAATCGTCACCTCCCTTCTACAACTAACATAGGAAAGTTGCTATGAAATTAAATCATATTCTAGAACAGGCTGACAAACACGGTGATTTCTATCTATACTACCGTAAACATACTGGCAAAGGTACTACTTACCTAGTTGGTACTACTGACTTCGACAACAAATACATCCAAGCAAAACATGCTTCTGGTAAAGCTGGTCTGACTCCTAATGTCTGCCTATCAGCTCTTCAAGGTCAAGCACTAATGCAGGACAACGTAATAGTCTTTAGTTGGACTAACGACAAGTTCCGTATCCTAAGTGCTAAAGATGTACGTCGTATGTCTCCGTTAGCAGCGGAGCTACGTAATGGACGTAACCGATAATTACAACGGGCATGATGATCTGTTAGACGAGATAATCTACGAGAGTTTTGAGAAAGACACTCAGATTCGTCTAACAGTCTCAGAGTTTCGAGGCAATCTGTATCTAGGCATGAGAAAATGGGTCATAGATATAGATGATTCATGGATGCCGACTAGACAAGGATTTACTTTCCCTTACAACTTAAATACTACAGGTGCGTTATTCGGAGCATTGACTAAGATATTAAGTAAGGGTGAAGTGTTACATGAAGTGCTAAAGCACATAGACTATGAGCCGAATCGTAAATGATTCGGCTTTTCTCATATATAAGGAATATAAATGTTAATTAATTCAAGTACAATTGGAGCTACTACAGGTGGCTTAAAAATATACCTGGATGGGGTTGAAGTTTTCGGTGTAGCCAACCTAAATACAGTAGACAAATACGTAGAATGTTACGTAAAAGATAATAAAGGTCACTTTATTATTGTTAATGATGAACTACAATTGGAATGTATACCATTTGAGATGGCTACTATTCGTTTTGATAATGTAATTATAGAGGTAAACTAATGTACTTTTCATGTATTGCGTCCTCTACTGAAGTGGATAAAAATGGGCTGAAATTCTCACCTGAAGCCTTGAAGCAGTTCGAGGGTATTAAGGGTAGAATCTTTGCTAGCTACGATAGCTCCAAGCCACCAGTTGGTACTGTTCACACCGCCAAAGTAGACGGCAATAAACTACGTATAACTGGAACAATCCTGCCTCAGTTTGAAAAACAAGCCAAAGAAATGTACGTAGCACCATCATGTCGTATGCTAGATGGCTACGTAGATGAAAACAAAGATACTGTAGTAAGAAGCCTAGCCCCAATGGCTTATGGGTTAGTACTTAAACATGCAGACCCACTAGCAACCAAAGTAGAGGAACTAAAATGAAATATGGTAAACCACTATCACAAAAAGACTTACAGCAATCATTCCATCGCCGTTGTAAGGCAGCTGCTGATGACTTAGCTAAGGGTAAGTCTCATATCTTGATGCTTAATCAGGGAGATAACTATGAAACGTTCTGTGCACAGGTTCGAGTTTTTCTCTGCGCCTGTCACCAATTTTCAGCTAACGACTCCGCGGATTTAATTGAGAAGCATCTACAAGTCTCAATTCCGCAAATCTCAACTTGCGTTTCAGGTAGAATGTAAGTATAATATGTTTATAAATTAAAGGAGATTTGAATGAAACAATTTATTGCAGAACTTCAGCGTGCGTACTACGATGGTGAACCACTAATCTCTGACGAAGAGTATGATGCTCTTATTCGTCGCTTCCCAGATGCAGAAGTAACTATTGGTCACAAGGGTGAGGAAGCTCACATGTTTCGTATGTGGTCGCTAGAGAAGAAATATCCCTGTCGTGGCGATGAACTGCCTAACCTAGAACCTTACATCGAGTCTCCAAAACTTGATGGCTGTGCTGTTGATTGTCTATACATCAATGGTAAGCTTGTTCAATGTTTGACTCGTGGTGACGGTGTTAAAGGTCGTGATATTACACAGAACCTAGAGCACCTAGTACCTGCAAATGTAGACTACTACGCTCCGATTATGCAGGTAACTGGTGAAGTAGTAACTACTAAAGATATTGAAAATGCTCGTAACTATGCGTCAGGTGCTATGAACCTTGATAATGGTCAGGAGTTCATGACTCGTCTCATGGAAGGCGGCTTGCGTTTTATTGCTTACAACGTACAGACTTGTGCCGATGGTTGTCTAGGCGCTATGTACGATAACGATATGAAAGAACTAGAAAATCTAGGCTTCCATACTATTCTTAGCGACAACGTTAAGAAAGCTGTAGAAGATGGTATTATTATGACTGATGGTCTAGTATACCGTCTAAAACGTAACCGTGCATACTTCGCAGCAGGTTTCACTTCTAAGTACCCTAAAGGCGCATTCGCTGTTAAGGAAGACGATGAAGGTGAGATCACTACCATCGAAGATATTAAATGGCAAGTAGGTGCTTCTGGTAAAGTAACTCCGGTTGCTATTGTTAAAGAAGTAGTTCTCGAAGATGCCAAGGTAACTCGTGTTACTTTAAATAATGTAGAATATATGAAAGCGATGGGTATCACGCATATCGGTCAAGAAGTTCGTATTATTCGTGCAGGTGGTATTATTCCTAAGATTGTGGAGGCTTTCTAATGAGAAATCCGTCACCGGAAGCAGTTATAGCTAAAAGCTATCTAGATAATAAGTACTTATGTACATACCACCCATTTGAGCAGCCAGAGTACCCATTGAGCGAGTCACATCTAGTATGGATGTTAGAGCAAATAACTATGGAATACATGCCTAGAACTAAGGCTAATCGCTGGTTAGGCTACGTTCAAGGGGTGATGGTTGCAAAAGGTTTTATAAACGTACAGGATGAGCGTAATAGAACTCGCCCTGTCTTTAAAGGTGATTAATTATGGGTTGGCTTGATATATCCTTAGCAAACTTCTTTGCTAAAGATAAAGAAGATAAAAGAGTAAGAGGTGCAGCAGATATGATGCCTGGGTCTGGCTCTAAGATGCCTAGAGTTGAACCTACTCTTACAGGGGCAGCAGCAATGCGACCAGTGCCTATAAAAGATGCAGCATACTCTCGTCGTTGTATGAAAGCAAGTGCAGCTATCTATGTAGAGGAAGTTGGTGCTCGTGAGAGTATCGAGAAAGCTGAAGCTAGATTCAAAAATAATACTATTATAAATACAGAAACCTATTGCGAAGCTAACAAACTAAAAACAGCATTGAAGATTCTGGGGTACGAAGCGAAAACTACTGTATCCCGTGAGTCTGGGAACGAGGTACACGTATCATGGTAAAACTAAAGAATCATAGAGCCTGTGTTGTAGGCTCTCGTAATATTGATGAGCTAGATAGACACCGAATTATGGTTATCGGTGAGTTACTGGCAAAGCTAGGTGTTGCTGGCGCTTCTGGTAACGCTCTAGGTAGCGACAAAGAATGGGATAACTATATCTTTGTTCAGCACTTCCTACCTTGGAATGGGTATAATGATGGCTTCGAAACAGACGATGCCCAGATGTTATCTATTGATACATGCCCAGAAGCACTATTAATGGAAGCTCGTCGTATCGCTGAAGAGCATCACCCTGCGTGGGATCACCTAAAACGGGGTGGCCGTGCTATGCATACTAGAAATGTATTCCAAGCATTAGGTACATCACTAAGTCCTGAGACTATGGCAGACTTGACAATCTATACTGCGGGTGAGACTCCAGCACGAGTAGTCAAGGGTGGTACTAGAACTGCTGTGGAAATATCACGTAGTTACGGTATCCCTACTTTCAACTTGCGCTTCACCTCGGATTTCGAAGAGTTGAAAGCGATCCTCGAAGCGATGTTAGAAAACTGATTTGACAATTTTGGATAATCGGTATATACTATCTATCACGAATTGAGGGAAAGCTAATTAATTAATTTAGCAGTTACCAAAAAGATTAAAAAGTTAATTGCTCAACTGCTAAATTTCTTGCTATAATATTATCATAAAGTTGAGGGAGATAATGAAATGCAAATAGTAATTCCAACAGAATGTCCGTCATGCGGCTCAACGCTTGAAAACGTTAACGGTCAATTATTCTGTCGAAATAAAACTGCTTGTCCCGCACAGAGTTCAAAACTTGTTGAGAACTACTGTAAGAAAATGAAAATTAAGGGTTTTGGCTCTGCAACTGTTTCCAAACTAGAACTAACTACTATTTCAGGACTATATAACCTGACCGAGCAGCGGCTCACATCAGTTCTTGGAGACAAAGTAGGTTCGAAACTCTTTACCGAAATACAGAAAACTAAAACCAGTGAATTTGCCTTAGTTCTTGGCTCACTTGGTATTAAGTTAATCGGTAAAGTAGCCGCTGGGATTGCTGCTACAAAAATCAATAGCTTTCAGGAAATCACCGCTAAAGCCTGTACGGATGCAGGTCTAGGTGTGAAAGCTACGGAATCCCTCATGGACTGGTGTAATTCACTAGAGGGTTTAGATACAATCGAAGCTCTAGACGGTTTTATTACTTTTGCGGAAGTAAGCACAAAACCGACACAAAATACAGAGCACAAATTCGATGTATGTATCACAGGCAAGCTTAACGACTACGCTAGTCGTACTAAGGCTGCTGACTACTTATCACAATTCGGTATCACTGTCAAAGGCAGCGTTACCAAAACTGTTAAATATCTCGTTTGTGAAGACGAGACGAAGAAAGGATCTTCGTCTTACAAGAAAGCTCTTGCAAACGACCTACCAATTGTAACTATCAAAGAATTAATTAATATTATCGGAGAATAAAATAATGGCTAAATTCGCTTGGAATGAAGAAAACGTATCTGTACTTAAAGCTCGTGTAGAAGGTGTTACTCTAGTATCACAAGACTTGCTAAAAGACATCGCTGATGAGCTAGGTCACACAGCACGCGGTATCGGTTCTAAACTACGTCAACTTGTAAAAGTTGGTGAACTTTCTCTAGAAGTTCAAAAAGCATCTGATGCTAACAAATCAGCATGGGCTGAAGACGAAGAAGCTGCTCTAGTAGACTTCCTAAACGCTCACAACGGTGAAATGACTTACAACGAAGTAGCTGCTACTTTCCTAGCTGGTAAGTTCAGTGCTAAACAAATTCAAGGTAAGGTTCTTTCTCTAGAAATGACTGATGCTGTGAAGAAAGCTGAAAAAGTTGCTGCTAAACGTACTTATACTGAAGCAGAAGAAGCTACTTTCATCGAAATGGCTAACGCTGGTGATTCACTAGAAGCAATCGCAGAAGCTATGGGTCGTCCACTACAATCTGTACGCGGTAAAGGTCTAAGCCTACATCGTGAAGGTCGTATCAACGAAATCCCTCATCAAGCAGAAAGCAAAGCTACAGTACGCGCTGACTGGTTAGAACCTGTAATGGATGTTATGGCTGATCTAACTGTTGCGGAAATCGCTGAAAAAGTTGGTAAATCAGAACGCGGTGTTAAAAACGCTCTAACTCGTCGTGGTCTTGCTTGTGCTGACCATAACGGTGAAAAACAACGTGCAAAACTAGACGCTAAAGCTGAAAAAGCTGAGTAATTCTTATTAAGTTAAAAAGAGGGAGGCTGCATAGCTTCCCTTTTTTATTATCGGAGCAATAATGATAAACGTTCAAGCAGTCGTACTTAAACTACTTCTGTCTTGTACTGATAAAGAATTAGCACTAGCTTGCTTCGACAAGATCAAGCCTCATTTCTTCTCTAGTTCATACGGTACAATTCATAAGGCAATCGCTAAATACTACCAAGACCATGGTAAAGTGCCAAGCATGGATGAGCTTAGCATTAAATTTAGTCGTAATAACAACATACAAATGTCGTTATCCGCCTTACAGCACCTTGATGATCTAGACATAGACTTCGACATGGCAATCGAAGCTCTAAGAAACGAATTTGCACAACAAGAAACATTGACGCTGATTAGCCGTAGTATTTTGGATGATATTACAATGCTAACAGCAGAAGATCTAATTGATAGATTAAACTCATTACCTCTAAAACTAGAAGAGAAAGTAGAGAATAGTGGTACTATCCTAACTGCTTCTCAAATCCCAGTATTTCAACACTCAAACGATAAAGAAATGGAAATGATTTATACAGGTATCTCTAACAAATGGGATTCCGAGTTTGGTGGAGCTGCCCGTCAGGAGTTCATTCTTCTTGGTGGTGGTACTGGTTCAGGTAAGTCAGTATTCTGTTCAAACCTACAAGTAGCACAGTGGAATGCGGGTAATATTGCACCATACTACTCAATTGAGATGTCAGGTCGTGAGGTTCTATTAAGAAACCTAGCGATTATGGCAGGTGTAAATGCTCTCCACACCAAGCAAGGATGCCTTGAGGGTGATGAGCTACGTAAACTAGCACTGACTAGAGCAAAAATGTTTCATGGAGGCGCAGAAGCCTATAAGAATTTTGTACGAAATAAAAACCATCTTATAACCGATGACTTTGTAGAACTAGACCAAGAACTAATGCGTAATCATGAGGAAATTCATCCTATGATTATCATTGATGATTCTAACTTGCGTCTATCTACTATTGATGTTAGTTTAAGTAAGTTTAGATCGCAATACGGTAAGAAGTTAACAATGGGTATTGTAGACTACATTAACGAGACAAGACTAGATACACAAGGTGATCCATACGATTGGGTTTACCAGCTAGAGCTATCTCGTGGTTTCAAATCCCTGGCACGTAAACATGACTGTGCTATATTCTCACCGTACCAGCTTAATGAAAATGGACAAGCTCGCTTCTCCAAAGCGATACTAGTACCAGTAGATATTGCTGTCAGATTGGACGCTGACCATGAAGCTGGAATTATACAACTTACTACTGACAAAGTTCGTTCAATGCCTAACTGCCAATTTAACATTGGTATGGATTGGACAAGCCTTAAAGCCGACCCTAGAGAGGTCACTTTGGTTGAAGCAGAACAAAATAAAGCAGAGTCACAGGTTGCAACATCAGTACAGGACACAAGTTATGAACTCGACTAATGTGGAAAAGCTATTAAAAGACAGAGATATACACTATATCAACAAGGGGAGGGATCTCCTTGTCAAGTGTATAAATCCAGAACACGATGATTCCAATCCTTCCATGCGGATTGACAGTGAAACAGGGAAGTTTAACTGTTTTAGTTGTGGCTTTCACGGAAATATCTTCGTCCACTTTGGTGAGTATCAAAGCCCTGTTTATGACTTAGTTTACAGTGTACGTGATAAAATCGCAGATATACAAAGAGAAACTCGTGGAATGGAAATTCCAGCTGGCGCCCGTCCCTATTCTGAGGATTTCCGTGACATTTCCGGAGAGACTTATGAAAAGTTTGGTGCGTTTACATATGGACATGAAGATTACGAGAACAGAATTATCTTTCCAATCAGCGATGCCACTGGTAAAATCCAGTGCTTCAATGGCAGACACATGTATTCAGATGTGAAGCCTAAGTATAAGTTCTATCCAGAACGAGCAACCATACCTGTGTTCCCATTTGTCAAAGGAGTTGACACGTTAATTATTACCGAAGGTTTATTCGATATGATTAACTTACATGATAAAGGGATTACTAATGCAGTATGTGTATTTGGTACGCACAACTTAACATTCTCCAATGCTTACCAAAAACTATTGCCTTATCTAATATCAGGAGTTAGACGCTTCTTGATACTTATGGATAATGATAAGGCTGGCAGGTACGCCGCCAAGAAGATCGAAGATATTATCCGTATGAAAACTAAGATGGAAGCCCTTGATATTAGTTACATGCTAGACCCTGGTGATGACCCAGGTTGCCTATCTAAAGAAGACGTAGACAAGCTAGCATACCAAATTGAAAAACTAATTGCAAGGTAATTCTAATTTTGATATAATACTGAGGTAATTCGGAGAAGTCTGGGTTGCCTCTTTTTATTTGGTTGTACACATCCCATAGTAATTGTAAGGAATTATATGAAAGTAGCTGTAATTGATAAATGCCCTAACAAGGTAAACTACCCAAAACTATTTGGTTTCCCAGTTGAAACTCTACACCTAGCTGACAAGAAAGTTCAGCGTCTAAAGAAAGCCGATATTACTCTAGATATTAATCTAAATGATTATGACTGGATTATTCTTATCGGTGCAGAAGCTCTAAAACAGTACACTCGTCATACTCGCGTATCCGACTACTCAGGTAAGCAAGTAGAATCTAAAGACGGTTCGTATAAGAACTTCCTAGTATCTACCAATCCAGCAATGTTGTTCATTAAACCAGAAATGCGTCCAGCATTCGAAGCAACTGTAGCTGAAATCAAGTCTATTATGGACGGAACAAAAGCAGCAAAAGCTAAGGTAGACTACAAACCTATTCAAAGTACAGAAGGTATTCTAGAATATCTAAACCTTGTGTACATGCTTCCTATCACTCAAGTGCCTGTAATCGCACTCGATACGGAGACTACTGGTCTGGCAGCTCGTAAATGTCAACCACTAGGTATCTCTATGTCGCACATGACGCATCAAGGTGTGTACATGGATGCAGACTATTTCGATGATGGGTGTGCAGAGCTACTACAGAAAATTATTGATACACCGAAACGTGACGTTGTTCTACACAACTCGAAGTTCGATGATCACATAATGACTTTCCACTTCGGCACTGATTTTGAGAAAGCACACCAAGAAGGTCGTCTTCACGATACTATGGTAATGCACTACGTACTTGATGAACGTCAAGGTACTCACGGCTTGAAATCACTAGCAATGAAGTACACCGATATGGGTGATTACGACTTTGCGCTTGACGAGTTCAAGAAAAACTACTGTAAAGAGCATAAAATCAAGCAGGAAGACTTCACCTATGACCTTATTCCTTTTGATATTATGTGGAAATATGCGGCGGGTGATACAGATGCAACTATCCGTCTATACCATAAGTTCTGGAATATTCTATGTCGCGATACATCATTCAAGCTTAAATGGTTGTATGAGAACTTACTAATGCCAGCTACTCGATTCCTAGGACGTATGGAGAACCGTGGTTTGCCACTATCTCGTAGTCGTCTATACCGAGCGCATGAGCATCTAGAACTACAACTTCGTGAATACACGGAGAAACTATACGAGTACCCAGAAGTTAAACAATGTGAGGCTATGCTTGACAAACAGTTTAACCCTAACTCTACTCAACAACTGCGTACTCTGTTGTTTGATGTAGTAGGTCTTACTCCTACAGGTAAAATGACAGAAACTGGTGCAGATTCTACTGACGCAGAAGTATTGGAGAAACTAGGTGAGCAACATGCTATTCCGAAGCTTATCCTTAAAATTCGTCAGACCAGTAAACTAATTAACTCATTCATCATTAAGTTGCTAGACAACATTGATGCGGATGGTCGTATTCGTACTAACTTCCTATGTACAAGTACAACTTCTGGTCGTTTGAGTTCGTCTGGTACATTTAACGCGCAACAACTTCCTCGTGATAACCCGATTATCAAAGGTTGTATCGTAGCTCCAGAAGGCTACAAGATTGTCGCAAAAGACTTGACAACCGCTGAGGTTTACTACGCTGCTGTACTATCTGGCGACCGTAACCTACAGCAAGTATTTATCAATATGACCAATGAGCCTGATAAGTATGCCGACTTCCACTCAACTATTGCACACATGGTATTTAACCTTCCTTGTGAGCCTAATGAGGTTAAGAAGAAGTTCCCTGCGATGCGTCAAGCTGCTAAAGCTATCACGTTCGGTATCATGTATGGTAGTGGTCCAGCATCTGTCGCAGAGTCTGTAAACATTGCATTGCTAGAACAATCGCTACAAACTGGCGAACCATTTGTTCCTTGTACTGTTGAAGATGCGAAAGGTCACATTAGTACTTACTTCCGTAAGTTCCCACAACTTAAACGTTGGATTAATCAGTCCCATGAGCAGATTCGTCAATACGGCTTCATTTACAACTTCTACGGTCGTAAACGTCGTCTACGTAACTTCCAGTCTTCTGACCGTGGTGTTGCTGCTGGTGAAGTTCGTTCAGGATTTAACGCTATTATCCAGTCAGCATCATCTGATAGCCTACTTGTAGGGGTAATGGAAGCGGATAAGGAAATCATGGCGAGAGGCATGGATGTTGAGATTATCGGTCTAGTACATGACTCGATTATCGCTGTTGTTCGTGAAGACTTGGTAGACGAGTACAACGAACTAATTGACCGTAACGTACAAGGACTCCGTTACAACGGTTGGGATGATGAGCCATTGACAATTAAAGGTTGTCCAATCGGTATCGACTCTGACTCAGAAGATGGTGGTTCTCGTGACTACTCTTGTGGTAAGATGGACAAAGCATATCCATTCATTGCTGTGTACGATAGCCATGAGATGCAATCAAAAGCTCTCAGCGTGCTAGAAGAAATGAAAGAGGGTAATGTTGAGTTCCCAGAGAAATCTAAGGAAGAAGCTATCTTTAAACATGCCAATTGGGTTCTAGAGAGTCTACAGGATGTAGGCTTGGCTGCATGATACAGTACGTATATAGGATACGCTATGACATGGATTTCATAATGGTAAAAACTTGGCATCATTTATTTGATGCCAACTGTAGGCTGATGGAGGTGATATTCTATGCTTAACTTCAAGGCTATAACACCATTCCAAGCTAATTTTCCTCTGTACGCTCTAAGGGCGTACGAGGATATTCGGGAGTTTGAGGAGTTTATCCTCATCTCCTCTAAATATCGGGAGTATATCTTAGACTGCCCTTCACTAGAAGGAAACTATGCAGAGCGTAGGACAAAACTTCTTGGATTCACAGACCTAGAGTTTAAGGTGTATCCGTTAAGAGAACGATTCACATCTTTGAGCCAGCTAGCAAATAGTAAAAGAAGATGGTTTATAGATGCTGATGGTACAATTGTTAGGTACAAGCCTAGCAAGTTTTATCATATTAAGTATGCTAAAGTTTTACGTGCTGATAGAACATGGAATGGTTATTATAGATTAATGACAAATTTGCCTGTTGCATTCGTGACAGAGCAGGTAGCAGATTACGTAGGCTATATTCAAGTAGGTAGTGCTTTCTATCTATACGAATTATCTAGTGAGCGTAAGGCTACAACTAGGAAGAAACTTTGAAAGTTATTTTATCTAACAAGGCGTATTTGAAGCCGGATGATAAGTTAAGAGAACGCTTGGAGAAGAACCTTACTTACCAAGTATTCGAGCCTCATTCGAAAACTTCTATACCTAAATTAGTATTACACTATGGTCTTGTAGCCAGAGGAACTTACTGGCTACCGGTGTCACGCGTAGACTTACTTCAAGGTTATGATGTAGAGTACATTGATAAACGTACCAATCTACCTGAGACGTTCCCAGAACCTAAGTTTAAACTACGTGAAGACCAGCAAGAAATCTTCGATGAAGCAGATGATTCTTGTATTATTAATGCGAAGCCTGGATTTGGTAAGACAATCCTAGCACTAGCATTAGCATGGAAGCTAGGACAGAAAACTCTTGTAGTATGTACCACAACTGCAATCCGTGACATGTGGATTTCAGAGGTACGTAAGTGGTTTGATATAGAGCCAGGTATTATAGGTTCTGGCATGTTTGACCATGAGTCTCCAATTACAATTGGGAACATCCAAACACTAGCCAAACATGGAGTTAAGCTAGCAGACCAATTTGGTCTTATGATTGTGGATGAGATGCACCACACACCTGCGTCTACATTTACTAAGCTTCTAATGGAAAGTAAGGCTAGATATAAGATTGGTCTATCTGGTACACTAAAACGTAAAGACGGCTTGGAATGTCTGTTCAAGGACTTCTTCGGTATGAAGGTATTCATTCCAGAAGTGGCCAACACCATTGCCCCAACAATTCACTTATATGATACCGATGTTGAAATCTCTGGTAATCAGATGATTCCGTGGGCTAACAAAGTAAATGCTGTCATGGAAAATCCTGTGTATCGTAAGCATATTCTTGCTCTCACAAATTGTTATATAAGTATGGGTCACAAAGTCATCGTCGTTAGTGATAGAATAGAATTTTTGAAATATATACATGAACATGCAAAAGGTCGTTCAGCGTTGTTTATTGGAGAAACTGCCACAGAAGACCGTGTTCAGCTACAGAAAGACATGTCTGACGGAAAGCTAGACTTATTCTGCGCAAGCCAAAATATATTCTCGGAAGGTATTTCGCAAAACGAGTTGTCCTGTATGATTCTAGGTAGTCCTATCGGAGATAATGAATCTCTAGTAGAACAGCTAGCGGGTCGTATTATGAGACAGGCAGATGGGAAGCTAGATCCTATTCTTGTTGATTCAAAATTAAACGGATGGACTGGTACTAGACACAGACGTGCTCGTACTTCTATCTATGGTAAGAACGGTTGGCAATGCATTCCAATGACTATACCAAAACTAGTAGCTTTAAATAAAAACTCATTTGCTAAGTTGCTAGATTTTAAAGTATAATATATGCATATTCTGAAGAAAGAGAGATAATTATGAATAACGTAATGGCTTTTATACTTGATGGATCACTACCACAAGGCATGAACTCTTTAGGGTTTTATGTTACACAGTCACACATTGAAGAAGTTGGTGAGGGGCTTAAACTTTACCGTGACTTCGATATGTGTTATTACAACGAAGGTGGTGTAACAGTTGATAATATAGGTAATGTAGAAGATCCAGATTGTACACCTTGGCTTGACTGTCATGATGTAAAACATGATCTCAAGTTCACAATGCGAGGTGTTGAAGTAGTATTCGGTGATGGGCTAGAACTTCCAGATGGTTACGAAGTCTACTGGATTTCAATTCAGCCGGAACAAGAAGTAAAAGTGGCGTATGCCATCAGGCACAAAACCGACTGCCCACAAGGTAAGTGGTTCATCCCAGAAAGTTAAAAAATTGAATTGCTCAATTACTAAATTTTCTGTATAATAATCGCATAAAGTTGAGAAATGGTTCTTTACGACTTTAACAAAATCTGGTTGCTCTCAGGTGGGCAGCCTAGATTGATGCTTAGATATTTTAAGTATCTTTACCTAAATAGAGTTGACTTTCGCTTCCTTAAAGGTACGAACTTCATACTCAACCCTGAAATCGTAGTTAATAATCCTATGAGATTGCCGCAACATAAGTTGGCAGAGTATCTAGGTTTATGTGCTTTACGCAACTACGCATCTTATCAGCAATACCGCGAGGTTAATCTAGATATGGAATACTTTCCCAACTACATTCCTCGGCAGGTTGTCGATGAAAACCCACTAATAGCAATTAACAAATCAAAAATCTTATTCAAATACGAGGAAAATAATCTATGACTATGACTACTACTGCATCTAACTGGGGTACTGTAACAGCTGGCGACAACGGCGGTGAGAAAAAATACACTAAGTACAAAGCTGGCGCTAACAAATTCCGTATCGTTGGTGACATTCTACCACGTTTCGTGTACTGGCTATCAACAGTGAAAACTGACGACGAAGGTAAACCACGTAAACTATCTGCTCCATTCGATTGCCTATCTTTCGATGCGACCCCAGGTGTAGAAAAATTCATTAATGGTGCTCCAGACCCAATCAAAGAACTTGGTATCCAAAACACTGACTGGCAGGGTAATCCTGAGTTCGATAAGAAAGGTCAACCAGTTCCACTTAAATCTCAACGTCAATACCTATTCCCTATCATGAACCGTGATTCTGGTGAATATGAGTATGCAACCCTTAAAGGTGATACTCTGGCTGGTGTTGGTGAGCTTATGGCTAAACTAAGTGACCCTAAACAACGTCGTCGTTTTGCAGACCCTGACTATGCTGTTAATAGCCCAAGTGACATTGATATTGTCCTTGTTAAGTCTGGTGCGGGTCTAGGCACTAAGTACAAAGTTGACATTGTTGAAACAATGGAAAACGTACTTGACGAAGACTCTTTCAAAGCAATGATGGAACGCTTCGAAGCTGATGCTGAAATCTTGAAAGATAAGAAAGCAATCCAAGAAGTATTCCCACGTCCTACTTACGCGGAACAAAAAGAAGAAGTTCACAAGTTCCTGCATGGCGATGAAGATGAAGCTGGTGAGTCTGCTCCTAGTGATGCTGCTCAAGAAGCAATGGATGAACTAGACTAATCAAAATTGGGGGAGCTTCTGCTTCCCCTTTTATTTGGAGAATATAATGACAGAACTACGTAAAATCATTTTTGATAAACGCTCGTTAACAGGTGCTCTTGTACAGGCAGCAGGTGGTTTCCTAGATAACCCTGTAGAAAATAAGACATGGAAAGAAGTTGAAGAAGTTAGACGCGAGATAGCAATTATCCGTGAGCGTGTAAACGACTATCTTACCGAAGTTGACCAATACTTCATGAACAACTGTGAACATTGGCAAAAACAATGGGACTTGGCTCAGGAGGTATTTCTACCATACAATGAACCTTATAACCCTGACGAAATTGACATTGAAACTCTAAGCAAAGAGTTCCAAGAAAAAGGCTTGGTGAAAGAGCTTGCTGATCAAGTAGCTACTACAGTCAAGTATCCAATCGACGATTAATGGCTAGACTTTTATTCTCGGCTGATTGGCACATTAAGTTGGGACAGAAGCATGTCCCTACCTTATGGCAGATCAACCGCTTTCACATGTTAGTTGATAAGCTTAATAAACGCTTTGAAGCTAGTGAGTGTGATGTTCATGTTATCGGTGGCGATATTTTTGATAGATTTGATCCTACCTCCGAAGAAATTGAGCTTTACTTCGATTTGATTTCTAAGTTGAATCATAAGACCTTGATTTACACTGGCAATCACGAAATGAAGTCAAAAACTAAATCTGTCCTAGACAACCTTGCAGAAGAAACTACTCGATGCAATCCACTAGTGGAAGTTGTCATTGGAGTTTATAGAAGTCAAGATTTCGATATTGTTGATTATAAAGAACTTCACAAGAAATCGTGGGCAGAGCAGCAATCTAGAATTTGCTTAACGCATGTTCGAGGCGAGATTCCTCCTCACGTAACACCTGAGATTGACCTTGCTAAGTTTGATACTTACGACTTAGTTCTTGCGGGTGACTTACATTCTTACCAAAACACTCAGACAACTGATAACGGTACTACAATCATTTACCCAGGCAGTCCGCTTACTACAACGTTCCATAGAGAACGTACTAGAAAAACTAATGGATGTATAGTTATCAACACTGAGACACTCAACTACGTATGGCATGATTTAAAAGAGCTTCCTCAATTAATTCGCAAGACTATCCAAGTTGGCGAGCCAATGATTAAGGACGAATACGATAGAGTAATCTATGAAGTTGAAGGTGATATTTCAGAACTCAAGTCAATTCAAGATTCTGATTTATTAGATAAGAAAGTAAACAAAAACGTTGGTAAGCCAGCAGCGTTAGATTTAACAAACAAGTCAGGTACAGATGAGGAACTAGCTATCTACTTAACGGAAGTAGAAGCTCTCCCGAAAGATACCGTGAATAGACTTGTTGGTAAATACAAGCAGGTAGTTCCTAATGCAGATTAAATTACATAGAGTACGTGGTAGCAATGCCCTTGCCTATGGTGACTTTGATTTCATTCTTGATGAACATACTGTGTATCAATTGATTGGTAAGAACGGCTCTGGTAAGTCGTCCTTACCAACCATCATCGAAGAAATCCTATATAATAATAACTCTAGAGGGTTGAAGAAACAGGCGCTGCCAAACCGCTATACTGATGTGAAAGGTTGGTGGGGTGAAGTCACTTTCTTCGTAGGTACTGATGAATACATAGTTCATAAAGAAGTTAAGTCAGCAGCAAAAGTTAAGCTATATAAAAATAGCGAAGACATTAGTGGTCATACAGCTACACAGACATACAAGCTAATTAAAGAGATTCTTGGTGATACCGAGTTCAAAACATTCTCTAAGCTAGTATATCAATCAATGAGTTCTTCTATGGACTTCCTAACGTCCACAGATGCTAACCGTAAAAAATTCTTAGTTTCACTTCTAGGCTTGGAAGGCTACAGTGAAATCGAAGCAGCTTTGAAAGAGGCTAGAAAGGACGCCACCTCTATTCTTAATACCGTTAAAGCTAAAACGGAGACAATAGAAAAATGGCTAAAAAGAAACTCAACCATACCAGACGAGTTATCGCTAGTAGACGTTCCAGAAAACGACTCTGGCTTAGAGAAGAGTCTAAGCGAGAAAAACGTAGATTTACGTACCGCTGAGTTACATAATAAACAAGTAGAGTCTAATGAAAAGCTTGTGCAGGACTTTGAAGCTAAAAAGCTAAGAAAAGAAGAACTGCATGAGAAAGTGTTACAGCTTCAAGAAAATTCACCTGCGCCAGCAGAGGACTTTTCTTCAGAAATTCAAAGTGTTACGCGTGACCTAGCGACTAAGCAAGCGGAAATGGCAGCGGAAAAGAGTACGTACCAGAAGTTCCGTGATGAAGCAAGCGTAACTAAATGCCATACTTGTGGTTCTCATCTAGATGTAACTCAGAAAGCAGAAGCTCGTGATGCTGCTAAAGAGCGTTTCATGGCTATCAAGCCTATCCGTGATGAACTCCAAGAAAAGCTAGGAAAGCTACAAGATAAACAGTCGGAGCATAGAGAATATTTAGATTGGCAACGTAAGATGGAAAACGCTACTACAGCTTACGAAACATTCCAAGTGCCAGAACAACCTGATTTTGACACTAAGCCCAAAACCGACACTAAAATTCTTCGCGATGATATAAAAGAAATTCAAAATAAAATCAACAAGCTCAAAACCGACATCGAAAATGCAAATCGACATAATACAGATGCCTTAGTAAATAATGCAAAACGTGAAGAGATTCTTAAAACCTCTACGGAGTATCGTGTTGAATTAGACAAGTATCAGGTTGAGTTACAAGAAGCACAGCTTGAAGTTGACGATTTAGACCTTCTATGTAAAGCGTTCGGTTCTAAGGGGCTTATTAGTTATAAAATCGAAAGTAGCGTTAAAGTTTTTGAAGAATTAATTAATAAATATCTTTCAAAATTCACATCAGGTCAGTTTGCGCTAGGTTTTGAACTGGACTCTACTAAATTGAAGGTTGTTATCTATGATGATGGCATTCAGGTAGGTATGGAATCACTATCTAGTGGTGAGCAAAGTAAAGTAAATGTGTCAACATTGCTAGCAATAAGAAACTTAATGAGTGCTGTTAGCGATGTAAATATTAATCTTCTATTCTTAGATGAAGTTATTTCAGTGCTTGACGATGATAGCCGAGACTTGTTAGTTGAACTTCTATTAGAGGAAACGCATTTGAATACATTCCTTGTTAGTCATGGGTATAACCACCCACTAACAAAAGATATTCGTCTAGAAAAACGAAATAAGGTAAGTACAGTAGTAAATGGCTGATTCAAGAGATAAAGGTAAGCGCGGAGAGTATCAAATCCGCGACTTACTTAGAGAAAAGACAGAAATGGAGTGGGAACGTGTCCCAGGTTCGGGAGGCTTTGGTGCTTCCCACGGACTGAAGGGTGACATCTACCTACCCCATGCAACAGGGCGTATGTCTAAGTTTGCAATCGAGGTTAAGTGGTATAAAGACGAACACTTAAACTCAAACATTATGAAGACCACACCAACACAGTTAGATAAGTGGCTAGACCAAACTTATCGTGAAGCGGGTCAAATGAATGCTAAGCCTATGTTGGTATTCAAGAAAGATAGAGGTGATTGGCTTGTCTGCATTGACGAATCTGATTACAATGAAATAGCGGATAAGCTAGCAAGCGCAAATCCGACAATAAATTATGTTAAAGATGATAGATCTCTATACCTAATCAACTTTAAACAATTTTTATCACTCGTCTCAACGGAGGATTTAGTACGATGAATATGTGGGATATGGCAACAGAGCAAGCATTGATTCCTAAGAACAACTTGCTTATCGTGGACGGCCTTAACTTGGCCTTCCGATATAAACATCGTGGTACTAGTGACTTCGCTGCCGACTATGTTAAAACAATTAATTCTCTCGCTAAGTCTTATCATGCTAGAGAGATTGTAGTCCTAGTCGATTACAAAGGTTCATGGTATCGTAAAGACTTACATCCTAAGTACAAATTCGACCGTAAAGCTAAGTTCGCAGACCAAACTGATGAAGAGAAGCTAGCTGCTGAAATGTTCTTTGAAGACTTCAACAAGGCTGTAGAGCTTTGTGAATGTAACTTCCATGTAATTAAAATGGAAGGAGTGGAAGCGGATGATACTGCGGCTTACTTAGTAGAAGAATTTGAAGATGGGGAAGTATTTGATCACATCTGGATGATTTCCACTGACCGAGACTGGGATGAGCTTCTAGGTGAAACTGTTAGTCGTTTCTCATACACTACTCGTAAAGAATACACTATCGAGAACTTCTACGAACATCATCAATGTGATGACCCAGAACAATATACATCAATTAAAGCTATCATGGGCGACCCAGGTGACTCTGTGTATGGTGTTGGCGGTATTGGTGCTAAACGAGCTTATAACTTAGTTCGTCAGTATGGCGATGCACTAGATCTTGCTACACAACTTCCGATTGAAGGTAAGCAGAAGTACATCATCGAATTAAATAAATCTGAAGAAAAGTTGATCCTAAACACACAATTGGTTGACTTACGATCTTTCCACAAGGAGGCGATTGCCTTCCCAAGTCCAGAGAACCTACTTTGGCTAGAACGAATTTGCAAAGAACTACGAGGAGAACTATAATGGAAAAAATCCGTATTGTACTATTAAACGAAGCAGCTAAACCACAGTGTATGAAAGACGGGGACGCAGGCCTAGACTTACGCATGAATATCCAGACAGCTCAAGGGTTTACTCCATTACTACGTGGTGAGTCAATCACCTTCGGTACAGGTGTTAAGATTGCAATCCCTAAAGGTTGGGTAGGTCTTATCATGCCTCGATCTGGTCTAGGTTTCAAATACGAAATCCGACTAGCAAATACTACTGGTGTTATTGATTCTAACTACCGTGGCGAAATCATGGTTAAGATGCGTAACTGTGGTGAAGAAGATGTATTCCTAGAAGACTTTGAACGCGTTTGTCAAATGGTAATCGTCCCACACTATCTAGTTCATGAAAACCTAGAGTTTGTAGATGAACTAGATGAAACAAATCGTGGCGAATCAGGATTCGGAGAATCTGGTCGTCAATAATAGTAAAGGGAAGCCAATTGGCTTCCCTTTTATTTTATATGTAATCTATTGTAATGCTAATGGAATTATCTTTAGCACTTTTTATAAGGTTATACGCTGTCAACTTATCTTTAGGTTGGAACTGAATAAGGTTTGTACCTTTTATAGTGTTAGCATTAGCTGTAGTATACGTCTGTTCGAACCCAGCTTTTACCTTAATCTTAACACGACTACCCTTAAATAGGTCATGTAACCTAGTACACTCAGCCGTATCTGAAAACGTCAACATAAACCATGCAGTAGCAGGTGTACTAGAGTACTTACTCTTGTTAGTATGACATTTTAGCTCAGTTAATGGATAGTCTGAAGGGTCTTTAAAAAACTCTTTTGTATTCTCTGACTCCCACCTATAATCACTACCTACGATCCTTTGTGTGATTTCCTGCCTAATTACAATATGGGTGAAAGCATATGCCATCTTCTTCCATGTACCACTTATGTTGACCCACGTGGCGATTCCTTTTCGCCACGTACCTCCAATATTTACCCACGGAACTCCATTTTTCCATGAGCCGCTTATATTTACTTTCATAAATTCTCCTTATTTATATTGAATATAAATATCACCACTAGCACCACCGCTAGGGTTACCAGTACCATAAGTAATCTTGCGTTTTCTATCTCCAGCTAGTGTAGGTTCTGCCCCTATAGTAGCAGGACTTGGTTTATTTACTGGAGAATATACTCTCTGATTATTATCATATATTGCATTAGCATAAACTGCCTTCCATCTCCAAGAGCTGGTACCTAGATAACTATTACCATTAGTATATGGTATGAAACCACCACCAGTGGTTGGTGCACGTACCCATTCAGATTTTGGCGGGATTATACGTGCAAACTCTGAGCTACCTGAGTAGTCGAATCTCACATAGCGTCCGTCGCCTTCACCTTTAGTGTAGGCCCCAACATCACCTGCGCTAGGTTTATTACTCGCGGAGTATACTCGGTTTCCAGAGTCAAATAATTGACCATTACTTCGTGCAAACCACTTATTGTGTATCTCAGCCGCTACACTTGATGTATTTTTTCTAGGACCGTACGTTACTTTTCTGCCATCTACATAGTTGCCCAAATATACAGTAATACTTTGTTTAACCCCTACTGGACCCCTGATTTCATAACGAGCCCCACCCCCACGTAACCATACAATCAGCCCCCCAGTTGCTAGAGTTAGCCCTGCTACGATCTTAGAGTAGGTTTCGTTGAATTCTACAACTCGTATAGATTTATCATTGCCACCCCAGTTACCATCACCACTCCACTCAATGGCTAATGTCAACCCACCTTGGTGAGTAGATGTATTATCCCAAGGTGGGGCGGTATCATGGTATCCACGAGAGATATGGTATCGGCCCCACGCATAATGAGCTCCACCTTCAATACGTACAGGATAGTAAGTATTAGCATCACCACCTACTGTAATTGCTCTTACATCGTAGTTCATACCTGACCTATAATAATCAGAATCCTGCCCATCCAGAGTATTGGCATCAGGTTTAGCTGTTTTACTCATATACCTAGTATCGGCAGTAGTTTGTGTCAGTAGATTCCCAGGCTTGCCTGATACCTCGTTCCAGTTTGGCCAACGCTGTGTATATACTGGTTGGCCTGTAATCTGTGACCAAGGGTGCGTATGTGAGTTAGGTGGCATACTACCAGGTTTGCCTGATATCTCATTCCAATTAGGCCAGCGTAGTGCGTACTGAGGCTTGCCCTGTACATCATTCCAAGCAGGCTTCCATGAAGTTGGATGAGCACCTACATCTGCTGCTGTTGGTTTATGGTTGGGGCTGTAAACTTCATGCCATCGAGGATCGTGATTAGATGTCTCGCATATACCAAAAAATACGCGACTTCCTCTCCCTGAGTAGTCGGTGGAGAATATCCAGCTACTACCCTCACTGGTATCCCTAGCACCTATTTTAAAAATATACCCGTTGGCAGCTATAGGTAGGCCATAACTATCTGACTTAACCATCTGAGAGCGACCTACAGGTGCTTTACCATACCACGAGACATTAGGTATAGTTATATATGAGGTAGATGTAGTTCCTAGATTGGTATTTCTGACAGTCTCAGATACCTTTGCGCTCTCGGCAGCAGCATTGGTAGCTAGTGCCCCTATATCAGAGGCGCTTGGTTTATTATTAGGCGAGTATACTCTCGCCCCGTTTTCAGTTATTGTTGTTTCTGCTTGTAAATTCTCTACGCGCATTATAACTCCTTACATTATTTTTACTAACTTAACAGTAAAGGCTACTGGTTTAGTATGGGATTTGTTGCACTTAATATCCACTGTCTGATCACCTTTGTTACCCATGCGAATTTGTGTTCGTAAGTATATATACTCACCACTATCGGCATGACCCATGTGATGTAGCGGTATTTCTGAGGTATTAGGGCTATTAGTGTTCCCCGCATACCAAGCAAACTGCCCAGTATAGTGTTGAAGGTAAGCCCCACCACCTTGTTGGTAAGATGAATATGTTACTAATATCTGGTAAACTCCTGTCTCTGTAAGACCGTCAGTTTTACCTAGTAGAGTAGTCCAAGTATTCGAGGCTAGTTGTAAATTCTTAACGGTAGTAGTAGTTTTGGCAACATCTTCTAGTGTTGGTTTATTAAGGTTTGTATATAATATATGTTCTACTTTTCTAGTCTTATTAGTATCAGTATATGATATAATTCGTGGCGCATAATTATATCCTACTTGTACACCAAAACCACCTGTAGAGGTGCCTGATCCATTAAACCAAGCCACCTGCCCTAGAGATCCTGATACAGAGTTCTCTCTATAGTTTCCAGATGGTAGACTAGCGGGCTCAAAGTCCGGCTTGGCAAAATCACGAGATGCAAGTATTTCTTTTTGGAAGTATTTACCATCTGCTTCTGATTTACTGTATGCTCCCACATCAGCAGCTGTAGGTTTATTAGCTGTAGAGTAAATATGTGCCCAAGTACCAAAACCATTAATATCCTGTATTCTATAGTAGGCTTGATTATCTTGGTTAACTACTAACTGAGCCCCGAATCTTCTAGTATCACTATTATATGAGTGACTAGTTTGCCAGCCCCAAACCCAAGAAGTTGCTCTACCAGGTTTATTAGTTGTTACTGCATCCTTCATTTCAATGAAATTTGACTTATCATTAGTATTAAGGTCAGTTGATATAGTAGTACCATACTGGTTATACCCGTAAACTAACCTAGAAGAATCTATACCATCTATCAGATTAGAATCAGCTGCTTTTCCTACTTTAGGTAAGTATTTGCTATCAGACTCCGCCTTAGTATAGCTAGTACCAGAAGCCCCAAGCCCTTCACGAGCTTTAGCAATGATTTGGGCTTTGCTGCTTCCTTCTAACTTAGCACTATCTGCTGCCTTTTCAGTTTTACCTAGAGCACCTAGAGTATCTCTATTGATAGTAACTGATCCGGTTTCGCCATTAATGCTAGTAACACCTGTACCAGAGTCGATTATATCGAAGGATTTGGTTTCTAATACATATATTAATCTGTCACCCCAGTTCCATTCTTTACCATCAAATATCTTCTCTAATTGCCCTTTGTTAAGCTGTACGTCCCAACGAGAGTTAGTTGGTGGAACATCTGGGTACTTATTAGAGTTTGGATTCCAAATACCTCTATATACACTACCTTTACGTAGCTCCACTGCAAAATGTTCTGCCTCGTCACGTGAGGCCTTAGCAGCATCTTGAGACTTTTTAGCGTCTGCTGCACTGGCGTTAGCATCTGCCGCACTTTTAGCTGCGGCATCTTTCGAGGCCAAAGCAACCCTTTCAGACTCTTTTGAATTAGTCTCTGAGGTTTTTGAATTTGTCTCAGAAGTCTTAGCTGCACGTTGGCTGTTTAGAGCATTTGTTTCGCTAGTTTTTGCTGCTGATGCGCTAGAAGAAGCACTTGATGCACTAGAAGAAGCTTCTGAGGCTTTTGTGGTAGCTAAGCTAGCTTGACTAACTGAAGTATCTCTAGCCGACTCTGAACGATCTCTAGCAGCTATAGCAGCATCTCTAGCTGCACTGGTGTCCGCTACAGATTGAGTCATAGAGGATGCTGACGTTTCGGCTTCTTTAGCTGATTGTGCCGCAGCAGCTTCTGATTTCTTAGCTGCTGCTAGGGCTGTTTCTGCATCTGTCTTAGAACTGTAAGCATTACCTGCATATGTACTGGACTTATTCTCGCTAGATTTGGCAACATCTCTTGCTAGTTCTGCTGCTTTTTGAGCTGCCAGTGCTGCTTTTTGATCTGTATCAGCTTCCTTTGCCGATGCGGCTGCATTTTTCTCGCTTTGTAATGTTCTAGCTTCAGAACCACTAGCATTGGTTTCAGAGGTCTTGGAAGCTTTTTGAGATGCTAAAGCTTGGGCTTGGCTTTCTGCTGCTGCATTTTGTGAGTCAGATGCAGCTTTTGCACTACCTGCTGCTGCACTTTGAGAATCAGATGCAGCTTTTGCACTACCAGCCGCTGCATTTTCACTTCTTTCAGCATCCGCAGCCTCATTAGTAGCGGTAGATGCTGCTTGTTTAGCCTCACCTACTAGATTAGTTATTTGAGTGCTGATAGCGTTGAGAGAAGCGATAGTGGCGTTGGCTTTATCAATCTGTCTCTGAGCCTCAGTTACTGTTGACTCAGCTTTTAATACAGACTTATCTATTTCAGCCTTAACCTCTACTAAGTCATCGATACCAACGACTCCAAGGCTTTCTGATAGTTCTACTGAGATTTCAGAGCCAGTACCGTCTAGTAGACTATTCTCTAGAGCTACTCGACCAGTGAAATCTTCAGTATCTATTTCAGCATTGACAGGCCCAATTAAGTCCCCGTCTAACACTCTTTGTTCAATTTCAATATTATCTGCCATTGTTGCTCCTTATGATATATTGCTTACAACTACTAATTGGTAGAAATCAGCTCCAAGTACGTTATTAGGTACTGCCTTCACTTCCTTAGAGTTACCATACCAAGTAACTTCCGCTGTAGGAACAGCTGCTGATATAGTACCTACCGGAGATGATTGGAAAGTACTAGAAGTATCTGGTTTCTTAAATATCTGTACAGTACCGTCTGTAGGAGTAACTTGTATACCTCCGCTAAAGTATCTAATACCTGCGAAATAGTGTGGTTTTGTATTATCCACTACTAATGTAGATGGGGTGCCTATAGCTGTAAGAGGTGTCTTAGATACTGTACTACCAAGACCTGTTTCAATAAGTGGGTCTAGTGTAGCCGCTCTACTTAAATAACACTTACCTTGATATACTCTAGTTGCTGAACCTTTAGGGCTTATTAATAGTACATCATAGAATCCAAGTTCGTATACCCTTTCAGAACCTAATCCAATTATTTTCTTATTGGCGAATTTGCCTAGTCCTGCTGTCTGTTCTTTAGTTAACCCTATGTATGCTAATCCCGTTGCACCAGAAGCTATGGTTGCTTCGAAATTTACTATTAGGTCTGCTTTATCTGAGAACGCTGTCCTTAACTGAGCTACAATAGTATAACCAGTTAAGTTTATAGGGCCTTTTTGTTTGATAGGGACTAACTTATTAGTAAGCGGGTCTAGTTGTTGACCCGTTACTTTATCAGTAGTAAATTTCAATACGTGAGAAAAAGTAGCTCCCTCTTCTATCTTTAAATTGACTATTTTACTCATAATTATCTTATATGTATAGAGCCTGCAGAGAGGTCTATCTTCATTTTATACGTTGCTTCTGGGTTAGATGATTGGGCTGCGCTATTATCATAGATTTTGTTAACTCCAATTTTCTGTAAGAAAGCATTATCGGCCACTATCTTCTCAGTAGTTATAGACCCATTTACAAGCATGTTACCATGAACAAGTAGAGCCGCACTAACCCAACTAGAACCATTCCATTGCTTAGTTTCTGCTATGGCTGGATTGCTAGAATTGAATTGTGTTAATACATCATACTTAACAGGGTTGCTATTAAACGTGTTCCTAAAGAACGTAGCTGCTGAAGTGTTATTAAATCTAGAGAATCCAGAGATTGCTTGTGCATAGAAACCTGGGCCTCTTACACCATTAGACCCAGGTCGTCCATCGGCCCCCGGCTTACCGTTAGCACCGGGTTTACCATCGGCCCCCGGCTTACCATTAGCACCTGGCTTACCATCATCGCCGCTTAGCTTGCTTGGCGCTGACCAGCTACCTGTTATATTAGGCTCTGTACCTGTCCTAATAGCACTGCATACCCAGATAGATTGACCGGCTATTCTAGCTGGAATCTGTAATGACCACCCAGATGGAGGGATTGCTTTATTAGTAGGTGTACTAGGTTTGGACACTGATTGTCTGTATATAAGTACTGAGGCTATACCATCCTTACCTGCGGCCGCTGTAAACTGTATAGGTGTAGACCATGCACTATTGGCAGCTACCTTATTAGTTTTAGAATCAATTACTGCTGTAGAAATCCACACTAACCCACTAGAACTTGTAATAGGTACTTCGCTCCACCCTGTTGGTGGGAAAGCGTTACTAGTAGGTTTACCAGGTTTTGTTTGTGATGCTTTGTAGATATTAGCTACGAAGTTACCTTGTATACCTTTATCAATATCAACATTACCGCCTGGGGTACCAATCTGAACTTTACCAGAAATAATTAACTTATTCCCATCCCATCTTATGAAGCTAGTAGAGTCTCCTAGGTCGAACTTGAATTTAGAATCGTTGTTCGCATAGCCCATCCACATACCTTGGGCAGACTGACCAAAACCAGTTTTAGATGCAGTCCTAATACTAGGATTATCTTTACCTGTTAGATTGGACAGCACGAACGAGGCAGAGTACATTGTCTTGGATATTACCGCCCCATCAACGTTTACATTACCACTATTAGGGTCTACTGATACTGGCGCTTTACCATGAATATCAAGTTTACCTATTGCCAGAGCACCTGTATTTGCATCTAGTAGGAATGTTTGTTCCTTAGACCCACTTATATTTCTATAAGCTTTTATATGGTCATATGTTACTTCTATACCAGTATTATTAGTGAATGAAGAATCTATTGGAGTATTCTTATCAATCTTAAAGGTAGCAATAGATGAGTCTACTATAGCTTGGTCGTCTGGCCCCCATGCTACTGACGCCACCTTAAATTTATATTCTTTATTAAATGGGAAACTCGTAATTACCGAGGCTTGAGCCGCGCCACTATTAACCTTGCTGGCTTTTTCCCATCTGGTTTTATTATACTCGCTAGTCTCTACAAAGTAAAGAACAAATTCTCTGACAGAACTGCCAGTACCTTTATTCCAGTCCCAAGCGACTTGTAGATCATACCTCTCCATCCCATCCATTATTTTTGCTACCTTAAATGAGACATTATTAGGAGCACTTGGTGGACGGAACATGTTCTCTACTTTAACATTTCTTACTATATTATAAGGAGAGAATTCTGTAGTAACACCATCAGGAAAGTAAATAAACCCAACTACCCTAAAGTCATACGTGCCTCTACCTGTAGTAAAAGACACACCATCAGGGCTACCACTGTATGCAGGTGCCCATTTAGTATCGTCTTCTGAAGATAGTTTTTTATCAATACGAATAGAGTCGGCAGAACCAAGTATATCCATTGTAATTATAGGATCGCCTACGCCGACATCGACTTCCTGAGCTCCTACTATAACATTATCTATAGTAGGGTACGCTAATGTCTTAGTGGTAGCTACATCAGATAAATTAAGACCTATCTTATTATCTAATAACTCAGAATCAATCATAGCGTCATAATAAGACCCTATGATATCATCATATGTTGTATTCTGTGTTAGGTTATCAATAATAGTATAGAATACACTTGTATTGGTATCTACGAACTTAGTATTGTTTACCCAGAATACCTTACCAACTATATCCTCGTCCTCAAAGATAGAGTGTGGGATGTACACTTTAGTATATCCCGGTACAATAGAGCCTAGGACTAGTTTCCTAGGCAGTGTGTTTTCAATCATAATACCGTCCAATTAATTGAAGTTATATTGTTATAACCCTCACCTCTAATATACACCGTCATATTTCTGTGTATACCTAGAGTACCATGTAAGAGTTTGAAGTCTTCCTTATTCATCGCTAGGGTGTATGTGAAAGTGGTGCTTGTTGTAGTAACATCTCTTAGTGTGTCTCCGGTATCACCAGAGATAAATCTCAAGTGGTACTTGAAGCCGTCCACTGACCTACCCTCAATTAATTCATCCCATGCTAACTGTAAGTCTTTACCTACGAATACGCTACCAGATACTACTGCTCGATTTACTATAACGAAATTTTCAATCATAGGCAGTATCGCACTGGGGTTTATCTTCTCTGTAATACTTATAGGCATACTTGTTTCGCCATCGAATGACACCGCACGTACTTCAAAAGTATACTCACCTTCTGCTAAATTATATAGTGGTAACTCTATTCTCTGCGCGGGGGCTATGTTACCTGGAGCAGGGATAGTGATAAGATCCGTAAGTCCAGTATACTTAATAGTGTAGTACGCTACTCGTTTAGTCAAGCTAGGAAACCAAGATAATGTACCATTAAGGCCAACTTTATTATCCCCTACCTTAGGTTCATACTTAAGATCTCTGGGTGGTAGTACATTCACAACTACATCAGGTATCTGATTATTACTATTATCTACTTGTCCAGAGCTTAAGAACATTGTTTCATCGTATTCTCTTGCTACTACTTTGATGTGGCCATTGGCCATCCATGACATATCCTGTATCATGAATGTCTTCTTATCCCAATTATAACGCTTCTTAGTAAGAGTTATATTGGCATTTGGGTACAACCACATAAATGTAAAAGGTAGCTCGAAAGACACAGTTCTATTATATCTAGATCTTCGTAAGTAGTATTCTGCACGGGTTCTAGCTGTATAGTAGTTAGTAATAAATGGGAAAGATATATTAGCTTTCCTATCTTTACCGTTATCTTCTAGTTTATAGTCCTTATTGAAGAACGTAATGGTATTAGTACCCCAACCTTTAGATGGATCCATGATACTAGCCTGAACAGCATTATATTTTTGATCCATGGAATTATCTGATACTTGAATGCTTCCATTTATAATATCACCCTCATCTATGTCATAGATAGGAGGGCGATTAGCTTCCATAGTAAGGGTATATTTACCACTAACTATATTCAATGAAGCATCGAACTGTCCTATTAAAGCCTGAATATTTTTAAATACCGTATCACTAGTAGATAGTAATCCTGAACCTTGTAGTATCTGTCTATTCTCAGCCTTATAATCCTCCCATCCAAGGTATCTCCAGTAAGGAACCCAATCAGGCTCGTAAGAGTTATCAATAGCATCCATTATCTTAGCACATTCTTGAATGGCTGGTAAATCTATCTCATCTAGAGTAAGGCCCGCCCCATAAGTTGTACTTCTTAGATAGTCTAGTGCTTGCCATGCTAGGTTAAGTGAGGTCTTATCGCTAGTGGATGTTCCGTCTTCGTGGTATACTGGGATTTTCTTACCCTGTATTTCTGCTGAAACTTCTGGAATACTTGTTCTGTTTTCATTGAGAGTATACTTAACAACAACGTATGCTGTGTCTAGTAACTTGAATGTATCGTCCCAATATTCTGAACCGTAGCTACCATCACTCTGTAGCTTAAATTCACCAGCAGCCGCTTTATCGACAAGAATCTTGGCAGCATCTTGTGTACTTGATCCGTGGAACGTCCAGAACTCTATAGGGCCGTCTCCATCATTGTAGATATAATGTTCTCCGTGGTTACTTGGGGCTGTTCTTCCACTTTTAGGTGCTAGTGCTCCTATAGTATCACCATTATTTCTTTTCATACCTACACAGGCACGTTTCTCTTGATCATTCTCTGATACACAGATCATAGGATTGTCACCAAAGAATATATCAAGAAAGCCATCAATTTCTCCTTCACAGAAAGCATATACAGCCCACACTTCCTCAGGATTACCAATATCTGTGTCAAAGAAGATAGGAATACCTGATACTTTCTGAACACCATAAAGTACTGGCAAGTATTTTGCTGTAAGGTTTATATCCATATCTACTTCCCTTACAACGTCTGCCCAGTATTCTTCCATGTCGTAGTGCTTCTGACCCATCAACCCCCTGAATCCGCCTGCTCTACGTTTTTTCAATCTAAAACGTTTTTCCTTTGTCTGGTATTCAGCAAGTAGTTTTACAGACTTACCTGCATGGAAGAAACCACGATCTAATTGATATTCTGGTTTTTTAGCAGAACCAGAAGGCTGCATAGTACCGCCTACATTGATAAGGCCACGATGAGACTCATCATCCGTTATACGACCATTTACAGCGTCTAGTTCATAGTTCTTGTTCGCACAGTTCCATGTAATAGTAGATCGCCCAGTACCAGAGCTAGTATTAGTCTCATCTAACTTGCTGGTTACTATAATACCTTCAAAGTATGTAATTGTATCCCCGTTAGAGTAGATAGGGATCACTTGTCCATCATCGTCTAGGAATGCTCTAAGAATCTTTATTTTTCTATTTAAGAAACTTTTAGAATTAAGAACTCTATTTATCTCTTCTTCTATAGCCCCACTAACTTGTACAGGTACTCTATAAATGCTGAAGTCTTTTGTTTGCTTTACGTCACCTATGCGCTTAACTACACCAGTTTCGTATTTATGACCTTTGAAAGTGATGCTTCTAAAGTAGTCAGTAAAGTATACAAAAACACCTTCCTCACCAGGTAACTCCAAAGAAACTAGATGAGCCAATTTAAGGTTTTCTGTATTACTTAGATGTTGTTTTGCTGAATCTAGTATGTTACTCATAAACTCTCCCTAAACGAGTAGCTAACGCCCTCGTACATTCCGTCAGCGTTAACGTTATCTGTAATAGAGCTCCTATCCATTAGTCGTACCTGTAGAGGTACTACATTAAATATAGGTTTCTCTGTACCATCAGTCTCTATAAATAAATCTGGATATATATTAATAATGAATTTATCACCTTCACGTTTGAATTTTGTTATCTTATATACTTTGGGATGTGTACTAAGTTTGAATAGGTCACCAAGGTAAGGTGCACCATTTATATTAGATACTCCAGTAATTTCTACTGTACTACCTTTCTGGTTGGCGGGTATGCTAGTAGTAGCTAGATCTCCAATAACCCTGTAATTGATATATTGTGGTAGTACTATTTCGATAGTATCTCCAGTGCGTTTTGCTTCGTTGATTGCAGAAGAAACTAATTTATACTCTAGCTCGTATAGGTCTGGATAGGTAATATTAACACTCCAGAATTGAGCGGAGCTTTTTGTTTGAAGCACTTTTCCGTTTGGTAACTCATCCTGTAATATAGGTTCGTTGTCTACCAGCGGAGCTTTTAAGAATCCTGGTGCTTCATCAGGATGTGTGAATGGATCAGGTAATCTAATAGCCATGAGTGCTCCAAAATGCCATTGAGCGAGTCAATGGGCCGTAGTGTATCTAAAGTTTTCTATGAGACAATGTCCCGCTATACAAGTTATTATACACGCACCTGAGCTAAAGTCAATAGTATAATTTTAGATATAAAAAGGCCTCCACATAGGGAGGCTTTTATTAACGTAGTCTGTCTGAATTCATGCCTCTTTGATAAGCTGCATCATCCCAAGCATCAAATATATCATCTGCTCTATCCATGATTGATTGAGTATCAATAGCCTGTACTACTAGTTGGCGGTTATCCGTATAACCACCGCCCATAGCTCTAGACTCTTCTGCACTGTAAGCTTGTATTGGTTCTAGGGGTGTGATAACCTCTGGACCATGTTCACCTACTACTAGACTATTTCCTGGGATACCTATACCACCATTAGCTCTAGGAGTAAATGATTGCATACTACCAGTACCAGATTCGTTTCTAATATAAGCTAACTCACCGCGAGATGCTGATTGAGACACATCTACTTGATTCGACCTATCGCCAAGAGTTAAGGACGCCTGAGTATTGCCACTAGCAGAAGATACTAAATTACTAGAAGCGCTAGAGGCTTGTTGGTATGCTAGTCCACCTGCTAAGGCTGCTGTGGCCATTAGCGGGATAGCTGGAACAGGCCAAGGGTTAGCCGCTGCATTCATTACCGCTACCGCAGTAGAGATAAGAATTTGTTGCTTGGCTGCCTTTTTCTGTTGTTCAATCTTCTTCTTCTCAAGTGCGTTTATCTTAGCTACTGATTCCTTAGACTTACCATCTCGCTTCTGTTCAGCAGCTATTTGAGCATCTACTGCTTGTATAGACTGGTTAGAAGAATACGATAGCATCCCTTGGAAGGCATTCAACCCAGAAGACACCATCTGTGTGGCGGTCATACTAGATTGACCCATGTTATTGAATGACATAGCTAGTCCATTAAGGGAACTAGTCATTTGATCAATACCTGGGGCAAATGAGGCTAAGTTACCTAGAGCAGAATCCATCATAGCATTAGATTGAGCTACCTGTGCTGCTAGTATCTCGTTTTCTAATTGCTTGATTCTATTTAGAGACTGTTCTTGCTCCTTGTGAGTACCTTGGATCAGCTGCAAGTTTGCTAATCTGGTTTTCTCATTGGATAGTAGGTCTTTCTTAATTAATAGCTCTGGTTGTAGAGCCATATTCAGTCTAGTTTGGGTATCTAGTTCTTTGGTGTGTACGTCTACTAAAGCAACCTGCGTATCTATGGTTTGAGATGCTATTTTTGCAATCTGGGCAGATGTTTTAGCGGTAGCCACACTACTAGCACCTAATCTTTGTTGATCTACTAGAAGTTTAGTATATAAGTTTTGTTGTTCTTTTAATAGACCTAGCTTAACTGCTTCTGGTTCTTTACCTGAGTAGCGTCCTTGGACCTCTGCTTCTGCCTGGGTTTTAGCGAATACTGCCAACTCCCTGTTAGTATCTCTATAAGTTCTGGCAAGCTCTGTTGCACGGTCTAATGCGAATTTAGACTCAAAGCCTAATTGTTTAAGTGCATCTGCAGCCTTAAATCCAGGATCTACAGCAGCTAACTTCTCATAGGCTACTTTCATAGAGTTTACATCTGCGTATAGTTTCTCATAAGAAGTACTTTGCCCCTTAATTGAGGCTAAACTAGTGTTATAAGATTGTACTGAACCTTTTACTGTAGCATTTAGGTTTCTATATGCACCGTCTATCTCTCTGATAGCATCTATACCTAGACTTTGGGTGGACATCAAACCTCTAAGCCTATCTATAGCAGTACGTACGTTTCGTACTTCATCTTTATAGTTTACAAGCTCAGCCACGGAAAAACTACTAGTATTGGCCTGACTTAGTACACTTAATCTCTTTTCTAGGTCTTCTATTTGGTTGTTAGCCTCTACAAGTATACCTACTTGCCCGGCCCTGCCATCTGCCATAGAGAAAGATTCTAGTAGCTTTTTAGCATTATCTAATGGCTCTTCTATTCGTCTAGACCCTTCCTCTATTTCATTGAAGAATTTAGGAATGAATGAAGTAGCCTCAGAGATATTCTGCATAAACGTCTGGAATGCTGATGCAGTATTAGCCCCAAATACTTCCCAAGGAGCACCGTTTCTCAACATCTCATCTAAATCGCCAAACTTCTCTACCGACTGTGAGTTAATCTCATTGACCAATGCTGCACGTTGCTGGTATGAGTTAAGTGAATTGGCACTAATACCTAATTGTTGAGCATAACGCTCATAAGCGGTTGTTAGCTTAGTAGTGATACCAAGTTCGTCCAATAGCTCGATTTCTAGTTTAGATGTACCACGAATAACACGGTTCATGGCGTCTTGCATATCTACACCTAGAGCAATAGATGCTCGACGTGCTGCCATAGTTAACTGTTCTATTTGCTCTGAATCGAACCCATAAGAGGCAGCTGCAGCAGCATTTCTTAGCGATTCACCGTAACTAAGGGTATACCCAGTTAACTTCTGCATATCCTTAGCTATTAACTGAACTGGTGTACCAATTTTAGAACCTATGATAGTGCCAACTTCTTCTAGACGATTTAATTGTTCGCCTTCGGTTAGTAGTCTAAAGGCTTCACTAAGCGCGAACACGTTAGCTGCAATGTTAGCGTATAGTAGAGGTAATGGGCCCGCTACTTTCGCTAGGTCTGAGAAGGTACGCACACCATTTCTACCTTGGCGGTTCTGGTTACCTAGACCTCTACCGGCCTTACCTGCTCCTTTGCCTAACTTAGCTAACGCATCTCCAGTTTTCCCAGCTTCAGAGCGAACATCAATAAGACCATCTTCTACACGCTCTAAATCAGCACCCAACTCGTTGCTCATATTCTGGAATAGAGTAATTAAGTTGTTGTTCATCTTAGCCATTGCATCGTAAAGGTCATGGCTTTCGCCAATTAAGGCTTCTAGGCTACCTTCGATACGACCTAGTGATGCTTCAATAGTTGTGGAGTCCATGGTAAATTTTACTTTACCCATAGACTTAGCTGCTCTGTCTGCTGATTCTTCTATCTTTTTAAGATATTTAGGTACACGTTCTGAGGCGGAGTTAAATGCATTGACATTTTTCTTTGCGGTGTCGAAGGCTTCTCCGACACCAGTAATTGCTTTCTCTGTAGGTTTAGCACCTTGCTGCTTAACCTTAATAATTAGCTCTTCAATTAGCTTGTTAGCCATATAAACTCCCGTTTATTAGCTTAGTTTTACGTGTTTGATGTAATCGCTATCGTATCCAAAGCCTGCTGTTGCTTGAACTATTAGGTTGTCTTTTTGGCTAGCTCCATCACGGTCTTTCTCAATACCATTGATAGTATAACCTAACGCTACACCCTGAGTATGGAACATAATTAGGGCATCGTCTTCCATACCTAATGCCGGTACTAGAGTAATGATACCAGATTTTACCATCTCTCTGTGTGCGTTATCCATTGTTGACAGCATAGTGAAGTGTGTCATAGGAGATACCACTGCTACGAATTTACCTTCGATAGCTAACATTTGGTTAGGGAATTTCTTAATTAACTCTACAATTGTAGAAAATGACTTAGAAGAGGCAACACCTGCTGTAGCTGTTATAGCAGACATTTGGTCGGCAATATAGTTTTCTACTTTAAGACGTGCTTGAGAGATAAGAATTCTATCTAGGGCTGTTTCTAGGTTAGGGCTAGAATCTTCTACTGTATCATCTACTAATACTGCTTGTGCTGCTAGTAATTCTTTTGTTACTTGAATGCCACCTACTCGGAAAGTAGTGTCATCATCGTCAGGTAGGTGGATGAAAGGAATATCAGTAAATTTACCAGTCATAGTAATATTAGGCAGCAATGGAAGTAACCAACTACCCTTTAATATTGCTTGACGCAATGTTTCTACTTTAGTATCTTCTGCTCCTGATACAGAAGATGTTGCTGATTTGTTCACGGTTTCAATATATGTTTTTAGGTCTTTAATCATTGTTTTCTCCATACGAAAAAAGCTCTGGGCATTACACCCAGAGCAAGCTCGTGGAATGCCCGTGAGGACTCGGTTAAGTAGCTAGTGGTGTTTGGCCTTGTTTTTCAACTTTTTGGCTTCTGTTTTCCATTTACTAACTGCTTGTTTAACTATTTTACTATCTAGGTGCTGTACTATCTCTAGTGTTAATTTTCTATCTTCTACATCATGAATCTCATAAATATTATATAAGAAATCTAATGTTGATATATCTTTACCAATATAAAGTGGTCCAAGATCAGTACTAGTGTACCTGTCACCTAGTCTATTAAAGATTTCTATAGCATCTCTCACTAGTGGTGGGAAGTCTGAGAAATCTATAGGCATTCTCTTAGGGTCTGGCTTCTCTCCAAGTTGCATACATATATTTATATACTTAGATTTAGAGAAACCATTCTGTTTATCGAAATATTTATCGAGAGATTCGAATAGAAGTTTCCGTCTCTCAGTTTCGAAAGTTCTCGATTTGTGCCAACTTAGCACTAACCCAGTTATCAAATTTCTCTGATAACTTAACAAGCTGTGTAGCAGTATCAATGTCAAAATCGATTTCAGCTTTAGGGTCTTCTACTTGAGATTGATCGATAAGCATTAGGTTAGCTACGTTCTCTAGCGTTAACCCTGTCCAGCCATTGATTGTTGCTTTCACGTATTCTTCTGTATATTTCTCTACATCCAGATCCATGTATGGAAGACCAGAAGTTTCATCATATTTCTGAACTTTACATTTTTCCTGAATCTTACGTCTAGCCTCTCTTGATAGATAAGTAAGACGTACTTTAAATCCTACGATACCTGGGAAGTCAAACTCTGCTGTTTTTGAGTTAAGTGCTAATGCTGATAGACTTAATTTCATATTAAATATCCTCCATATTCCACGATAATTTTATTTGTTTTGTCAGTTATAGTAACATCTTGTGCTTCTGTAAATACGTCTGCAGGAGCTACTCTGTGTGTTACCAATGCATCTCCTAATGAGAGATATAATCCAGATTTATATAATTCTAGATTTGCGTAATAAGCTTCTTCTGGAGTAGGGTATTTGGTATTTAGATACGTATTTACATTCATACCATAACTCCTATCCGTTAGTACTGCATGTTTAGGTACATATAAATTACCTATGTCATGCAAGCCTCTGTCAGCCCTCCAATCTATGGATTGCTGTAAAGATATACCGGCATTTATTACTGAGTTATTAAGAATATTATTTATTCTATATTGTATAGGGGTAGGTAATAACGGCTCACCTTGCTCTATTAACCCAGAAGATAAATCTATACCAGATACTCTTTTAATACTACTAGCAGTAAATGATACATCAAAAGCTAGTGGCTCACTTAGTGCTAGTGATACTTCTAGTGACTGTACCGCTGCTTTAGTTACTTTGTGCGTGCCAGCCTTAGTAACTATAAATATATCACAAAACTCAGGTGATATACCTAATTCGTCACCATATTCGTATACATTGGCATGTAACTTAGTTAGCCCCGCCAATTCGAATAATACACCTTCCGAGAAGCTCTTAGTACCTAATACACCGAAGCTAAACGTAGCTGAGTTTTTTGAATTAGCATAAGTATATGGTTTTGCTTTCTTTGAGTGCAGAGTCTTTCTAGAACCAGACGATCTATTGAAAGTCTGGTTAAAGTCAAACTGGGTAAGGGCATCGAATAGATACCCTGTACCTTTATAGATTAACACTATCTTGCACTCTTTCTGTAGAGTGTATGACATAGTTATCCTCTTAATTAACTAACAGTAACTGTGATTGTGTTACTGGTAGTTTTACTACCTTCGCTATTGTAAGCTTCTACGTAGTACTTACCACCATCTGATAGTGCTGCGGAACTCTTAGTATATGTTGAAGCTGTAGCACCACTAATAGGGGCATCATCTTTATACCATTGGTAACGCGAAGCATCAGAAGCTACCACTGATAGCTGCAACTGCTCACCTGTAGTTAGTGTTTGGTTAGCGGGCTGTGTGGTAATGCCTGGTGGAGCGGAAAGTCTAGCACCATCGCCACGCTCAATAAGAGCTTGGATTTGAGCTGCAGTGTATTCTGGACTCATACCTAAGTAAACTTCATCACCTGCATCTAGTTCTGTAGGAATACCTTTGAACTCAATACTTGTACCAAGTACGTCGGCTGTCTCAGTAGATGGAACAGATAAGTGAGCAGTTGGTAGAACAACTACAACACCTGGCGCTTTAGTTACTGTACTTGCATTAGCGTTCGGGTATACACCACCTAAACAGATACCAATCTGGAAGCTATTAGTAATACTTCTGTCGGTAATCATTTTGTTTAGTAACTCTGCTGCACGATCTTGAGAGTCGCCTGGCTCTTTGTTACGTAGGTAAGCTTCTAGGCTACCTGAAACTTCGAATGTTCCTGTGAATGAACCAATAGGTAGGTCTAAACGCGATAGAGTATTTGGTGTCAAGTAGCTGATATTGTTATTGATAGTAATAGAACCACCAGTAATAGGAATATCGTACTTAACATCGTCCTTATTATCTTTAATGAATAAAGTAGTTAACTTATTCTTAATATAAGGAGCTGTTTCAAATACATCATCAGGGAACGTAAAGTCTGCTGAGTTAGGATCGAAAGGTTGAGTAGTACCTAGAGGTTCTACTTTAGTACCCTGACCAGACCAAGCGGTCATACCAATACCTTCAATATCAATGCTGATTTCTGCTTGGTTGATTTGTACGTCGTGGATTTTATACCATACGTTATCAACTAAGTAGAACAGTGTAAGTGTATTAAGTTGGTGGTACTGGTTGTCTTTGAAACTTACTAACATGTTTGTAGAGTTAGCCTTAACCCCGTCTTCGTTAGTAATATCTACAGGAGATCCACTAGCTAGACAGTGCCATAAGGTGTAGTCTGGGGTTAGAACTACGTCATCTGCAGAGTTATTCTTAGTACCAGAATCGCTCAAGTATGGGCGTAGGTATGTAGAAAAGTTCCAGTCAGCAGGGTTTAGATTATCATTGAATCTCTTAGAACCACGAGTTGGGCGTGGGCCTGCTTCATCTAAGTTAATATCGGTAGAGTTACCGTCTTGGTTGAACGCAAAGTCCTCTTGGATTAAGACCTCCCAAGTATTGGTCTTATCAAGTGTTTCACCTGGCTTTGCTATACTAGCCCATAATCTAGTATTACGTAATAGTTGGACTGACATTTAGTGCAGACTCCTTATTTAATAAATCTAACATTTCTGTCCTGGTATCTAATTTCTATAGCCACCTCACCTATACCCATAGGATTTAGAACACCTTCATCTGTATTAATGCTTAGTATAGTCATTTCGGTAGCGTGGAGCTGTTTTTGAACTCCTTTTGGAGTAGTTATAGTATATTCTATATCTTCGTGAGTGTCAATAAAGGTTTTTATATCTTGGATTAGTAGCTCTAATTCTTCGTCTGCTCTGTCTTCGGACTTAACATACGCTCTTATAACTAGAGTAAGGTACATCCACCTAAAACCTCCCGGCTGGTATTCTGGGCGTTCAGGACCTAACGCCACAGTAAGTGCAGGAAAGTATTCTACCTGATCAAGATACAGATTCTCACCACTAACATTCATGTCGATGTCAGTATAATAAGTATCTTGATTTGAGTCTGTAAGTTCTGATTTTAGAGTATCGACTATCTTATCACGTATACTCGTTCTGTGTGTCATTGTAATGCCTCTCTAATATCTATTCTATACCTAGAATGAATTATATCTCTAGCAGCCTTAGCCAGTGCGTCTCCGATGAGTACTTGAGGGTTACGAGCACCATAGGATGGACGATTATACATAGCAGGTCTAGTAGACTTCTTAGGATCGAAAGTAGCGTAAGGATAGGTCATATAATTGTAGAATATAGATAGTTCTGGTTTGCGACCAGTATCAGTATCCTGAATTCTTACAGAACGCACATCTAGTGAGTTCGCAAATCTACCAGTTCTGTATTTAAGTGGCGCATTTGCTTTCTTCATATCTCTAATTAAATAATCTTTAGCTAGAATTTCTAGAAGGGAGCGTAGGTTGGTTTGGGAAATCATTTTACCTTTTACAGTATTGACACCCAAGGATCTACCTTCCTCTAAGTAATCATCTAAACGAACATTTACAGTACCCCTAGCCCTCTTTCTTCCAACAGACTTGGTCAAGCCATATTGTGCTAGGATAGCATCAACTATACCTAGTTGATGTGTATTGAGATTTTTTGCAACCCCAGCTAGTACATTTTTACCCCTATCAGAGGCTTCTGCTTGTGCTAGAGGTTTGCTGAATTTAAAACTTATAGTAGCTATGTTAGACTCTTCCCTAGTATCGTCGGTTTGTACATCATACTTAACTTGCCTTTTAGTACCCTTACTAGATCGGTCGTCTAACTCGCGTCGTATAATATTTTCCAACATCTGAGAAATAGCCATTAGAACATCCTATGCATCATCAAAATAGCACGTACGTGTGGCGGGAAGTTCTTCCCTGTTTGGTAGGATACTGTCTGACCACCTGCGCCTACTGATGTTTTATTAAATTCTTCTTTATAATAATACTTAACTAACAACATAGTTGCTAACTTGATAGACTCTAAATCTGGTGCAGCAATACTATAAGATATTAGAATATTATCTCCATTATTCGGAACTAAAGAGTACAACTCTAGCTTACCTGTATCGGAAACATAGTAGTCATGTTTGTCTAGAGATACTCCGCTTGATGCATCGTCACCCCTAGGTATGTATTTAACATCGGAGACGTCCATCTCAAAGTTAGGGAGCATATACTCGGTGGTATGCGCTCTTGTTCTGATGGTGGCCTCTATATCACCAGTAGCGGTAAGAGGGTAGCCAATGAATTCTTGTACTATCTCAGAACATGATTTAATAAGTGCTGCAATTTGAGGGTCATTCTTCTTACCTTCAATACTAGCAAACGCTTTATATTCATCAATTGTAATTATTTCTGCCATCGTATTCCCCATAAAGAAAAAGGGGTGGAGCAATAAGCTCTCACCCCTTAATGATCTACGCTATTAAGCGTATGTACCTGAAACTACGTTACCAGTGAAGTAGCGTTGTAGGTTCAGACGTTGTGTTACGTAGTACGCATCACGCTGTTCTGAAGCACGACGTTCGTACTCAACTGTCACCTGACGTTGGCGAGGAACTACGAATTCGTTACGATAAACGATTGCACAGAACTCTTTCTTAGTTGCTTTAGCTGGGAAGTAGCTAGAAACAACTACTGGCATACCGTAGATACGACCAAGTTGACCTTGTAGTTTAACCGAAGCGCTAGCGCCTACTTGGTTAATGTCTTGCCACTCGTCATCTTCTAGAAGATCGTAGTAAGCGTCCATTGAAACGATTAGAGCTAGAGCATCTAGACGTAGACCTTTAAGACCTAGTTGACGACGTAGCTGATGAATCATTTTAGCAGTTACTTTAGCAGAACCGTCGTGTGTTGCTGTAGTTGCAATACGTTTGTTGTCAATTTTAGCGAAAGTCAATAGACCAGTTGGTTTACCTACTGGAGCTGTATCTTCACCACCCATGAATGCTTTCTCGATAGCTTGTACGTGAGCTTCGATTAGGTGACGACGGATAATTGGTAGAAGTGCAGTGATTGCGTCTTCTTCAGTTTCGTCTGTCATGTAAGCTTTAGCTGCTAGTTTGAATGTACTGAATGTGATATCAGTTAGTGCAACTTTGATTTCGTTACCTACAGTAGTTTCTTTACCGTAAGTTGATGCATCTACCCATGTTGCATCTTGTGCATCAGGTTCGATTTGCATTGTTAGTTTCTTACTTGACATTGGTAGTTCTTGGAACATAGCACCAACAACTAGTAGTTTCTGAATGTCACGTAGGATACGATTTGAGAATACTGTTTCGTAGTTTTCGCTAGAAACTTGGATAGATGAACTATCGTTTACTGCTTTTTCTAGTTTAGCACCAAAATCTGTTTCGAATACGCCTTTCTTAGTAATGAAAGAAAGTAGAACAGCTTTTTCAGCTTCTTCTTCGAAATCAGTTTGAGATTCAAGTTTGAATGCCTTACCAACTGCTACTGCGATTGAGTTTTTACCTTCGCGAGCATTCATTAGTTGAGCTACTTCGTCACGTACTGACTTGATTTGGTTTTGAGTTTCTTCTACTGATTTAGCGAAGCCATCAACGTCACCTTCTTCTAGCTTGCCAGAAAGAGCTTTAATGAGATTTAGAGCCGTTTCTAGTTTTTCTTTTTGTTCACCAGTAGCTTCATCTACAAGAGCTTTAACACGTGCGTCTTCAGCTGCTTTACGAGCTTTTTCAGCCTTTTCTTTAGCTTCTGCTTCAGCTTTATCAGTAATAGCTTTAGCTGCATCTACTACTGTTTTGATACCTAGCTTTTCTTGTAGTTCAGCAATTTCTTTTTCTGTCATTGGCATAATTGTATTATCCTTTCTTAACTCCTAGCGCAATGGCTAGCTTTTCTAACACGTCAACTTCGTTAGTTTCGCTCGGCTCACTAGCCTTTGCTTGAAGTTGTTTCTTAAAATTATTATAATCAGAAGAGTTTAAGCTCTTAGAAACTTCAAATACTGAGTCCTGATTACATGGAACTGAAACCACCGATACTTCGAATAGTTCTAATTCTTTGATTAAATAAATATCTTCATCTTTCTTCCATTCAGCATCTAGGCAGCGGAAGCCAACACTAAATGTTTTTAAGATACCATCTTTAATAAGTTGATATACTGGGCCTGCTGCTTTACTAATTTCGGCTTCAATCTGTAAGCCTTCATCAGTTACTTCATAACCGATCATCTTACCGATTGGCATTGAGTGGTTATGGAATGCAAGAATGATTGGGTTCTTTTCATAGTTAGGAAGAGCGTCCTTACCTAGCCATGCGTCTTTAGGGATTACGTCGCCTGCACGGTCTTTATTGACTGTGTTAGCGTATCCCTTAATTACCAATGGAGAATCTTCTTCATCGTTAGCTGCTTTAGCCACGAAACTAGCGGATAGCTCCATATCAATAGGCTTATTTAGCTTCATTAGTATTCTCCGAAGGTTTCTTAGATGCTTTTAATGCAGCTACGAATTCGGCATACTCATCTGTAAAACGTTTAAAGGCTCTACAGTCACTATCTACTTTATAGTGGTAGCGAAGCATCACTCTAGTAACCTCATTTTTAGGGTCATTAAAGAAAGTGCTCTTATCTGGGAGAGTATCACCGTAATCGTTGTAGACTGTATTAAAGTTTACTTGTTTACTTGTCATCTGAGTCCGAGTTTGAAGGTTTACCACCCTCCTGTCCCGATACTCCAGTACCAGAACCTGCAATATTCTGTGGTATACGAATCTTATCCATATCCTGACCCTCTAGAGGTTCGTAGCGTAACTCGATACGTCCTTCGTTGGGAGTGATAAGACCATTATTTACCTTAGAGGTTACTGCTTCGGCCTCAGCTTTAGCATCTGGTGCTAACGCTGTAATATCATCTGTAGTTAATTTAATATCATAACCAAAGAATGTCTCAAATACTGATTCAAATTTACGCATCATAGGCAGAATGGTCATATAGAACAGTAGCTCTACATTAGGACGAATGTTAGCATTATTACCAGAGTCTAGTAATAATGGTGGAATACCTAAAGCAATACATGCTTTACGTTCAAAATCGTCAACATCTGCTTTAACATCCAAATCCTTAGAACTAGTAGGTGTTAGAGTTTTGGCTTTCATGCCGGCATCTAGAACCTTAACACTAGAACGACCTGTGCGTGGGTTATAATCTAAAGATATTTCTTCTTCGAAACGTTTTTTAAGTTTCTTGTTTAGTACCGCTTCTGTTTCAAGTATTAAACTAAATACAGCACCGTTATCAAAGAATTTCTCTTTGAATTGTAGCAGTTTGTCTCTTCTCACCAGCCCTTCCAAGCTAGATAAGATTCTAGAGAATCCCTCAATCTGAGTTGAGTTACCTCTGTTATAAGCGTTATCCTTAATAAAGATAATCTCATTTGGTTGAAATTCTACCTGAGCGCCATAAATATATCTGTTAATATACTGTTTCTTGTCAGCATATACTTCCATATTAGCAGCAGGTAGATGATATAATGAGTAACCATCCCAATGAACAAATGCCCAACCTTCCATGATAAAGTCCATTATTACTAAACGCCAGAAAGTACTAGCGTCCATAAATGGGTTAGGTCTAACATTAAGTAACTCTTTTACTTTATCTTGACGAATACCGCCTTTGGCCTTTCCAGAACCAAGGGGAGTAAAAGAGTATTGATCTTTAATGTCGTATCTAACTTGACAAGCGTTATCAACTAAAAGGTTAACACAACGGTTTACAACCTCTACGTCTTCAAAAGCACGAGTTGTAGTCAAAGGCTTCTTATTGCTAGTAGTAGAACTAGGGTCTTCTCTAGCTATAAGTTCTTGGGCTGGGTTTAATTTGGTTACTAACCAGTCTCTAAATCCCATGTTTATACCTTAAATTTGTCTAGTGAAATAGTTGCAACCATGTAGTTACACAACGCATTAGCTGCGTTATCGCCCGTACTGATTATCGTCTCTCCACTAGAGTCACCTTGCCTATCTCGCTGTATCTTGACCCATCTTCTCTGCTTACTAGCAGTAGATAGGTCAGGCTCTTGAGAATATATCTGGTGTAGTTTTACGTGGTGACTATTACAAAGGGTTACGGTATCATCAACTAATTCATGCCAATGTGCTTTATAGAAGTCGTCCCGCATAGCGAGAACCTGCTCGTCAGTTGAGATGGGAATACCATTCTCTTTGGCATACTGTTTAAGAAGTAGAGATACCGTATGGTAGTGGTGAAGCTCTAAATCGTGCTCCGTACCACAAATCTCACAATAGTCTTTCTTGGAATAGTTAGACTTAATACCATCGCGAATATGTTTTGTTGCTACTCGTTTGTTGGTATTAGTTGCCATAACTTCTTCTCCTTAACTTATGAATCTAGTATATAGTACTAGTGCGTAAATGTAAAGTGAGTTTTATAATTTCTACTCGGATTATCTGCAGTATGAGTAGATTGCATATCTCACAGCATCCGCTAAGTGAGAATACTGGTTGTGAAGTGGGCGTTCTTTCAATAGCCCCTCTTTCGGATCCCACCTGTAGTTAATAAACATCTCACGAGTTAGAGGACAATTAATATCTAGTATGATTTTATCCTGTTCTATAAGTGCCGCTATATAGTTAATAGCGTCATTAGTAGATTTCTTACAAGGCATGCTTGCAATGTCGTATTCATAGGCTAGGTCAGCACGGAACTGAGCTGCCGCAGAATCACAGAAAATCATGTCTACATCAAAGTCGTCGATTTGTTGTTGGAATTTCTCTGCATGTACACGAGTAGTCTTAGATTGTTTTTCATACTCGTCAGTAATATAGAATATGTCTTCTTCTAAATCATACTTAAGAACTACGCTAGCAGTTGGGTCTCTGTAACCGTGGTCAATACCCATAATTGTTTCGTATCTAACATCGTCATCGAAGTCCATTTCGCTAAGGTCTCTAACGTGTCTATCGATAGCAAATGCTTCGTAGATACGGCCTTCGAATACCGAGAAGTCAGCTTCGTATTCTTGACGGAAGTAAGCATCCGAGTTAGTAATACGAGCTTGTTCAATATCCTCTGGACTAGCACGAGGGTTATCACGCCATGTACCGTGAATTGATACCCAGTTAGCAAGGTTAGGGTCTTGAGACTTGCCTTGTTCAAAGTATGTTTTAAAGTAATTAGAACCACGGGGTGTACTAATAAAGATAGCTTTAGAGTTAGGTTTATCCAGTGTAGGACGTAACGCAACCTGGAATGCATCCCCACCTTTATCAGATAGTGCAGCCTCATCGAAGATGATAAGATCGTATGAACGACCTACGGCAGAGTCAGCTCTCTCAGCAGATGCTAGTTTGATTAGTGTATTATTAGATAAAAGAATTTCTTTATCTTTAGCGTTTTCTTTAACAGTCTTCAAGCCAAACTGTTTGATGTATTTCTTAATCTCACCCCAACCGATTTCTGCTAGTGAGTAGTTAGGTGCCACCACTAGAATCTTGTTATTAGGCTCTAGTGCCTTCAAGAATGCTAGTGCGAACGAGATGAAGGATTTACCTACACGTCGACTAACACATGCAACTACGAAACGATGTCTAGGATCGTTTACAGCATTAATAATAGCTATCTGTGGTCTATTAGGGATAATCGGCTGTCCATTATCCGCCCTCATTTGACTGATGAACTTCTCCACATCAAAAGCAAAGAATCGCTTATCTAGTGGAAACTCCTCAAGCTTGTCACAATTTATATAATCTCTAGAACAAAACATTATCCCACCAGTTTATTTATGAGAGCCATATAGTTCTCATCGTCACCGCCAGGCATGTTAATGTTGTTTTGGATGTTAGTTTGATTTGTAGGACCAGCAGTAGCTCCCTGTGCTTTAAGCATCTCCACTTCCATCTTCATTTCATCCATCTTCATCTTATGCATTACTTTGATTAGATCTACAATATCTACGCTAGTACCTACTTGAGTATCTTGGATTTCTTCAAGCTTCATATTTAATAGTTGATCCATAACACCGAAGATTCTAAATTTATTTCTGAATCCTTGCTCATGAAATTGTCTATTAATATAAGTACGTACTTCATTTTTCTTTAGTTGGGCTTCCACTTCAGCCACAGGAAGATTTAGCTCAGTAGCAGTTCTCTTAGAGTCCCCACCTAGCATCAGGTACGTCTCTGCGACCTGTAGTCCTTCCGGTTGTATAATATCTGGTAGTAGTTTATCTGTCATACTCCTCTCCTTTCCAACTAATATAACATCTTCAAACCTGAATGTCAACAAAAATTTAAAAATCGAATTTGACATAGCATTGAATTATAGATATAATATACAAAACAGGAGGATTATTTATGGCACTTTTTATGGGCAGAAAGCCCTCAGATAATAGACCACTATTACATGTAACTAGTGGGAGTGAGTCTATCTCTCAATTACATGGAGCACCTATAGCCTCAACGCTATTTCACTCAGATATACCATACTTAGCAATATCAAAGGTTATAGAGGTAACTCAATTTAAGCACGTAGAGGCTAGACAATCGGGTACTAGATACTATCACTACTATGAACCGGTTATACCACAAGAGGTATGGAACTACATGAACCAAGGATATCTAATGTGTGGCTCAAACGTATCATACCACCCTAACTACGTAGAGCATAGACCTATAGGTGTATATTCTAGTGACTGGTCTCCTACTTCCGCAGATATATTTATAGGTAATTTTCAAGGTTCTATGGGAGGAGGACACCCTTACGGTGGTATTTCCAGTGGTTGGGCACCTATAGATATGCATGATATGGCTAATGCTGACGAAACGGTGGATCAGGCAGTACGTATCCAAAGTGATTCATTTATAACAGACTACCCTACTAGTAAAAGTTACTATAGAAATAACTGGAGCATATCTGGTTTATCACCGGAAACTAAGAACTATAAAAGAGTAATTCAGTCTCCAAATGTGTCTGCATCAGCTAGTAGAGCTACATCAGCTAGTTTCACTAAGGAAAACAAAATAAATAGAGCACTGTTCGCTAATGGTACTACATCATCTAGGATGCGTATTATTAGACCTACAGCATCAGCTCCAACTACTCTAACTTACTCATCTACTAACCCATCAGATAGTAACTTCAAATTAATTATTTATATATTTAATGTAAAATATAATTCTAGCAACAAACTAGAACATGTGAAGCCTGATATAAGTGATGGTATACGCATATCTCGTGAAGATATGGTAGTAGGAGATTTAGCTATGAAAAACGGAATGTTCATAACTGACCCTGCTCCAAATGAAGATTTACTAGATAGTACAATTTCTAGTCATAAATATAAAGTCAAGTATCCGTTTTTTGACAGGCTAGTAAAGGGTTTGACGTTGGCACAACTAGCAGACTACCCATTCCCTTACTGTAGATTTTTTAAGAGTAGCAATGGTAACTGGAGTGTTAATGAGGGTACAGGCTGGTATAACATTGATACTATACTACTAGTGCACTCCCCGTCAGCGCTTCTTGGGACTGGCGTATCACTAGACTTCTCGGCGGATGAGATTAAATATAAAGGAAGTAAAGGTGAATATTTAATAGCATCAAGGGCTAGAAAGTATACACCTTTTGTACTTGGCGGTGATTCAGCTATTACGGCGGTATTTCCAGCTGAAACCAATACCTTCGCGCAATTAAAACAAGGTACTTCATTCAAGAAAGAGGTAATAGACTTCGGGCCATCAGATTGGAGACGTGTTCTGAACCCTGACCAATGTGGGAATTACTATAAAACAGTGGTGAAACAAAGAATAAAGCTACCACCAGGCAGTACTAATAAGAGCTATTTATCAGTGCATGTTAGCTCACCATACTTGAAGGGGGAGGCGAGCAGCACGATTGCTGGTAAAACGTCTAAGATGAATGTAGGTATTGATGGATATTCCGGCTGGTCAAACTTACAATACATGATATTTAGTAAGGATCATCCTGATAAGGAAGCGGTTGTATCTGATATAGGATTCAGCACAATGCGAGATGTATCAAAAACAAGCTCGGATGGGTCTTGGTGGTATTTCTCTAGTACTGGTAATAAGATGCAGGCTGTAAGAATACAATATAAGATACGGGTAAATTGGGTGCGCAATGAGCTAGAATTGGTAGGGTGGTATAAACTTACTAATGCTGCCCTACAGTGTGCTGAGTATTCTGGCAAGACAACATATTATAATAAACTTGGCGAGAGGGACGTAACGTACAAGACACCTGAGGTACGGTTAGGTTTCTATATATTGGGTACGGCATAGGCACTGTTTTAGCAGTGCCTTTATTTTATCTTGAAAAAATCAAAAAATTTTATTTTATAATAGCACCTTTACTAAATCTTGAAAAAATCAAAAAATTTTATTTTATAATAGCACCTTAATGGTTTTTCGAAAAAACCAAAGTAGTTACGTGATAGGGGGTGTAGCCCCCACCGTAGATGAGAACAAGTCTCATTACCGCCCCCTTATTGAGGACGGTAATCATTCTCATTTGTACAGCTTTTCTTTAATTATTCAGCTAAAAGCTGGTCAATCCATTCTGGTTTGCAAATCACGTCTTGATGTGAACATTCAACGATTAGGTCTTGTATCAACTCGGCGGTGTCTTGTTCGCCTTGGCGGTAAATGTCAGCCCATTGCATTTCTAACAACTGATTCATCAATTTGGCGTCTGTAGCTGTTACACCTTTTAATGAATTAGCCATTTCTAATATACCGTCGTGGTCGTCAAAGAAACACCATTCTGTAACCTGTGGCATACTAGCAAATAGATGTTCAAACCATTGTTGTTTGTATGGCGCATCTGACATTGCACTGATACGGGCTGCATTACCTTCACCAAATACACGGCTCAATTGGTCACGGCTGCAAATGATAGGCGTTCTCAATTGGTTACGGCGTAGGTAAACATAATCGTGATTAAGCATGTAACGAGCTGTTAGGATGATAACAAGCTCACCCTGTTTGATTAGTTGTTGCATGTATCCGGCAAGGGGCAACAGTTTGTCATTGGCTACCTTTTCAGGCGTGCAAGCCTCTTTGATATATTTATCTAGATTCAAGTTACCCTGTGAATCTAGGCATGGCTCAACACGGTGAAAAGAATCAATTGTTGTGCCGTCTAGGTCAAATATGTATGCTTTTTTCATGGGTAAATCCTCGCTTATGCGGTTAAGTAAAAGTGTGACGGGCATCACATTTGCGCCCGCCACGTGGTTTGTGTTCTAGTGAATGTTAATCGTTCAATCGTGCTGTAGTGCTGCCGTTCATAAATGCATCAGTACGTTTTTGAATAATGACACGGGCAAAAGGCATTGCATTCTGTACGTCTAGCATAGTTAGTTCATGCTTTTTCATAAACTGTACTAGATGTTTTTTAGCTTTGGTAGGGTTCTGTGTTTTCATGCCGTAGTAGCTAGCTAGTACATTTGCGAGTTTAATTTGTGTGCTTTTCATGGCTTTTCTCTCTTAATGGGTTCAGCAATAGGCTATCAATTGATAGCCTATTAATAAAACACTAATTAGTATTGAGCTTCACCAATTAGGTAGGTTGGTAGTAGTTGGTGAGTTGAGTTAGGGTAAATAACTGCGTTTGCTCTGTCCCAAGTTGTACCGCCTTTGTTGTAACCCATCTCCATGCTACCAGTTACACCAACAACAATATTATTGTTATCTTCAAAAGGTGAATGTGTGTGACCTGTTACAGTTTTGATGCGCATCTTTTTGAATGATACTGCTGAGCCACGAGCCCCACCTGTACCAACATGACCATGCATAGAAACATCATAACCAAATACTAGACGTTGTGAGTCGATTTTACCAAATTCGATATTATCGCTTAGTTCTGGCAGCTTGTCAGCTAGTGCTCTGAATGCTAAATCCATTTTTGCAAGGTCGTTTAATTCGCCGTTGTCCATCGCTTCAATGTAAGCAAGCATTAGAGCGTGATAAGTACGGGCGTTTTTCGGGTCTTTGCGAACATCGAATTTATTATCACGTACCCAAGAATCTAGAGCTAAATCATGGTTTGATTCAACAATGAAAACGGGCGCGTATTCTGCAATCTGGTTTAGGTGATTGATTACATCGGTTAAATCGTCGATTACTGCACGGTCTTGCATTTGGTATAAGAATGTCCAGTCCTCGCGGTTGTGGTGGTTACGGCTCATAAAATCAAGCGCATCGTGAACCACTACCAATGATGGGTTTTCGTTGTGAATCTGGCGCAATGCACGGTTAAATGAGTCTTCGCACATTTTCTCACAATGCAAATCACCTAGCACGATAACAGGCTTTTGCTCGAAAACATCATTGTAAGCTTTGATAGTGCCGTCAGGGAAGTACACCGAACCGTTATCAATAATAACACCGTTTTCGTCAGCTACTAAACGGCGGTGATTGATTAGACCGTCACGAACTTCAATTAACACACCACCGAAACAGTGTTCTGCTTCCGCTTCCGCCCCTGCTCGGCTGTCAGTGTAATGCATTTGAGTACAAACACCTGTTGTATAAACCCAACGGAAAGCCCCGTTCTTTTGACGTGGTAGGGTTTTAGTTTGGCGACGAGGACTAGCAACAATAGTTAATGATTCGCCTGTATTTAGTCGCTCGGCTGCGTTAATTGGCTGTTTTGCAGTCGGGAGAATCTGAGCACTATTAGCTAGTAGCACGTTACCTTCACCACCTAACCAAGTATCTACAGGCTCTAGAATATGCTTTTTAATATCTGCGTGATATTTAGGCTCTTTGCGTTCACGTCCCTGTAGCACGGTTGTATATTTAATCGGCATAACTCCGAACTCTGCATCACGCTCATTAGCAATTGCTAATAGAGTATTTAAGACTGGATGCGGTTTTGTGTTGTTCTGTCCTGCCGTTAAGATATATAAACCGTCGTCTAGGTTGTCAAAATCACGGCCATTGATTGAACCTGCAAAAGTAGGTTCAATGTCAGCTTTTGCTTGCTGCGAGTGACTTTTTGCTTTTACTGGTTTAACTGGCTTGTTTTCGTCTAGCCAATCAATAAGCTCGCTAGAATGGACAGTGATTTTAAGAGAATCACGAATTGCGATAGCAATTTCACGGCGTTTTGAGTCTAGGCGTTTGCCCCAAAAATTAAGACCTTTTGCCGCTTTAATGATTGCTGTTGCGTTTGCTGTGATTACTTCGTTAACTTGTTTCATTGTATATACTCGCTTTTGCGGTTAAAAATATTAACTAAGGCACTCGCTAGAATGCCCTAGAATATTTTGTCCCGTTATACAAACATGAATAGAACTTTAGTAACAAAATCATCTGCACTTGAACAACTCGCAATCGTCATAATTGCTTTACGTTGTTCTAGGTCGCTGATTTCTAGAGCTTCACACAACATTCCCATAACTACTGTTTTTGCTGCTTTGTTTTCATAGCGTAGTGAATTAATTTCACTTTCATTGAATAGCGGTGTTTTATACTCCGCTAAATCAATGACGGCTTGCAGTGTACGCCCAGAAATACGGCTATTTGGACGCCAATTAAAACTAACACCTGTTAGTTTTTCAACTTTGTTTTGTAGTTCTTGTTTTGCGCTGCCGTTGTTTAACAGTGATTTAATACTAATCTTAGCCATTGTTTTACTCTCCATTTATGGGTTAATTTACGGTGTAAACTTGTTTAAATTTACACTGTAAATTAGGGGGATAATTCCCCCTAATTGTTTAGGCGTTGGTTATAGGTCTAGACCACGGGCATTTTCGAAAGCTTCACAAACCTTTTCTAAATCCGGTTTGTAATCTTTTGCGCTTGCTGCTTGAATGTCAGTGATACCAATCGCCTGAGCTAAATCGGCTAGGGCTGACATTTTAGCGTTTTTCAAGCTGTCCAAATCGTCAGAATCTAAACCAAGCGTATGAGCTAGAGCACGAACATAGTGTTCTTTACGTACCGTGTTGGTTTTAGCTACACTTGCAACGGCGTCCGGTTTTTGGTAAACACCCATAACAGTAAGTTTTGAGCGAACCGCTTTACCTGATACCGCCTCAACTTCTACCGCGATAGTGTCAAGAAAATCTGTGTGAGCTGCTGCGTCTTTACCTTCCGCTTCAAGTTTAGCAGTGTAAAGAGTTGCTGCTTTTTCTGCCATTTCTTCTGTCCATTTTTTAGCCATGATATTTTCCTCTTAATAGGTTAGTTTTAAATGAGAGTATTTCTCAGTTAACCGACTCGCTATGAATCGGCTAACGGTTAATACTCAAACAATCCAATCAAGTAAGCAATGGGTCAAATCGCATATTTCAAATTGTCTAGGCATTCGATGCATCACTGCATTCCGTCTTACTGCCTTAAAGAGCGTGCCCCCTTGGGGACGTTGTTAGTATCTCAAAAGCCGCTTAGTGTGTCAACAACTTTTTTCAACTTTTTTCGAAGAGCTTTTCAAGCTTTTCTGTCCCGCCGTGTTGTTGCGGTATGGGTATATAATAGCGAATCATGAAAATTAGTCTAACAAAACGTTTTTATCGTGACGATAAATTTTATTAATCGAGGCGTTTCTAATATAGTAATTACTAATATAACCTAGGGCTATAAATATAAATAGAAACGCGCACGTAGCATAAATCATGCCAACTTGAAAACCACTGTATATTTATACATAGCTCTAAAACGCTCTGTATGCTATTCTCAGCAATTTTAGCCTTCCCCTGTAGTCGAGTTCATTTAAATCGTTTATGCACTTTTAGTTAAAAAACTGCATATTTAGTCACTTTCATGCATAGCTCGATTCATAGATTTTTGAGCTTGTCAAAGAATTTCTAGTTATATTATATAGCAAAATATTTCTTGATTTATATATTAGGAAATTTTCGTGCCAACTTTTTATCCACAGACTTATGCACATTAGCAAGTTCTAATAATACTGTATATCTACTGGTTATCCACAACATACTAACAGGAAAACGGGTTTTATCTACACTAAATCACAGCTTATCCGATATAGAATGGCGTTCCTAGGCTCTAGAATCCATTGTGAGCGGTTATCCACAGGTAAGACATATTAAAGTAAGGCTTTTCGCTATAACCTCTCAGAATGGCTTACAGCGCTTATAACTAGAATGCTGGTGGATATAACTAAATGTTATTAGACTTTTGGCCTAGATTTAGTATGATTAAGTCCTACCCAATAGGAGGGCGAAACAATGTACCGTATGTTTTTTGATGTTATTTGGTGGTGTGTCAGTATTGAAACTGGCGAATTTGTTGCTAGTGCTGCGACACTTGATAAACTACTTAATAAGGTAGGTATAACATGCTTGAACTAGTTTGCAGTGTAGCGTTTTGTTTAGCCCTATTGGTTGGTTTTTACCCTTACTGGAGATGTTAAATGTTTGTAACTGTTGAGAATCATAAAAGTGAGCATGAGTGCATCCAAGCGGATACGTTAAAATTTGGGGATGCTTTTGTTAGGTATGGCGATGAACTAGATATTAAAAATGTTCTAGTTGCGGTGTGTGTATATAGTGAAGATGACAACGACATCTTTTTCGTGCCACTAGTACCCAAAACAACTAATATGGTGTTACCGGAATATGGTGACGTACGCCACGACCACTATATTGATAGTAGCACTCAAGTAGTACCCGTGAAAGTAGTTGTTGCGGAGGTTGTTAAAAATGTTTAACCTAAAAGAAAAAACTTTGTTACTCAGTCTAGATACTATACTGGACGCCCTACCGCTAAATAATATAGTTGATGATCCTAGTGAAACTATATGGTATCTAGATAATGATGAATCTATCATTATGATGGCGCATCCTCATTACGGTATAGTGTTCTATAACGATGAGATGCATATATTAGGAATTCATGATAGACATGAACGTAGCGCAATTCTTGAGCTTCTAGACGGTTGGGGCTATGATGATAAGTCTATGGTATGGCGTGAAATTGGTATTGATCAAATTGATTATAACCCTGTTTAAAAGTGTGACCTAAATCACTTTACACCATGTCTAGGTTTTGGTATTATTAAGACCTAGACAATAATTACCGCTTTAAGCGAGGGCAACAAAATGTCATACCAACAATTTTTAGAACAACCAAAAATCAGTACAGCGTACCAACTGAACGCAGATACTCCAATGAGTAAACGTCTAGAAATGGCTCAATGTTTCTTGAGCAACAAAGAATACCATTTCGAAATCACTCGAAATATCGACCTTTTCAATGATGTCGAGGACGTGTTAAAAGCAAAGGTTTTAGCGTATGCTATAGCTTTTGCTAAGGGCGCGACTAATGGCGGTATGCTGTACCAATACGCTAGGGCTGACTTGTTAACATGGTGGGCTATTTTTGAGGGCGCACGATTCGAAAACGGCTGGCTAGGGATATAATACGAGGTATTAGCGATGATTACTATTACAGAATTAACAGAAAAATTTGTATCTGCTAACAATGATGACCTAGCAGCCCAAAATGGTATGGTATACCAATTATGGAGTGATGGAGAAATCACATTACAAAAATCTGGTGACTTGCTAGGGAAGCGAACGTTGCACTGTATAAAGACAGGCGTACTAGCAAAACACCATACTGTATCTCAAGTATTAAAAGAAGTTGCCCCACATGACGGTGGTAACGGTTATGGGTTTATATACTGCAATGATGCGGACGCCGATTTATTACGTGATATGATTCGAGAATTGGCATGATTAGTGTAATCATTGTGTTAACATGTATAGGGTATGCTATGCGTACCCTTTACCCTACGGAGTACCCTTAAATGAAAGTTAACCAAATTGTAAAAGTAAAAGGTCGCTGCAAAGATACTAACGGCAAATGTGGTGTTATTGTAGCCATTGACGGGAGTTATATTTCTGTAGTATCCCCGTATGTTTTTTGTGGTGAGTCTTTTATGTGCTACCCTTGCGAGCTTGAACCTGTAGAATCTAAGCACCTATGTTTTGGTGTTCGCAATGGATTGTTAAGACTTAACCTACCGACACATTATTAGTATGGAATTTGATAACTATGCAACTGCTTTGCTATGGGCTGCTAGAAACGGCAAACCGTTTTATACGGTACGTATGGACTATAATAAAATTTTGGTGATTTTAAAATGCTAGTAGATACAGCTAAACATATTAGAAAACATTTTTTAGCCCAAAACCCAAGAGCTAGATGGATGCAAAGATTTGACGCCGTATATTATATGTTACGTTTTCGCCATACTAGAAGTATGAGAGGGTGGCAAATAATGTGTGAGGTATCCAATAAAAGGTAAAGTATTAAAACTGTTACGGCGTCACGGTACGCCGTTTTGTTTACCCGTTTACCGTACACCA